TCATTCAAGAAGAAGTTCATGTTGAAACGATTGTTGATAGTGTTATTATTCGTATTATTATTGTTGAATATTACTTTGTTAGATTCGTTAGCTAATTCCAACATTTGTTTATGGGTTTCTTCTTGAAATTGGTGTATTTCTTCTTGATGTTTTTCTTGTTGAACGAGTAGCATTTTTTGTAATTCTTTATTTTGAGTAATCATATCAGCAAACATCGATACAATTGACGGTTCTGATTTGTCATTATCATTCTCATTCTCATTCTCATTCTCGTTCTCATTGACATTCTCATTGACATTCTTATTGTCTAAATCTATATAAGTGTGTATATCCATATGTTTTTTTTTATGTCTCCATAAAGAGGTTCGATTTGTAAATAATTTATTACATTGTTCACATGACAATAATAGGGATTTATTTGTTTCACTTGTTACATTTCGATGTTTGCGTGTGGAAAGGTGTTTATTATAATCTTTATTACTACATGTTGAATACTCACATTTTATACAAACATATTTTGATTGGGATTTTTCGGGATTTATTTGTTTCATTATTTATATATATATGTAACAAAAAAATCCCCCTAAATACTTTTTATTAAAAACCGTTTTTTCCCTTATGCTCTCATTTCAAAAATCCGAAAATGGAAATAAGAGCATTATGCTGTGAACCCTTTTTTCACTTTTTTCTTTACGCAAAAGTAAATTGGGAAATAGAAAATGGACATTTTAAAATGTCCATTTTTGATTTGCCGAAAATACTTTGCCCAAAACATTTTTTTTGCATTTTTATCTATATCGGATTTCGGATATGGCTATTCTACTAAATTCTTGTCAATCAGTGTCTCGTGTGCTATTTTGCGAATCATTTTCTTGTATAACCTCTCATTTTCTTCATCTGAACCACCACCCATGCTTTCATTTGTGATGCGCAAACACTCGGCTTCCTCTTTGCTATCATAGACGAGCCATCCGGGATGCGCTTCCCTCCAATCCATCAATCGTTTTACGTTCTTGTGAGATATTAGTTTCAACACCCGTTTCATTTGATATTTTCTCTCGTCGTCCTTTTCCCAAATATCATTTTCTTTGATGTACATTATCTCCCGCTTTATATCGCTACAATGAATCGGGCGTTCATATACATCCATATCTTTGAGCGCATTGATGATAATTCTACTGATTCCATCTGCGTATCCTAGGCGTCCAACGTTGCTCACATCTTCCAAACTCACTTCAATATTATTCAAGAAATCACTGAGGTTCATAGCATCTTTACATTGTTCATTCAAGAAGAAGTTCATGTTGAAACGATTGTTGATAGTGTTATTATTCGTATTGTGATTGTAATTTACTATTTTTGATTCACTCGCTATTTCTAAGATTTTTTGATGCATTTCTTGTTGATGTATTTCTTGTTGTTTCAATAGTAATGTTTGTAGTTCTTGTTGAGCTTGTGTATATTGCTCAACGAGTAGTTGACGCAACTCATTGTTTTCTTTTGTCATTTCTGTGAATATTGTAGTCATGGTTGATTTAGGTATGTGTTGTTCTTGTTCTTGTTCTTTCTCTTTATCAATATATCCTCCGCATTTTTGCTTATGTCTCCATAATGTTGTTCTACTTGTAAATTTTTGACTACATAAATGACATAGATTTGATATTGGCGTTTTTTTTGTTTCATTTGTTTCATTTTGATGTTTACGTGTTATTATATGTCTATCATAATCACATTTTTTACAGCACGTGAACTCACACTTCTTACAATAATATAATTTGGCGTTTTTTGGCGTTTTTTTTTGTTTCATATTCATATAATAATGAAACAAAAAAAACGCCTAAATACTTTTTATTAAAAATCTATTTTTTCCCTTATGCTCTCGTTTCAAAAATCTACAAATGGAAATAAGAGCATTATGCTCTGAACCCTTTTTTTCACTTTTTCTTTACGCAAAAGTAAATTGGGAAATAGAAAATGGACATTTTAAAATGTCCATTTTTGATTTGCTGAAAATACTTTGCCCAAAACCTTTTTTTTGCATTTTTGAAGGTTGATATATCGTCCATCTACATTCAAAAAACAAAAAATACATGATATATCTAACTGGACATATCATGTAGATTGTATTTATGTTTATTTTGTTTTTTTTGCTGTTGTTATGAAGGTATAATTCATTTTGTGTGATGTATTTACAATATTATCTAAGCATTACGTAGTCTTCTTTGTCTCTTACTCCGAAAAGAATTGGGTCATAATCATTTTCATCCTGATAAGCACTCATTGTTATCTGAGTTAGTTCATCAATATCAATTGCTTGTTGACTGTTGAATAATCCAGGGTCGCCTACTTGTTCTAGTAAGATATCCATTAAATAGGTGTCAAATACACTAGGAAAATCAATCACTTGTTCAGAGCAATTTTCTACACCTGGAGAAATAAATCCACGACCGCGTGTACCCTGGTACAAAGTTTGGGAACATTCTGTACAGTATCCAATAAATACACCATTCCAACTTCCGTCTGTTGCGCAATGAACACAATCATTAGGACCAGTTCCATACTCATGGTCAGTTGCCCATTCTACAGGAAATGACCTAGTATATAGAGCATTATCATATGTATAGTATGATTCTACATCGGTTGAATACGGAGGTATCATTCTAACTTCCATATGATTCATATAAGGATCACCGTTTCTCATTCTTGTTACTTATTGTTAGTTATTGTTATAATTTTGTTATAAGAATAAATATATAGGTTTTGACGTCAATTTTTTATATATTAAAATTTATCAGATAAGAATATTTGTATCTATCAATATATCACAATAGTGTATATGTCTATTCGTTCTACAAGTAGAAATAACAGTGAAGATTTTGGAAGCAGGAGTTCAAGTTGCGATAGTGAAATAAATAGTACTTGTATACCTAACAATAATCTTAATTATATTCCTTCAAACTCCATACCAATAAGAAGAGGACGAGAAAAAAATGTATGTAATACCAGATCCAGATCACCTACACCTACAAAGTTTTATTTAATGATAGAGGAAAATAAACAACTAGTTGAAATAGTACAAGAAAAAATAAGGAGAAAAAATAAGGGGAAAAAATAAGAGAAAAACCATAATACATACAAATATTATGATTGTCCAATCTTATCTACATTATCTTGTATCTCTTGAAAGTCTTCTCTACAAGGTTCTTTTAGATTAAGGCGGTTCTGATATAAGAAAATATAGGAAGCAGCTACTTTATAAGACGGTATAATACCGTTATCATAATATAATACTTTCGTCATTTTGCGCAATACATCGTTCGTGAACTTATCCATATCGATATGACTATCTTCATATAAACAATGAATCCCGCTTTTGATATCTTCCCATTTTCGATTATTTATAATATATTCATATAATTCCCACGAGTCCTCAGGAAAGTATCTGTCAAATAATTCTACTATTTTGATTGCTCCAAACATATAATGTTCTATTATACCAAGCAATATTTCCTTCATATTATATTTGTTCATCCATACACACAAACGGTAATCTGGAGCAATGTAATCATATATATTGTTCATGACATTTTCTGGCAATTTATTGATTAATTCTTGTTTCATAATATAGTTGTATGAACAGTTGATTTCTATGATATATATGTACAGAATTGTTTATATTTGTTTTGTAATTAATAATTACACCTTCGGGTATTGGTCGGGTATAAGTTTTGAAATCATATCGTTTAGTTTCGTCGATTCTTTACGTATATCTCGATCAAAATATAATTTATGGAAGTTCAATAGACAAATTGTAATATCATTGAGTGAATTATGCATATCTAAAGGTCTGAATCCAAAGAAGAACTCGCATAATTCAGTTTGCGATGGAGATTTGGTATATTCTTTACCCGACTTATTAATTGCCTTTATTTTACATGTGGTACGACTCTTTTCACAAGTACAATAGTATCGAGACATGTTTCGCATAACTTCGAATGAGTGATGTTTTTTTTTTAGTTCAATTGAGGTATCTCCAGGTAGTCTAAGTATTTCAGCACAGGTCATATTTTTATCAAACTGATAATTATGTGCCACGATGAGGTCGACATCTTCTATATGTGTAATGAACTCTTCTAATACCAATTCGATATCTACACCATTAACCTGCGATATTTCATTAGTGATACCATGAATATTGCTAGTTACTTCAGGAATTATAATCCCAGGTTTCATTTGAATAATATAATCTTTTAGAGTTACAATTTTACTAGGTTTCGAACTGTCATCCTTATCAGTATCATAAATAATATAACTAAATTGGACAATATGTGGCCACATGTGGATGTTATTAGGCATTGGAGGAGTAATCTCTCGTGATGGAAGTCCAGTAGTTTCGGTATCAAATATACATATTCTCATTGTAGAGGATTGTAATGATATTTGTTATATATATAAATATTGTCTATCTAAGTTTAAATAATTATATTACAAGAAAAAAAAATATTTAATCAATTTTATTTTATGTAATGGGACTATGTTCTTATGAATACAATCTACAAATACCGAATGATTTGCGATGCCACTGTGTAATTCCATGTTCTTTGATTCCATCTATATGTTTTTTTGCTCCATACCCTTTGTTTGTATCAATACTATAGTGTTCTGCTAGATAAGGATATTCGGAGCATAAATCGTCAATATATTTATCACGAGTTACCTTTGCCAGGATGGACGCTGCAGCGATAACAGCATATTTATTATCCCCTCCTTCCACGCATATATGATTTAATTGTTCTATTCTCCCTGTAATGGGTGACAATCGAATATATGGATTGAAATAATTCCCATCGACAAGCAGTTTAATCTGGTTGTCTTTGTTATTTTTGTCATCAGTATAAATGATTTTTTTTTCTTTTAGTTGTCGATGTATATCATCAATACATTTATGCATAGAATGTTGTGTTGCTTGTAAAATATTGATATTGTCTACGATTGATTCATCCTCATACTGGACAGTCCATGCTATCGCATGTTCTTTAATATACTCCGCCGATTCGTCAATCTTCTTTTTCGAGTTAAACTTTTTACTGTCTTTCATTAATGAATATTGAAGGTCTTTTGTTTTAGGTAAAACGACCGCTGCAGTATAGACTCTTCCAAAAAGGGGTCCTCTACCAACTTCGTCTATACCAATTTCTAAAATAGTAGAGTCTTCAGAATAATATTTTTCTATAGGTAAAGATAGCTTGCGAGTTTTTTTATTAGATTCTGGAATACATAGGATTTTTTCGTCCATTTGTTCTGTATCGTTAGGATGAATCAACTCTGATGTGTTTATATAATCCGTCATGTGTCTGTGTATATGTGTGTGATATGAATAATGTATATATATTGAATATAATTTATACATAAATCAATTTATATTTTTTTCACATTATAAAATATAATGAAAATAAACAAAACATATTTATTATGTATTCTAATATCCATATTTGTGGGAATAATCATATGTAGTAGTTATTTAGGAAGTGGTAAAGAAGGTTTTACAATCGATGGTTTAGAAGATGATATTGATTCTGATGCGACAGATGTATCCGATGATATTAATAGCACAATAAATAATATTACAGGTGCGCCTCAAACAGGGACAGCACCAGTCCCTACATATAGTACTAATGGAAATACCACATCTACATCTACATCCACATCCGAGTCCGCGTCCAACTCGTCAAATACAGATATAGCAAAATTGATATCTGGAACAAATACATATGATAACTATAATTATTATACTAAATCGTCATCCCCCACAACATATTATGGTCCTAATGGCGCCAATGCGCGTGTAATTAATAAAAATGGAACTTATGCGATTATTGTCACTGATGCGAATGGAAATGTGTCTGATTATACAATTAATTCCTCAGGTAATAAACCTGACCCGAATCCTCCTAATAATTTACCCGATAATTCTATTATCATTATCGATAACAAAGTATTAGAACTGGTATTTGAATGTAATAATAATGGAGCTTCTGCTAAAATATATAAAGGTCCGAAAGGTAATATTACTATTGTAGTGAAATATCCCAACGGTGAAGTAAAAATATTTTCCGAAATAAATATGCAAACACATACAGGAAATATAGAAGAGGCTGGTGTAGCTATCCAGAAATATCAAGATATGAATACTTCACCAAATATGAATACAAATACATCTGGATTATATGATTCTAGCTTACCTCCTGGTGTTTCTAAACGAATGATCCCTCATGGTGAAGATGATAAGTATATATTAAAATCTCAGATTGTTCCTCCTGTATGTCCGGCCTGTCCCACAATCACTGGTTGTCCTAGCAACAAAAATACGTCTCCAGATTCAAACTCTGGTTCTAGTTCTGGTTCTAGTTCTGGTTCTAGTTCTGGTTCTAGTTCTGGTTCTAGTTCTGGTTCTAGTTCTGGTTCTGGTTCTAGTTCTGGTTCTAGTTCTGGAACAGGTTCTGGTCCTACGCCTCAATCTGGAAGTGGATATGACTATCAACCTATTCCAGTATTAAGCGATTTCAGTATGTTCGGACAATAATGAAAAGCCTCATGTATGTTATTGAATATTAGTAATACTCAATAAAATATAAGTGGTGTATGTTCCTAGTTAGAAGAGGTTCTTTTTTTTACACATTTTTCATCCATCTGAAAAGTTTGTCCTTTGGTTTCTTGAGGGACAATTTTAATAATGCATTTTGATTTGTGTCCATAAAGAGGTTCTGTACACCCCATCTCTTTTTTCAATCTGTTTTTTAATGTCTTCTTGCTGAACTTAAATAATTTGTTTTTTGTTTTAATCTCATCATCTGTACATCTCGAACGAAAATGTTCATATCTTTCTCTCACATCACAGTAAGTTAAATTAGATTTTTTATTCAACATTTTGTTTATAAGTTCATGAAGGTTATATATATATCTAGAAAAGGTGTTTCTATTTTTCATACATTTCATTGTCAATGGAAAATGTTTGAAGTTGTTTTTCAAATTAATGCGACAATATTTACAAGGTAAAACATGTTCTAATGATAATACAAACTTACGATACTGGACCTTTTCCTCAGGTGTAGGATGAATAGGATAATTAAAACTCATTGTATGTAGATAGTGCCACATACCTGGACCCCATACAGAAGTTAGCATTCCATCTCCACTAGAATAATCTTTAGAGGAATACACTTTAGGATTTTTCTTTGTTTGTTTTGTTTTCTTCGTTTTCTTCCTATGTTTTGCCGTAGTCGTTTTAATTAGTGGACTATTACGGGCAATACTCATATTATATGTATAATTACTGATATATTGAGATATAAAAAATAATACAAACAAAAATATTATTCGAATGATAATATTACTATCCACCTTTAGAAACTTTGAAGTAATTTATCAATGATAATGGTTGATGTATGGGGTTTGTGTTCCCGTGTATCTCGTAGTTTGATTGTTCCATTTTTGTCATGATATAATTTCGATTTTATGGAACGTATTTGTTGATAATATAACATATCATTTTTATACTCGCAACGTTTCACTTCTTGTAAGTTTCCATCATGATTTCTAAATATCATATTATAAGGGTGAACTTATTGAATACAATAACTATTATATGATAAACTAGAGTTATCTTTATTTCGTTTGAACAATAATATTATTCTAAATAAGTATATATAATTAATGGAATCATCAACATCAGCATCAGCATCAGTATCAGCATCAGGACCAGCACTGAATAGTCCTATTCTCGGAGGAGCAACTGAATCAACATCTATGATGGTGAGAATTATGAATTACAAATGGATCATAATCATAATGGTCGTTATATTAGCATTGTTTTTGCTATGGTATTTTACGTCTGATAAAACTACTACAATAACCAGTTCAGATGAGTATGTTCCAGGAAATTCGACTAACCAAGAACAAAAAGAGGCAGAGCTCATGTTTTTTTATGTTGATTGGTGTCCTCATTGTAAAACAGCTAAACCAGAGTGGGATAAATTAAAAGGCGAGTATGATGGAAAAGATGTAAATGGATATACCCTTATATTTACCGAACTGAATTGTACTGAGGAAAATGCCGAGACCGATAAGTTGTTGAATACATATAATGTAGAAGGATATCCTACGATTAAAATGATTAAGGATGGACAAGTTATAGAGTACGATGCGAAACCGAATTACGACACACTGGTTCAGTTCATCAATAGTGCTGTGTGAAAAGTAAATATGATATAACCTTTGGAAACTAAAAATAAAATTGATAATATGTATTATTATTATCAATTTCTAACATGTAAACAAGAGATACGCAATATACTCAATATACGCAATATGGAGATAAATACACTACAGAATATGTCATATGACATATTAGTTGATACTATTGGAATATGTGTTAGAGACATCAAAGAAGGTAATAAATGTTACTCCGTAATTGATAATGATGGCAATATAACATCGTTAGGAAAATGTATCAACAAAAAAAAAATAGGAGAATCTATATACATGGATGGTTTCAATGCTGGTGTCATCCATATAGAGTTTCAAAATCCCCATCCAAAAATACCCGTATATTATTCGTATGATAGTAGATATCCAGGAGACCGAAAGTTTCCTATCATACTATCATCATATCATATCAAGTAAATCTGGTTTAAGCTCTTTCCATTTACCAAAAGAACTTTTGTTATCACTGATAAACGTACATATATTTTCGTGAAAAATACATACAATATCCTCTTTTTTAATGTATTGGTTCTCAAAGGCATCTACTGTTGTATTAATTCCATCAATAAAAGGTAAAATCTTTTCCTCAAACTTTTTTTTTTCTGCATTGGCAAGAATATCCTTATCATATCCTTGTTTAAGGAAGTCTAATTTCTTGTATAAATTATTAATAAATTTACTAGCACCATGGGGAGGAAACTCAATATATTGTAACTGGTTTTCATAAAATAGTGGTAAATCTTTCTCTAAAGTGCTAGCTAAGGCATCTCGTAATTTTCGTATAGTTTGTATATATATTAACGAAACACCATATCTGTAACTTATTAGTTTATCATTTTCATTTACGTCAGTTACATTCTTTAATAACGTGTCAAAATCGTCATCTCTCATTCCTAATATCCTTTGTCGTTCGTCTTCTATCCTTTGTTCTTCTTCTCTTATCCTTACTTCTTCCCTATCATACGCAGAGGTAGTAGCCTGATTATACATACGGTCGTGCTGTTCTGATGGTATAATTGATCTACCCCCATAAAAATACTTTCTTCTCAAAATCTTATGCTTCAACGAATTATTATGCTTCATTGATTTCTTATGCTTTAATGATTTCTTATGCTTTAATGATTTCTTATGCTTCATTGATTTCTTATGCTTCAACGATTTCTTATGCTTCAACGATTTATTAGGCTTCAACACTTTCTTATGATATTTCATAGTACCCCTTATTTATAATAATAATAGATTATATTTTTTTTCAATAATTTTTTTCATAGACTTCTTCTTGTACTTCTGTGTCCAGTTCTGTATCCACTTCTTCGTCATTATTATATTCATCTCTTCGAGTAATCTTTATGATTTCATTTTTTTTTTCTAAATATTGTTTCGCAGAATCGATACCTTTAAGAAGTAGTTCTTGTCTTACAGAAGACGATGATAAACAAGTTTGTAAAAAAGTAAGTGACATATTGTCTGTTTGATAATTCAATTGATTCGGTATTTGTTTCGGGTAAAAGTCTTTACTGACATTATTTACCATTTTACTGATAATATTTATCAAAAAATCAATTAAGGAAGAGTCCTCAGTGACAATAGAATCTTCTGTATTTTCTCCATAGTAATTACATAATGCAAATATCTCTTCAACATTTTCCGCACGAGCAATACAATAATTCAATGGATCATTACATACAACTCCCCCATCTACATAACATTTATCTTCAACACAAACAGGAGCAAAAATAATAGGAATGGCGCAAGACATTTGTAATGCGGTGATCAATGATAACTCTGGATGCGTTTTATAGGAACAATCCACCACTTCAAACTTATTGGTTTCCAGTGAAAAAATGTGTAGTTCAACAGGGTATTTCTCATAAAAATGTTCCATGGTAATTTCCATAGGAATATCTCTAGAGTTGAAGAAAGGTTTAAAAAATACTTCAATGCTGTTTTTGTCAAACAGTCCTTTTTTAGAAAAGATGTCAAAAATTTGCGTGACATTAATTTGAAATACATCTTGCCATGGTCGTTTTACAATATAGTCATTGATTGCTTGCCAATCATATTTAAGCGCAACCAACACACCAACAATGGCGCCTATAGAAGTCGCATAAATTGATTCAATATTCTCCAGCTGAATATATTGATTCTGTTCAAGGTATTGAATCGCCCCCAATGCTTGTATTCCAACAGGACCTCCGCCAGGAATAACTAGATGTTTAATTGTCATTTTCAATATGAGTATAAAGTAGATAAATGTATATTATAAAGTATTTTTAATAAGTTTTTTTCACATTAGTAACTAATTACCAATAAAGTAAAACTGCTGTAAATGGCAAATATTTTTACCTTAGATAATATTGACGATTTTTCTGAAAGATTAAACATAGATGATTTATATGAAAAAAAACGTGAGCATGATTTAAGACAACTGGACTTATATAATAAGTTATTGAATCGTATTCATGTAAAAATAAAAACAACATCTAGACAAAAGTTGAACGAACAGTTTTGTTCTTTTGTTGTTCCTGAAATCATGATTGGAGTACCCAAATATGACCAAGGAGCTTGTATAGCGTATTTGATGGACAAACTGAAAGAAAATGGGTTTAATGTTCGATATGTTCATCCAAACTTACTTTGGATCGCATGGAATCACTGGGTTCCATCATATGTTCGAAGTGAAATTAAGAAAAAAACGGGTGTGGTTGTAGACGAGTATGGTCAACGAGTTCCTGATAAAAATGAACATATATTAATGCTTGACAATAAGAAGCAAGGTAACAAACAAAGTATGGACCCTTTTGCTATTTCGCGAGGAGAGGATGAGAAGAAACTGAAAGAAACGAAAAAGTTTACACCTGTAGACAAGTATAAACCTGGTGGAAGTCTTGTTTATGACGAAGAACTGTTCAAATCTTTGAAGGACCCTTTTTCTTGAGTGTGTAGATGTGAAAATATATTATGTAATAGACGATGAAGTCTTTTACATAATAAAGGAGAATTAGATAATTACTAGATAAAATTGATTTTTATTATACATAGAATAAGTATCAACAAATAATTATCTAAAATGGGAAATACCTATTCTAGTCGTATAATAAACGAAAATAAGGATTGTGTAATCTGTTGGGAACAAGTAGATAATAACGATTGTACCCAATGTGTCCAATGTATTCAATGTAATATTCAATTACACCCTTATTGCGAAGAAACATATAGAGCCGAAAAAGGATATTGTAAATGCCCTCATTGTCAGGGTATCGGAACACTCTGTATAGGGAGATATTAGATTTTGTGTAAATGGTAATATTACATGTTATGTGTTGTTCCATTTCTATATTTCATTTACGATTTGCTAGTATCAAACGCATGTATAAGTTCATTTTTTTTATTTTCTAGGACAATTACTTGACGCTGTAACGTTTCAAGCATTAAGGATTCATTAATTGCTTCATATATATACATTCCTTCTAAATAATCGTGTTCACATGATTCATGTAATTGTAGAATCGTATCTCTCGTATCTTCTATGAGTTCGTCTAATTGTATCGCTGTTACATCTGTATGAATCGAATATCGCAGTGTAGGGTCTTCGGACTCATGTGGTTCCTGAACCTGGGTTTGTACAAACACTTCATAGATAATATTCATTAAATATTGTTGACGAGTATTTACATTTTGTAACATTTGTTTCAAGTTATTGGCATAGGATATGATTAATTGTTGTCTACACGTAGAATTGTCAATGTGGTCATGGTCATTCCAAGTGATAGGTTGTTGTATATCATCAAGCATGGATTGGTTCCATATCTTTTTCATACCCCCATGTTGATTTAACCGAATATCCTGAAAACGTGTTATTTTGTCAGGTATTTCTTGATTATCTGTAAAATGTATGAAAAATAATTTTAAATCGTCTTTATATTTCTGATTGGCTTGTGGACTCAATCCTAAAAACTTACCAGTATTCAAGTCATACTCGCTATCATAATATAAGTCCATCCATTCTGGCATATATTTATCGCCGTTTTCTATCTGAATTTCACAAAAAGAAGGTTGTTTAAACGAATCGATCATTTCCTCCTCCCCGTCATCGTCCTTGTTTTCTTGTATAGAATCGTCTTGAATATTTTCAGATAACAGCACGCCCTTTTCAACCAAATCATGTATTCTGTTATCACACAAGTTAAGTTTCGAAATATGAAGCTTCGCATTTTCAGGCAACTTGGATTTCGATAAAATATTGGCTCTCATAATTCGCCCATTATTATCAACATATGTATATTCAGGATTAATTGTTGTAATAATAATCGCATATAACTGGGCAATTTTTACATAAAACATAGACAAGTAGATACAAAAGGTGTGTTTGTCATATTTGATCAATGTTGGAGAGTTCATAATATCAGAAGAATAAATAGAAGCGACTAGACTCTGAAGTTCTTGGTCATTTACATGTTTATAGAAGATTTGCGAGAGAACATCTTGTAGTTTTTGGCAGTATTCGCGATTATATAATTGGACATATGAATCAGAATCCATTGTGGTAATATAGTGAGCGACTAGATGATTTATAGTATGTTTTATGGAATGTGATGAATGTTTTTTAGATATTTGTTTTGAATACTTTGAAGAAGATATTGAGTTTCCCATATATCATTAAAAGATAAAATAAAATATGAATATAATTTCAATAGATAGTGAAAATAATAGTTGAATTGAATAAAAAATTGAATTTATTAGTATTTACAATAAATAGGCAACATAAAGAGAATGAACAACGAAACTAAAAGACGAAAGAATAAACCGAGTATAAATAAAGCGGAATTATGGAATCAGTTTGATAATGCAATAACAAATGAAGACAAAACAGGACCTTTAGAATGTATTTATCGTGCAAGTGGAAATCGCGAATATTGTGATCATTGTGAAAACACCTTAGCTTTTTCAGATGAAGGATTCCTCACTTGTACGAACTCTAAATGTGGTATTATTTATAAGGATATGTTAGACAACTCGGCAGAATGGAGATTTTATGGGGCGGATGATAATCATGGAGATGACCCTACACGATGTGGTATGCCGATCAACCCGTTGTTACAAGAATCCTCGTTTGGATGTAAGGTGTTATGTAGTAATAATACATCGTATGAGATGCGAAAAATCAGAAGATATACAGAATGGCAATCTATGCCCTATAAAGAAAAGTCACAATACGACGAGTTTCAACGAATTACGACAATGGCTCAAAATGCGGGAATACCTAAAATGATTATAGATGATGCTGTGCGGTATCACAAAAAGATATCAGACCATGATTTAAGTTTTCGTGGGTTGAACCGTGATGGAATACTTGCAGCATCCATCTATATGTCATGTCGCATAAACAGTAACCCAAGAACTGCGAAGGAAATCGCAAATGTATTTCATTTAGATGTAACAAGCGCAACTCGAGGTTGTAAGAATGCGCAAATGATTGTAAACAGTTTAGAAAAAGATTTAAATAATAATGAAAAAACCTCCTTCTGTCAAGCTACACCCCATTCCTTTATAGAGCGGTACTGTAGTAAATTAAGTATGAATGCAGAACTAACAAAGTTATGTCAGTTCGTGAGTATCAAGATAGAAGCTCAAGGAATGATGTTGGAAAACACCCCGAACTCCATTGCTGCGGGCATTATTTATTTCATAGCACAGGTTTGTTTATTAAACATCACAAAACGAGATGTAAAAAACGTGAGTAATACAAGCGAGGTAACAATCAACAAATGTTATAAAAAAATAGACAAGCTAACTGAACAGTTGATTCCTCCTGCTATTATTAAGAAATATTCGATTGTTGTATCCAATGCCGAAAAAGTATAAAAATAAAATAATATTTCATTTCATAAATAAAATGGATACTCCTACCAAGAGTGGTCTGAAAGATACTAGTTCTGGAAACATTCCTTCTCGTATTTTTATTATACCTTATAGAGATCGCATTCATCAAAAGTTTTTTTTTTCTAAGCATATGACTTTTATTTTAGAGTCAGACAATATTGACTATGAAATATTATTTATACATCAGTGTGATGCGCGACAATTCAACCGAGGTGCTATGAAAAATATAGGGTTTCTTACAGTAAAAGAAAAATATCCTGGCGATTACAAAAATATTACATTAATATTTCACGACATAGACACGTTACCCTTTCATAAAATATTTAATTATATTACAGAACCTGGAATAGTAAAACACTATTATGGATTTACAAATGCGCTTGGTGGTATCGTGGTAATAAATGCTGGAGATTTTGAAAAAATAAACGGGTTTCCAAATTATTGGGGCTGGGGTTTAGAGGATACAATGTTACAAAGGCGTTGCGAGCTTCACGAATTGGAAATAGATCGTTCTACCTTTTATCCACTAGGTAGTCCAGAGATATTACATTTGTTTGACGGAATGAAACGATTAGTATCGCGTGAAGAACCATCGAAAATGTTAAAAGAATCCTTAGATGGGTTAATCACACTGAATAACGTTCAATATACAAGAGATAATGAATCGTTGAACCCTGTAGATAACGAATACACTTGGGATTCTGAAGGGTCCAGTATATATTATATTAATGTAACGCAGTTTAAAACGATGGTGCCTTATGACCAGAATAATTACCATATTTATGATTTGAGAGAATCGACAAATATGATTACAAAGCCTTCCATTAATACAACGTATACTAATCAGAACTCCATTTCTCCTGACGAATGGAAACAAAATATTATTACCAATGAAGATGAATTAAGAAAAAACATCGTAAACATCAATCATTCCCCTCAATTACATCGACGGGAAAGAACTCATAAAGGAATGATAGGATTAGGAGGTATTCAATAAATACTAGTTCTAAATAGTGAAATATGAAAAATAAATACCAAAAACTGAAAAAATAATACAAACATACTCAAATAAAACAAACGATGAAGATCTGGAAAGTGTATATCGTATTTACTCAATATTTCAATACTAAAAAGGTTTATGATAATAGAAATAATTAACATACTCATTGAAGAAACTACAATCAGTAGTTTGTTGAACCCTTTTAGTTTCGTCTTTATAACGAAAGATAACATAAAGAATGAGATAGATATCAACAGTAAAGAATTACGTAAACCGGTATGATATGTATTCACAATTTCAACATAAGTTAATGTTTCTGAATTAGCATTATTATCATCTACACTTTTTTGTGAAGTACTTGTTGATGGTTGTTTAGTTGTATTATTATTCGTAGGTGTGTTATGTATATTATCCATAGTTGTGTTATATAATATAGAGATATTAAAATAAAACAAGAATATTTATTTCTCTCTAATGAGTAATGAATAAAGTCCAAATAGCCGATGAAATTAAAAAGGTTTCAATAGACAAGGTGAAAAAGGAATGGGTTAAAATACAAAGTATGAATATCCATGAGTTATCGGATTTGAATGGACGTAACCGATTAGGATGTGATTTGTTAGATTACTATTTTTTCAAAAATAGATTAGACACTATAGGCAATAAAGGCATTCATTTTTTTGATTTTTTGAGGGATATTGAAAAATACAAGGCAAAAAAATATATCCAAACCTTGCTCACTTTTTGCGAAAAAAACAATCGCTACAAAGATAGTGATATAAGAAAATATTATTACTGTTACGGTTTATGTTTTGGAAGAATAAATGGCTTCAAAATTACAAATGCTTTACAGATATATTACAAGTTCAATCCAACCTCGATTATGGACCCTTTTTGTGGTTTTGGTGGGCGCATGACTGCTGCGATGATAGCCAACATTCATTATATAGGTATAGACCTCAACCCCGATTTGAAAAATGGATATGATGCTTTGCGAAATGATTTTTCAGAGAAACATGAGTCAGATGTTCAGATATTATTTGAAGATTCTGTCAATGTTGATTATAGTCAATACGTGTATGATATGGTATTCACTTCTCCTCCTTATGAAAATATTGAGGTATATAAAAATAGCGAAAAGAAGACATCAATCGAATGGGAAACATTTTATGAGACAATATTCCATAAGTTGTGGAAACATTTACAAAATGGTGGGGTCTACGCTATTAATATAAATGAATCAATCTATACTAAAATATTATTGAAATTATTTGGCGATGCCCATGAAAAAATATTACTGAAAAAATCAAGCAAAAATAATTATAAAGAATATATTTATATCTGGAAAAAAGTATAAATAGTATAGTTTGTATTATCTTATTATACATACTATTCACATCAATATGGATACACCACTTAGTTCACCGCCGTGTTCTCTCGATACCATTTCAGAAATAAAGCATGGATTTTATATCAACTTAGATTCAAGAAAAGATCGGAAACATCATGTTGAGCAACAATTAGCATGTATCAACTTAGATAATGTTGTTTCCCGTTTTTCAGCCGTTAAAATGGCCCAAGGCGCTGTAGGTTGTAGTATGAGTCATCTACGTTGTTTAAAGAAAGCACAGGAGAATGACTGGGAACATGTTGTGATTTGCGAAGACGATATTGAGTTTCAACAACCTGAAGTGTTTATTGAGCAATTTAATGGATTTCTACAATCGAAAGTAGAGTGGGATGTGATATTGTTAGCAGGAAATGTTGCAGCCCCTCCAAGACCAGTAAATAAGTATGTTGTACAGGTTGTAAAATGTCAAACAACCACTGGGTATATCGTTCGTAAATCATATTATCAAACATTGATAGATAATATTAAATGTGGAATAGAAAAATTAATAAAAGAACCCCATCTTCATCAAATATACTCGATTGACAAGTATTGGTTTCAACTTCAAGAAAGGGATAACTGGTTTTTAATTATTCCATTGACAGTAGTACAACGCGAAGATTATAGCAACATAGAAAAAAGATGTACGAATTATAAGAGGGTGATGTTGGATTTAGAGAAACCTTATTTACTATCATAGTCTGTAAATATTTTATCACTTTTTATTGGTAACATATTTTTCTTGAAAAACGGATGTAAATTAAGTCCAATTGCATAGTCTTCCAAATATTCTTTTTCAACCGATTCACGTTTTGTAATCAAATTAGCTACTGCTTCATGCGAAAGCAAATAAAAACGACCCGTACAATAATCAGTTGATTGAACAATCATATCCTGTGGTAATTCAGGATGTAACTTGTAGTATTGTGAGAGATAAGGAATCTCTACTTTAATGTGCTGTCCTCCATAATGAACCTTGGGTTTTTTTGATTCAAGTAAGCCTGAAATGGTTCCAAAAAAACGTGAGTTTGATAATATTTGGTCGTCATCCGTTTTAAAAATATATTGAAATGTATATCGTTCTTGAATGGCTGCGTAAGATGCGACAACCTTTTTGGGTAGAGAAATGTAGTCGTCCATTGTTTTTACCCATAATATTTTCTCCGTTTCATCGAAAGCAAATGGAGTATCTAATGACGGATTACCCAGAACATGATAATACACAATATTGGATGGAATCTCTGGTATCCATGTTTTTTTTTGTCCTAATGCCTTTTCTCTATATTTTTTACAGTTCATAATAAGTAAAACATAGTCGGCATCTATTTTCTCAATATTTCTCTCCATTGTATTCATATATGATATATGTTATCATATCACAAACTATCTAAATCATTCATATCCAAAAATATTATTACTCCACAATATTATGCCAAGTATTAGGACATAGGTCCCTGGTACTATGACTCAACAACTTAGGTCCAAACCATCGTTCGGGATAACACACAATTTTATCCACGCTTGTATTGAAGTATGCGCCCCACCAACTAAAACTACTATTCGCAATAATATGATGCCGACAACAACTCATCATCAACATTTGTTCCCAATCGGAAGCGTCGTCGGACGCTTTTTCAAAAACGCAGGTTGGATATTTATTTTGTAGTAATTTGACTGTTGCTTGAACACTGGTGTTGTCTTCTTTTTGACAAAAATAAAGGAAATGTAGTTTATAATTTTCAGTTAAATCCATCATTTTTTGAATACTTTTGTCGTAATATTCAACCGAAAGAACTGGATGAAACTCGCTTAGAGATAAATAATCGCCTAATCGAAAATGTAAAGAGGTCATATTTCGATAAGAAATGTAATTAGGATACCGTTTAACGAGGTTTTTTTGTTGTTGTTCTAAACGGATGAGACGACATATCATTTCATAATTATTTTCAAAATAACGATAACTCTGATAGTAACCATGTAAATAAATATCTTGCTTTTGATATTTTTGGGGTGGTATTTCATTATAGTGGTAATGTTGTTCACGACGGAACGACATTTTATCAGGAAGACCTTCAGTAGTAAATAGTTGTAATGGTTTAAAAAAAGAATCCCAGTATCCATTGCGATTTCCATAAAAATCTTTTTTTAAAAAAACAAACAGTTCGCCATGTTGTGTAGCATAAGAGATTGTCGCGAATATTTGAAATAGTTGATTCCCTAGACCACCATTTAGATGACAGCTTATCATATTTATTATTCTTATGAATGTATATATTAGTTTTTTTTATACCTATTTTTCAGTTTTTGTCCTTCTTTGTCATTCTTTGTCTCTTTTTTATTTTCTAATGAATATATAACAATTTCGTAATATGAATGATGATAACACTATATTCAAAAGGGTAACATTATTATCTTTTGTAACATGTTTTCTGATAATTGTTCATTATTTACATAAATATTATAATTCAATGCGTATATGTTCATGGAACCTAGAATTCTTTGGTGTAGATAAAGCAAATCATAATACAGATACACACTATCAGAATATCGCATCTTATATCAAGCAAATCAACCCTGACATTTTGTGTTTACAAGAAATCTCTTCCATCCAAGCTATCAAACAATTAGAACAATTATTGCATGATTATGTGCTCCTTATGAATCACATAGAGGTAGAAGATAAACCACAATTCAACGTTTTTCTAGTGAAAAATCATGTGCGTGTAATGGAACATAAAACAATCAATCCAAAAATGGTAGAGATGACTTATTTCGATACTTTTTTATTGCAGCCAGTCACCATTTATAATTGCCATTTACGAAGTGATTTTTCAGGTATTAATATAGTAAAACGTGAACAACAATTACATTTTTTACTACAACAAATAATGAATAAAAATGTTATTATTACTGGTGATTTTAATTGTGAATCAGATAGCAAAGAACTAGAAGAACTCACAAAAAAATCTTTTATCAATGTGTTTGTCGGTAAAAATATGGACGCAATTAATTATAGGTATAGTCATTGGTATGATAAAAATAATTCACAAACAATAGACAATGGAGAGTTGTCTCAAATAGATCATTTTTTCGTTACTCCAACAATGAATAATAAAATCCAAAATGTATATGTAGATAATCAACCATGTACCACTGGATTGAATACAATGAATACAACTATGAATCGTATGAGCGACCATTGTCCAATTATTATGGAAGTTCGTTGAATATAGTTGAATCGAAACATCTTCTTCCATTTTACCATACCATATCCATATCCACACCAAAAAGGTGGTAAAAATAATATAAATATATTATAATTCAATTCTTAATAGTATTAAGAATTGAAGAGAGAGTAGTTGAAGACAATATTATCCTAAAAAAATAAAATAAAAATCATCGGCCATTTCTCCTTTGCTATCTAAAAGTAAAACGGACTAAAAGAAAAATCCGTTTTGAACATTCTTTGGTTTGGGACATGCGGGGTCAAAACTACAAAAAGAGGCTTTTTTATTCAATGCTCTTCGAGCAAACCTACTTTGTCCTCCTACACCTGAACCACCTGATGTATATTTATTATATAATGTGGTTGGAACATTACATGTTACATTTCCACCAGGACCAAACTTTGTGCTTCGACGAGCTCCACCAGGACCTTTGGCTTTATATAAAAATCCATCAGTTCCCATCCAGAAACTTCCTCCGCCCCCGCCCCTGCCCCTATATACTCGTTGTTTTTGTTCTAGTATAATTTCTTCTTCCAAACATCCACTATTAATCAGTTCCATTTTGGAATAGCTGGCAAGTATAATCTCATCGCAATCATATCCACCATCTTTCAGTTGTGTTGCAGTGTATCCCGCATCTTTCAGTTGAGTTGCGGTGTATCCTGCGGCCTTTAATTCACTTGCTGTAATCCCTTGCGTTACATCCATAGATAAATAAAAACCACTTCCCTGATTGTTGCCATTAGATGTAACCACAACTTTGATTTTTCGTGTTGTAGAAGATACATTTATAATCTGATTTCCTATACTTCCAGAATTATATAGCAGGGTTTCAACGGAAGTATTAGGGTCAACACTATATATTATTAGAAAATCAACACCAGCTTGCATATCAATATGTCCAGATAAAGTGAATGTTTTTCCATTTACAGGTATCTCGAAAAATCGACTATAATTTTCGTTTGGTGTGTATGGCTCCAACAATCCTCCATTATCCATGACAATATTATTTGTAACTAATATCTCTTGGGTTTTTCCGTTGTTAATACTATCGATTTCATAGTTGTTAATAGGGATAGGGTTAATAACATATTGGTCAATAATGGATAATGGGTAGGCACCTCCATCTATGATGTTCATGTTCAATGTAGATGTAGAGGTTAATTTTTGATAAGCATTATTAGTTTCAGTATTATCAATTCGTATTTGTCCTGTTATTGCTAGGTCTAATCCTGTTTGTGTCAATGTACTATTGTTAGATAAATTTATTAAAAACTGACTATATGTGTTATAGTTGAAACCAGTATCTAATATCATATTTTGAATAGTTGTAATAGCATCCAGTTTAAAATTACCTATACTCGGTTGATTGAAAGCAAAACATGTAGAAAACATAAAACTCATGCGCGTGACCTTAGAAGTATCCCAACTCCCAATATCTTGATTGAAAGCACTACAGTTACTGAACATAGAACCCATGTCCGTCACCTTAGAAGTATTCCAACTCCCAATATCTTGATTGAAAGTACGACAAAATCTAAACGTTATAAGCATACCCATGACCTTAGAAGTATCCCAACTCCCAATATCTTGATTGAAACTTTCACACGAATAAAACATCGCATACATGTCCGTGTTCTGAGAAGTATCCCAACTCCCAATATCTTGATTGAAAGTACGACAGAAAGTAAACATCAGACCCATGTTCGTCACCTTAGAAGTATCCCAACTCCCAATATCTTGATTGAAAACATAACAATATATAAACATCATATTCATGTTCGTCACCTCAGAAGTATTCCAGCTACTAATATTTCCATTGAATGCATTACAATCATTAAACATATTACTCATGTCCGTCACCTTAGAAGTATCCCAACTCCCAATATCTTGATTGAAATTACTACATCCCGCAAACATATTAATCATGTCCGTCACTTCAGAAGTATACCAACCCCCAATATCTTGATTGAAATTACGACATGACGCAAACATTCTTTGCATGTCCCTAACCTTAGAAGTATCCCAACTCCCAATATCTTGATTGAAAAAACCACAGCTTTGAAACATTCTATTCATGTCCATCACCTCAGAAGTATCCCAACTCCCAATATTTTGGTTAAAAATACTAGCACTAGAAAACATAGTATTCATATCTTTAATATTCTGTGTATTCCATCCATTAATATTATTATCATTGAAAATTATTGCATCGCGAAACATATGAGACATATCCTGAACCGTATTTGGTATATAAGTGGGAACACTTGTTAAAATACTTGCTCCAAAAAATGCTCCCGATAAGTTTGATATGCCTAGTAATCCCCAATTTAATGAAATAGTATCATTGTTCGTGGCGACTGTTGTAAGCCTATTTGCGCCAGTCCAAATATAAAAACCGCCGGTACCAAATTGAGTTACTGATCCAGCAGTTACTGTGATTGATACCGTTCCAGTAAAGGATGATGTGTAGTTATGAGAAAGGGATGTATTTGTGGTTCCGTCACCCCAGTCAACACTTACTACTAGTCCTACACCTGTAATGGGCAATGTGATATTAGTAACACCAGAAAAGGTTAATTCTAATGAAGCAATCACCGACATCTATATATATATATTATATATTATCAAACTAAAATAATATATAATTTGTTATCGCATAATAGATAGATACATATAACAATCAAACTCGCATCATTCTTGCGATAATGTTATTGAAATAGTGTCAATAAACTCCTAAAAGAAAAATAATACCCCCTCCTCTTTCTTAGAAGTCTGATTCAAAATTAAAGATGTTATCGTCCCTTGTTTTTTCTGCTAATGCGTAACTATCAACTCGTTTTTCAAAAAAGTTGGTTTTACTTTCTAATGAAATCAACTCCATAAAATCAAATGGGTTGGTGACATTAAATATCTTGTCTGTTCCCAATTGCAAACATAAACGGTCGGCCACAAATTGAATGTATTGGGTCATTAATGTGGAGTTCATTCCAATCAATCTACAAGGCAATGCCTCGCAAATAAACTCGGTTTCAATGGTTACTGCTTCCTGTATAATAGCATGTACTTTGGACTTGGGTAGTTTCTTCAACAATTTGTTATAAAGTAATACTGCGAACTCGGTATGAAGCGCCTCGTCTCTTGAAATGAGTTCATTTGAAAAGGTAAGTCCAGGAAGAAGACCGCGTTTTTTCAACCAATAAATGCTACAAAATGCTCCAGAAAAAAAGATACCTTCTACACACGCAAATCCCAATAATCTTGTCGCAAAATTAGAACGATTGTCATGGATCCATTTTTGTGCCCAATCGCCCTTTTTTTTAATACAGGGAAAGTTCTCTAAGGCCTTGAATAATTTGTTTTTTTCTTCGGGTTCTTTGATATAACTATCGATCAACAAACTATATGTTTCCGAGTGGATATTTTCCATCGCTATTTGAAAACCATAAAACGCACGCGCCTCTGCTAATTGAACATCGCTCATGAATCGTGTAGCTAAGTTCTCCAATACAATACCATCACTGGCTGCAAAAAACGCCAATATTTGTGATATAAACTGCTTTTCTTCTGGTGCTAGTGTTTGCCAGTCCGCAGTGTCCTTCGACAAATCTATTTCTTCGGCTCGCCAAAAACAATCCACCTGTTTTTTATACATATCCCAGACTTCTTTATCTTTGATGGGAAACATTACAAAGCGGTTATCGTTAGGATTTAGTAGAGGTTCGTTGATAATTTTTACCATCCGTCTATTTCTTAATTATAGATATAGAGAAGATTTTATATTGATTGAAAAATATTATTTACAGCATACATTGAACGAACATGTATCATACACACCATAATGACGTGGCATTTACCATTTTTCTAATAAAACAAGTTTATGGTATATTTTTGTTGAATAAAATATTGATATAAATTATACATTAGACGAATTAATATGAGAGAAATGAATATGTATGAACTAGACATCGGAACAAGAGACCAGTATATTGACCAGATTGAAAAACAAATATGTGCTAAGAGGGAATTACTAATGAATAAACGTAGAACATTACAGGACGCCAATGGGAAAAATAAATATTTGACGGGAGTAAGAAACGATTACTTGAAATACCAGCAATATATTATGGGACAAAGAAAAAAACAAATGGACCAAATGAATATATTAAGCAAACATATTGATGATATTATTGACAAAAATAAGTTGACAGATAAAGACCTGGCTGATGCAAGAAGGGAACAAGATATTGTATTGAAAGAAATAGAAGGGATAAAAGGAGGTGTAGATGAACTAATATCAGAATGAAAAATAAAAAGATAAAATGTTAAGTATATATATATATTAATAATATGGCTGCAGGAGGCGAATTATCATTTGATTCTGTTAGTACACAATTAGATGGATTGAATGAAAAGATTAAAACAAAACTTCAGAATAATACCGATTATATAGATATGTTAAAGAGTGAATCAAAAAAATATAGAGCTCAATCAAATGAACTTGATCAAAGGATACAAACCGCGGACGAACAGCACAAAAAAACTAACGATGAACTCAACAATGCTAAGGAGGCCCTACAAATGAATAGGGAGGATAGTAAAATACCAGAGTTACAACGTCAAATAGAAGAATTAGTCCAAGTAAATGTTGATAAAACAACTATAATAGATAATTTAGTAAATGAACAGGAGCAGGTTAATGAGAAGATGAATAAAACAACCCAAAAATTACAGGAATATACTGCGAAAATAAATGAAGCATCTATTTTAATCGATAAGTTTCATCCTAATAATTCAACTAGAGGTGGACGCAAACATCACAAATCGCGTAAAAGTAGTAAAGGTAGAGGCAAAGGTAGAGGAAAAAAAATAACACGCAAATACAAGAAACAATATGGAGGTTTCGGTGCTGAATATCGTGAAAGAAATAAAGAGTTTTTGAAGAAAAGACTTACATCACTAAGGAGTTCATCTTCACGATCATCATCACGTTCATCTTCTACTAAGAAGAAACTTCGTAAAGGTAAAAAGAATAAAAGAGAATAAACAATTTCTACTTTTAATTCATTCTGGAATTACCAGAACATTCCTTTTACTTCCGGCCAGTGTCTGTATTGTTCTGGCCATTTGCCAGTAGTAGTTCGTATATGTATATTGTTAATATGTTTTCGCATCGTGAGTATTTGCTTGCGTTGTGCCACTAGTTTTTTCCAACATCGTTGTATACATCGTATCCAAAAGGTTTTTAAAATAGCGACACTCTCACAACCTTTAGGCAAAGAAATCACAGTAGCAATTTCGGGTTTGAAATATGTTTTATTAGAAATAATATATTTATAGTTTCTAATAAAATCATGGGTCAGTATAGGTGGTCTGTCCCTACAACCATTGAAGTAAACATCTTTTATATAATTTTTTTGTTGTTTTTTTGTAAATGTATTGAATATCTTTAGGACCTCCTGGGAAGAATGAATGGTCAAATTATCATTCTCATTCTCATTCTCATCATCACTATCACTCTCACTCTCACTCTCACTCTCTAACTCATCTTGGATAGCGTTGTCATAATGATGCTGGTCATAATTATGATTGATATATTCTTTACGAAATACATAATGACATAAATAATGTTCTTTAATATCTGGCGAGCTAACACCCTCTATAAAACCATGTAAATGTTTATTATGAAGTTCGCATAATACAATTGTGGTTAGAGGTTGATGAACAAATTGAGGAGTAGAATCCATTCTGGTTGTGGTGTCATATGGTTGATAGTTCCAGTATGTTGATAATAATATAGATATTTGATATCTATATATATATTTTCAATTTTATTTAGGGTTTCAATAGGTATTTTATATTCCACAATTAATATTTTTATATGCTTTATATATAATAATGGCGAGCTTTAAACTGCCTAGTAGCATAACAAAAATGAGCAGTGGAAAAGTTGGAAAGACTATAAAAAAAGTTGTAGAGAATCAATATGTATTATATTTCGTTTTTTTCTTGGCATTTACCAATCTTTTAGGGTATTTGATGATGAGTGATTTTCGCGCAATTACCGTATTCATTCTAATTGGTTACATTGTACATCAATACACAAAGAATATGATAATTGTTTTAGCAGTTCCATTGATTCTTACTAGCATGCTTTTAGTAGGTCGTCGCGTGAAAGAAGGACTTGAAAACAAGAAACCCGCAGAAGAAAATGATAAAGAAGTCGACGAGTTAGTAAAACAATCGATGAAATTAAAAAAAGAAGCCAAGGTTGACGATATGGTAGCTAAAAAACTAGAAGAGTCGAAGGATTCAAAGGAGACAGATGATAAGGGAGACAATGTAGAGCCTACAGGCAAAGAGGGAAAGAAACCAGAAGAGTTTACTGGATACAAAAAGAACAGAAATAGAATCGATTATGCTGCCACAGTAGAAGATGCTTACAATGATTTGAATAATATTTTAGGAAGTGATGGTATCAAAAACTTGACACAGGATACACAAAAGTTAATGGGACAACAATTAGAGTTGGCTGACGCAATGAAAAATATGACCCCCTTGTTAGACCAAGCCAAGTCTATGTTACAAGGGTTTGATATGAAGAGTTTAGGAAACTTGTCTTCTTTCGCTCAACAATTCGGTGCTGGCGGTGATGACCAATAAAACAAGGAATAAGTATTTGTGATATATTGGTATTGGTAACAACATGTAATAATACGTTCGTAATATGAAAATATATTCATATATTTTTTTGATATATTTATACTCATAGTATATATATATAAAGCCTATTTACTCGTAAATGCCAAACTTTCCAAAGAAAAAATGTCCTCCTGGAGTGATTTGTGTAGAAAATATGACTCTATTTATCATTTTCCTGGTCGTTTGTATTGCCGCGTATTTATTCTATAACATGAGTCTTCGGGTCCCTAGTAAACGTAAAGGAAATAGTGATTCAGGAAGTTTCCATCAACAAATCAACATTGAAGAATCAAATCAGAGAGAAAACACTCCTTGGTACAACTTTTTCACACGTCCAAATTATGGATATACTAATGTTCCTGGAGACGTTCTGATGAACCCTTACGCTGCTCCATTAAAAGATGATCGATATTTCGTTCCAGAAGTATCACGTATTCCGCCAGGAAGCATGCCTATTAATGTGTCTACCAATGTGGGTGCGGTAGACACAAGTTATAGACAGCTTGGATTACTCACACCTTTGTCCGGTGGTGACGGAAAAATATTACCCTTGATGGGACGACCACTTTTTGTAAATCGTAATAAATATCAATATTACACGATGAGTGACCAAAATAATAGTGTGAAGTTACCTGTGGTCCGAAATGGTAAAAGTTGTACCAATGAATATGGGTGTGATGAGATATATAATGGCGATTCTGTCTATGTTCAAGGTTACAACAAAGCATATAAGGTAACCATGTATGATAATGATACGATAAAATATCTTCCTTACTTATAACAATTCTGTATCTTTTGATTTTTTTTTGATATTTATCAGGATATTATATAATAAAAATAGTAATAAATATAAACAAACTACCAAATAACATCTATGGAAAGTGGAATAGAAATATTGATAATTCTATGTTCCGTTAAATTGTTACTTACTATTACTTCGTATAGTATATTACATTTCTATTTTGTATGAATCGACCCTTCACTAGCTAGTTCTATGTCCATCATAGTCTATATATTCACTATTTTAATCAACCATTAAAATAGTGCGGATTCCATTAATACTTTACTTCTCTAAATCACTACTAGCCCCGTTTTCTACTATTATGTTTAGATTTATGACGTCTATTGTGTTTCGTTTTGCTTCCACCTGTTTTATTAGCAATTTCAAGAGCTTTTGCTATTTGGGATAAGCTGCGTAATCCCGTATCATAAATCATGCGGTCCTTTTCATTCAAATCTTGGGGAGTACATTGTTTTTCTTTGGGTTCAGGTTTATTAGGTTTATCATCTGTAGTTTTAGTAGTGTTACCCACGGTAGTTTTATTAGGGTTATCCTCGGTAGTTTTATTAGGGTTATCCACGGTAGTTTTAGCAGTGTTATCATTATTATTAGCAGAGTCGATACCATTTTCAGTATTAGTTTGTGTAGAGGGTGATGGTGTATTATTGAACGCACCTTGTGGAACAGCATTCGCATCAGGAACAGGAACAGCATTCGCATCAGGAACAGGAACAGCATTCGGTTCAGGAACAGCATTCGGAACAGGAACAGCACTCGCATCACTTGTTGTTGCCTTTTTACCCGATGTCAATAGTTGTTCATTAAAAGTACCTAGTTTATTACGATATTCATTCAATGTTTTCTCGGAAGTGATCGCATCATTTTGTTTGCCTTTGTCAGAACCATTTTTTAATGCGTCTAATACTCCTTCAGGAAACTCCTTAATATATTTACCGGCTTGTTCAGTTAAATATTTCAACATTTTCGTATTATTTTTATTTTTTTCAGCATCAGTGATATATTTACCAATCAATGTAATATAAGTAGAAATTGTATCTTGTTTATGTTCTTTTCCATCACCAACAATACCTTTTAATAATGTAGTCATAGATGTGTTTATTTTTTGTTGTGTCTCTGTTATGATCTTTTCATCTACATCAGCTATTTTATATATGCTTGATAAATTAGTATTGAAATTACCCAATAATGAAGGAACAATTGCTTTAAAAGCATCCATATGTGCTCCATGAGGTTTCATTCTGGCACTCTGTGCATTGGTAACTTCCTTTTGTATAGCAGTTACGGAGTTATTTAATGTTGTGATTGTATCTTTTTTTATTTTATCGGCGGCATCTTTGTCTGCCTTTATTTTCGCATCGGCAGCATCTTTGTCTGCCTTTGTTTTTGCATCGGCAGCATCTTTGTCAGCTTTTGTTTTCGCATCGACAGCATCTTTGTCAGCTTTTGTTTTCGCATCGGCGACATCTTTGACTGCCTTTGATTTCACCTCAAGCATATTTGTGACCTTGCTTATATTTGTTTTCATTGTTGCTATATCGTCAGCATATGTTGTAGCGTTCGGTTTGAACTTAGGGTTTGTCATAAGTTTATTATTAATAGGTGTAATTTGATTCAAATATTTGTTAGCTTGTTCTATATTCATTGTGACATTTTGTTTTGTAGCATCATTTACTGGTGTGCCGGAATTAACAGTATCATTAAAACCATCTAGTTGTTTGGTAGCATACTCTATATATTTATTAATAACTTCTTTAAAAGCAGATAGGGTGGCTGTAACCTCGGTTTGATTTGACACTTTTTTAGCATAAGCATTCATAAGTGTATTCATTCCATCATTAACAACTGTTCTACTATTTCCAATTATTTTGGAAGGTGTTTTATTACTGAGATTACTGAAAACCTTACGTATTTGTTCTTGAAAATTATCTAAAAAAGGAGTACCCTGTTGACCAGTTGTATCTAGTAGGTTTGATAATTCTGTTTTTAAAAGTTTTATATCAGTTCCGAACGTCCCTTTAGTAGCATTAGTGATGGATAATTGTATTTTTTGAACTAAACCGATTATATCTTTGTCTGTGCTAGTATTCGCAGCACCACCTTTATATTTGTATTTCTTCAAGGTGGCATTATGTAAATTATGTACTTTATGTTTTCGCGCTGTTTTTTTCATTTTTCCTACATGTTTTCTTTTAGGATGGTGACGTCCCTTTTTCTTAGATTGATGTGTTTGTTTACGAAATTTATATATTTTTCCTCTGCTTAATTTCATAATTATTATATATAAATAAACGAAGATATTTATTTGTTTAATTATATTAATGAGTTCATCAAATACAATAACCCCAAATATAATTTCTACTGCCACTTATAATAAATGTGTTGATAAATGTGATTTACAAGTAGATTTTTCCGAGCAAGTCCCGACTATAGAAAATATTGGTTCCGCATTAAACATAAAGCGCACAACAGAAACAGACTATACCAAATATGCTGGTAATGATGTAAAAACTCAAAAAGTTCAGGTTCTATATCCTTGTCCTATTCAATATAATACAATTACTCCTGCAGCGGCTATACAAATTACATTTGAACCAATTACTAGTGGAACGCCAATGGTCCTAATCATTCCGGTTTCAACAACTGGTTCAAATACAGCGGGTGGTGATATATTATCCAGCATCATAGATTCTGCTTCTTCAACCGCAAATTCGTCTGGTATGAGTACCAGTGCGGGTATACCATTATTCACATTAAATAAGTTGATACCTACTGGTTCAACCTATATGTTTTCAATGAACTCATCCAGTGGAAGTAATGTGAATTATTTATGTGGGGCAAATACAAGTGCTATTGCAATATCAACAGGAAATTTGGCAAAACTAAAACAAATCATTCCTACGGCGACAAGTAAGATGAATGTACCTAGTACTATTTCAATATTCAAGAATGAAAACGGAATAGTAGTAGGACCACCAACAAGTGGAGACAATATTTATATTGATTGTCAGCCAGTGGGATCATCTGAACAAGAGGTAGGTGTAGGAGTTTCTAAAAACATTGATCAAGATTTAGGAAGATTATTTGAGAATCCGATTTTTTTGGGAATATTAGGAGGCATTGTAGGGATTGTTTTGATTTATGTGTTATATACTAAATTTGCTAAAAATAAGGGTGGTCCAGGAGAAAAATAAATGGTTGTCTCTGACTCCTCTTAATAAGTTAGGAATCTAGTTTATATGATATAGATTATAGTTTATATTTTTTATAAGTTAACATTGATACTTTATAAAAAACGAGAAATACTTTACACAACTCCTTTATAATCAATAGGAGCAGCATCATATAAATCATCTAGAACGGGGGAAAATGAACCTTGGGATCCTCCGGGACTCACCTTAGGTGGAGCCATTTTCGAGACAACTTCTTGTTCAAGAGTGTAAGGGAATTGGTTCATTGCTGTTAAATTATTCTTTTTATCTTTTTCACTAGGTACATATTTTTGTAGAGCATCAGAACCAGTAGAAATAGAACTACGACGAATCAACTCAAAGGCTACAATACATCCCAGAACACCTACGATAGGATTGGAGTAAGAAAATACTAGAATAGCAATTAAGGCTACAATTATTTTGCCATACACATTATCTATCATTTCGGCAATCATGTCAGGCATTTTGTATCCCATGATTAAGTAAATAAGGAATACGATTGTAAGCACCAACTGAGAAGTACTTTCTTTTTTTGTTAGTTCTGAAAAAGGATTCATGTATATCATAATATAAGATTTTTATTATTGTGAAGTTGATATAAATATATACTGGATAAAAATGGCAGACAGAGGTCACTAAATAATTCAGTATTTACTAAAGAATGTTTTGAAATATACATAAAGTCAATGGTACAATGTAGAGTATATTATAGTTATACCTATTTATACTCGTATACCCAACATGATGAATACATATTTAGGACAAAAAGGTTATACAATTATGAAAAAAGAATTAGAAAACCATGAAATAGAGAAACTAAAGAAGGATTTATTGGCAAAACCACATACACCTGGTATGAATCAGTATGGAAACACTCAAACTCCAGGGTTTCCTGTATATCGCGAATCATCGAGCAAGTTGTACGTACCTCGGTATTATGGAATAGAACATTTTGGTCCTGCTAAAGAAAGTCGCATATATGAAGGAGATGATGTTTCGCTTAGTTTTAAGGGTGACCTGCGCGATAGTCAAAAACCTGTTGTAGAACAATATATGAATACAGTGAATCCATCGAATACTCATAATAGTTCATATGGTGGCTCAGGATTACTGGAGTTACCATGTGGCTTTGGTAAAACAGCACTGGGATTACATATTTGTTCTTTATTGAAAAAGAAAACTCTTGTCATTGTCCACAAGGAGTTTTTGATGAATCAATGGATTGAACGTATAGAACAATTTTTACCAGATGCGCGAGTCGGTAAAATACAGGGAAAAGTTATTGATATTGAAAACAAGGATATAGTATTGGGTATGCTTCAATCTCTTTCTATGAAAGAATATCCAGAGTCTACCTTTCGAAGTTTTGGATTTGTCATCATAGACGAGGTTCATCATATTTCAAGCGAAGTTTTTTCCTGCGCGTTATTCAAAATTGTGACCAAATATATGCTAGGCTTGTCCGCCACGATGAATCGTAAAGACGGGACCACAAAAGTATTCAAAATGTTTTTAGGTGACGTTGTTTATAAAGGAACACGTGATGAAGAACATGATGTTCAAGTACGAGGCATCGAATATTTGTCTAAAGATGAAGACTTCAAAGAAGTGAAACATGATTTTCGCGGAAATGTTCAGTATAGCACCATGATATCGAAATTATGTAGTTATAATCGTCGTTCAGAGTTTATTCTGCGTGTATTGACAGATATGTTGAATGAAAATCCTGAACAACAAATTATGATATTGGCACACAATAAGAATGTTCTTACATATCTACACGATGCAATTAAAAATCGTGAGATTGCTACGGTGGGATATTATGTCGGTGGAATGAAAGAAAAAGCATTGAAAGAGAGTGAGCACCAAAAAGTGATTATTGCTACATATAGCATGGCAGCTGAAGCGTTGGATATAAAAACACTGACAACTCTGATAATGGCTACACCTAAAACAGACATAGAGCAGGCAGTTGGACGTATCTTGCGTGAAAAACATAGCAAACCCGTTGTAGTAGATATTATAGATGAACATCAACCTTTTCGTAATCAATGGGCGAAACGTAAGTCATTTTATAAAAAACATAATTATAAAATAATTCATTGTACGAGTGAGAACTATGACCCTGACATTCGATTTTGGAACCATATATCCTTTACAAAAACAAAAATAACATCCAAAATAACCGCTTCTCATACTCATAACAATACTAACACAAAACGAACAAGCTCGGGTCAATGTAAATCGCGTGTGACTCCTATGAAGTCAAAAGTATTGGAAGATATTTCTGAATTATATTCTCCAGACGATATATTGATGGAGAAATGTCTTATTAAATTACCTAAAAAAGATTCTAAATCATAGAAAATAGTTCGAGTTAATTTAATAGACAATTATTTGTTACTTGGAAAGGAACAGGATTGGCTAAAGCGGAACTGGAAGGTGCTAATTCACCACCAGTAGAATAAGAAGGAGTATAAGGAACATTGCTCATATATTGATGATATCCGCCACGTTGTTTATGACGACGAGTGCGTTTTTTATGTGTTTTATTATGTTTTTTCTTGTCACTGGTTTTCTTTTTTGCGCTCCTATGATTCTTACGGTTTTTCTTGGACAATAAAGAGATGAGTTTTCTCTTGGCGTTGGACAGTTTTCGTTTCAACTGCTTAGGAGTTTTTGTTTTTCCCATTCTATATTTACTAGAGATTTTTTTCATTTTTTTTTTCATGCCACCCATCATAATTTTCGAGGCAGCAGCAGCATCAATATTACTAGAAATGCCATGGCATCCAAACTGACTACTGGTATCTTTACTTCCGAACATACTAGGGTCGTGACTATTGTCACTATTTACATAAGCATTATTGATGGGAATGTTGGCAGCAATTTCTTCATAATTAGCTGAACCTGGTTGTGATGAAAAACTCATATTACTTAATTAATATATAATTACGTAATATTATTTATTATCTGAATATTTATAAATATGGGTCGACTCATTAAACGCATGAAGCCAAAACTGAATAATAATTATAATGATGATGGTAATACAGGCAACTCTTTTTTTGTAACAATATATGCGTCTCGTGGTGCGACTTTTGTTGGCGTCCATTTTTTGTGCTTAAAATGATAAACGCAACTCATCTTGTATGATTTTTCTAAAAATACAAACTTGTCTTGACGATCATCCTCGAACTCTTCTTCATCATCACTTTCTTCTAAAGCATCCAAACATTGATTTTCTTTTATATTTCTAAAAAGGCGATTCATTAAAACGCTTGTTTTGTAATCAGGAATACATGCAACGGCATAGAAATTATCTTTATTGGTCGAGGTCGGGTCGTAATAATGTAAATGGTAAATATCATTTTGAATATCAGGGGTGATTCTGAATACCATTTCTTTCTTTAATTGTTCATTCATTGTTGTTGAATGCTGATTATTGTTGTTATGAGAATCATTTTGGTAATGTTGTATTGACCCATTGTATTTCATATTAACAATGTTATTGTCTGGGCGTCGGGTGGTATATCTGAATTGTATATATTCAACTGGATAAGGTATCGTTTTCACACTTTGTATCAAAGTTTGAAAATCAGTATGTATTATTGACATTCCAACTACTACATTGTTTTTAAAATAAGAAACCTGTTTGATATGATAATGAAACATGTTCTCTAAAATAGAATAGCGTTCAACCATGCTTACATTGTTTCTTCGTAGGTCGGTTCCCTTATAATATAATACGTCTTGTGTGGAGAAATATGTTGTATAATTATGTACAAATAATGTGCCGTATATGATTGTTCCGTAGGATAATTCGGAATCAAAACAGACATAATAATGACTTTTGATTCGCACGATCTTATTGTGGTCGTTCAGTTCCATAAAAAAACATACGTTTTGAGAATGATGTGTAGTAAACCATAAAAAATGTCTAACCCCTTTTGGAATAATTGAAACAAACTGGGAATTATAAACCTTCTTATGGACAATTGCTTCATAAGAAAGTTCTACTTTGGGAAATACAGATAATAATTCTTCTCGTTCAACATTATTTAGTCTCATATTAGTAACAATATATATTGTATTATATCATATATATTACTCTTTAATATCATTATGAATATCATTATGGTCAAAATGACGAATATTGAAGTTCATTATTATGTATATTACTATTAGATGTAATTGTATTTGTTTCGGGAATGATATCAGATTCAGAGGCGTTCGTATGATTGCTCATATGTTTTAAATAGCTTTTCAGTTCATTTTTCATATGTTCGTTATTAGGTTTCATATTAGTGGTGGGTGTATTTTCTTTGTTAATAATTCCAGGTTCTAAACTAGGAATTAAATTATTTATATTAGTCGTTCCGTTATCATTACTATCATGATAACCCTGATTATTACTGATATTATTCATATTATTTATATTATTCATATTATTTAGTTCATTCCTATTCTGACCACCATTTATAATTTTATACATGTTGTCGTATTTTTCAACAGGAACATTGACTAAATCTTTTATCTTAGGAACCGTAAGTGTTGTTTTAAAAAAGAAAAATAAATAGTGAACTACATATATAAAAATAATAGATGTAATTACAACTTTTATGGACCATAATATCATTGAGTATATATATATTTTGTATATTAGTATATTAACGATATGAACATATTAAGTTCTTTTTTCAGTAAAATATTATCCATAATTTGTGGGTCCTTTGTGGAAAAATAACATTCTAAAGGAACAAAATTATGATATTTACTGTGAATCATTTGTGTGGTTGTATTTAACGTGATTTTGTCACGTTTATAAGTTCCTTCAATGACAAAATAAACCTGCGACTTTTCTCCTATACAATAACAAAATGATACAGAATCCACCCAATCGTGGTCGGATGGTATTTGTGAATATACTTCTTTTTTTTCATAAAAACTACTATCAACTATGGCGTTGTAATTATCTTTATTATAAATAAAAGGCTCTTTATCACAAGGGGTGAGTTTAAAAATTTGGTCGCTATCATAGTAATAAATACCGTCATCCGAATATAAAAACCGATTTTTTATGGTTTTTTTATAATGAACCTCAAGTGTTTCTAATAGATTTTTATTTATGTTTCTAATAGGGAAATCCTGTAAATATATTGTAGTTTGATTAAATAATTCAGATAATGGTTGTTCTATAGAGGTTTTCTTCATTGTTATTAAATATACTGTGAAACTATTTAAACCTATTCATTAATCTATAATCAATATGTCAAATCAACTCAAGATTATAATTGTAGAAAAGTTAGGTTCTTTAAAATCTTTACAGGTGAAAGATTACAAACAGGAAGAACTGTATAAAAAGTGTGGTTTTAAAAAGGAAGATGGATTTGAAGAACGAGTAGAGTGGGGTGTGAAACTCCTGAAACAAAAATATATTGTAAAGGTTTATGCTAAGGTAGATGGAAAGTCGATGTCAGAAAATAAATATGATTTCCCGCCTCCTATTGATACCACGTTGTTTTTTGGAAATTGTGCGATAGTCTTATTTGAAAAAGAAGGAAAAAATAATTTGACACCAGTAGATATTACAATTGAGAATTGGAATAAAATATACGAAGATTTATTTGGAGGCTTTGAGGATTTAACTGCTAGTGCATTGGAAGATGAAATGGAAGAAGATGAGTTAGAAAATATTCCTGCAAAATATAAAACCAAGGCAGGATACTTGAAGGATGGATTTGTAGTAGATAGTGAAAGTAGTGACGAATTAATAAGTGATAAGGATACTGAAGGTTCATATGAAGATGATGAAGATGATACGTTGATACTAGAAGATGATATACAATTAGAAAATATCGGTTCCGAACTGAGTGAAGATGAGTTTTTGGACGAGGACGAGGACGATGATGAGGACGATGATGAGGACGATGATGAGGACGATGATGAGGACGAGAATGAATAAGGTTCAACCTCTGATATTGAATAAAAATTGATTATTACTTAAATATTTTTCATTGTATTATTATAATTATATTAGATTTATAATAATGCGAAAAGTTGATAATCCTACCACATTTAGGGATAATATACGAACAGAATTAAACGCCTTATTAAAAAATACAAATCAATCAATGAATCTAGAAATAGGTGTCTATAATTATGCGTTGAAAGAAGCGTATCAAAGAAAGGTAGTAAAAAAGTGGGACAATCCACATTTTGTTCAATTATATGTTGACCGGTTGCGTACAATATTTATTAATTTAAAAAATCCCGAATTATACAATCATATCAAGAATAAATCGATAACCACCAAAGCATTAGCTTTTATGACACATCAAGAAATGAAACCCGAAAAATGGGATGTTTTGATACAAAATAAAATCGAGCGTGATAATGCGAAATATAACACAGAAATAGAAGCAGCGACAGATACATTCACATGTAGAAAATGTAAACTAAAGAAATGTACATATTACCAAATGCAAACTCGTTCTGCGGATGAACCAATGACAACGTTTGTCAGTTGTATTAATTGTGGAAACCGTTGGAAGTGTTAAACTATTTACATAGTTATTATTTCAATAAAAAAATATGTAATCATTGTTAATGAATATGATGAATGAAATAATTACACCTTTTCTCATTTCAAACGCCCATTTTGAAATGATATTTATAAATAATTCTTCTTAATTTTCCGTGTTTTATTTTTCGCTACATATTTTTCTGGTCTTTCATAAGCACCCTTAAAAATATTTCTATATTTTTCTTTAGGTATTTTGCTTATTACATTTTCAATATTCTCCTTTAATTTTATATGAGTTAAACCATCTAATTTTTGTAATCGTGATTTCAACATACTAAAATAATTTTCTATAGAATTGGTAAAATGTTGATATGGAACAGCATATAATATATTGTTATGTTTATTAACTAATTCTTTTATTCTTTCGTTTCTATGACTACTCGCATTATCTAATATAATTAATTTATTTCTTAATTTACTTGTAATATTTTTTTTTAAAAATTCAATTAACCTATCTGTATTTATTCCACCTTTTTCATATAAATCCCATTCTATCACGCCATCAACTGAAATAGCAAATATTCCTGTATATTTTTTGAATACTTCTTGTGATTGTGTTTTTATTACACATCGTTTTCCTTTTTCACTATAACAATGATGTCTTTTTTGTAAAGATTTTATACTTGTTTCATCAATACAAATAATATCTTCTATTTTATACTTCTTTATTTCTTCATAAATTTTCTTTATATTTGCGTTTATATCAATATCCTTACCAAATCGTTTAACTGGTTCGTGTCGTATTCTTGTAATTTTTAATGTAATATTATTATCTTTTATAATTCGGTTAATGTGTGATTTATTCAAATCTACATGAGGATATTTATTTTTCAATAAATATAATAAATCTTCAATAGTAATAGTTTTATTTTTCTTTAATTCTTGTAATAAGAAATCAACATATTCCTTCTTTACCTTATATGCTACTGATTTCCTATAATGAATATCAACATTACCATCTTTTTTATATCTTTCAACCCATCGCATTAGACTTCTACGAGAACATTTAAATATTTTACATACTTCTTCTTGTGTTTTATCTTCAACTAAATAATATTGTACCGCAGTTAATTTATAATCATAGCTTTTACGAGACATTATTTATATTATAATAATATTAAAATTAATATAAATAGGCACATATTTTCAAGGCATTTTTTATTTTATGAATAAAATTGATTTAAAGATTTGCCTTTATTATATATATAAATGATACAAATGACATATCTACAAGATAAAATAAATACGTTTTTCAAAAAAAGAAATGGAATATTTAAAAAACCGCTTGAAAAAATTATAAATATTATGTTAAATAAGTGTAAATATATAAATGGAGAAAGTTTAGAGAGACATAATTGGGGAAAAAATCCAATTAAATTAAAACATATACCAAAAAACATTAATTTACCTTCATTTGAAGAAGATTTATTAAATTCACTAAATTTAGAAGATAATGAAAAATCAATAGTAGAATTATTATGGGGAGACATACAGCTTGGAAAAAGAGTTCAAGCATGTATAATTATGTGGATTTCGGTTCATATACTAAAAAGACCAGTTTTATACATTTTTAGAAATTTAACAATAGACCAAAAACAATTACAAGATGATATAATTGGAACAGAAAATTACAATTTTAATATTCAATTTATAAAAACATTATTTCAAGAATTTAATAATGAACTTCAAGAATATTTTGAGGAAACAAATGTTGAATATTGGAAAGATTATAAACTTCCAGAACTAAAAGATATAAATAGTAATGATATTATTAATAAATTAAGTAATAAAGAAGCAATCAATTCTAATGATATATTTTGTTGTTTAATGAACCATACTCAGTTAGCAAAACTAAATACGAAATTTAGTGAGTATATATATTATAATGATGAACTTGTTAATATAACTACATTAGTTGATGAAAGTGATTTAATGAGCCCTACATCTTCAAATGATAGAAGTAATGATAATGATAAAAAGGATTCTACCGCATGTGAAATATTGCTTGCCAAAATATATAAAAAAGTAAAATATGCACTACATATTACAGGCACGGCACACTCATTGTTATATAATATAACAACCAGATTAAGCGACCATACTGATATACAAATTAAAATATCAAAGGTTCATAAAATGAAAAGGTCAAATGATTATTTTGGATTATTTAATGGGTCTATAAATTTTAACACTACACTTGTTGAATCATGGTGGGATTATCAAGATATAGAAAATCACAAAAAAAAAACATGTTATAATATTGTTGAAGATTATAATATAAATATAAAAAAAATAATAGAAGAAATACTAAAAAGACCTACAAGTAAATACAATTCGTTATTGATAAGTGAAGAAAAAATAAGAGCTAATCAATTTTGTTTAGTAGATAAAATAATTAAAGATTATCCCAATCTATTTATCATAATATATCATGGAAATTGTTTAAGATTATATGTTTCAAAAAATTATGAAAAAGAAATTAAATGTTGGTCTAAATGGGACTCAAAACAATCATCAACAAGTCAAAGATTATGGCAATTCGGAGGAGTATATGGTTCATCTATAGATACTGAAAAATCTGAAAAACTACCTAATAATTATTGCTATTTCAATATAAATACAAAAATATTAAATATAAAATTTGTTTATAAATTATTAAGAATGTTATTTGAAAAAAGTGATACCCCAATTTTATGTAAAACAATTATAACAATAACAGGTAAATATGGAGAAAGGGGATATTCTTTTACAAGCGACGATTATGATAATTATTCACTACATTTAACAGACCAGTATTTTGTGTCTCACGCATCATTAAATTGCACTGATATTTCACAACGATTACGATTACAAGGAAAATATAATGATTTAGACCTTAAAAATGGAAATATGAAACTTACTTTATGGACTACTCCTGAATTACAAGATATAATACAGAATTTTTATGTTAAATTTATAAAAGAAATTGAAAAATACATTATGGGGTGTCACTCTTGGGAAGAAATTAAAGAACTATTGGAAAGTATTATAGATAATGGTGATTTTAAGTTTGGTAAATATATGAAATATATTGATGTATCAAAGAAACGAAAAAATTTAAAACCAATTAAACATTATGACAGCAAAAATAATGGTTATAAATTAATTGTTATTGACGATATGAATGATACAGAAATAGATGAATGGTGTAAAGAAACTAACTTACCTGATTATGAATGTATTAATGAAATAAGAGAAATTGATACTAATGAATTTATTAATAAATATGGAAATTACGATGGAGGTATTCCTTTATGTATTTCTAAAAATAGTATTGTTGATTTTGATAGAGTAAATTTAAATAAATTGGTATTGAAAACATTTCCTGTATTGAACGATTTTAAATTAGATAGAGTAGTTCAAATTAAAAAAGGTAGTGTTAATAGTGATAGATATAATGGTATACAACATGCGATTGAAAATAATGAACCTTATAATTATTATATTACAATTCGTAAACCAAACACATATAACATTTTGTGTTATGATAAATATGATAATATACACATTACTATTACAAAGAATAAAAAATGTTTACCCAATCAAACAAACAATTATATAAAAAAAACTCCATATATTGTTGATGGTAATAAAATAAAATATTCAGTTCTTAAAGAAGAATATAAACAACAAAATACTCACGGATATACAAATGAAGACGGAGATGATTTTATAGAAGATGACAATAAGTTTCCAGAAAAATATTATTGGAAAACTCCTGATGGTTGGTTGTATTTGTATGATAAAGATAAACCAGAAATTATTTCGTTAGATATAGTAGCTCCTCTACCTGTTAAAAATGTTATACAATCAAATATTTCAACAGAACCATTAATTAATAGTGATATATTGCTATTTGCAAATTCGTGTTGTAAAAAAACGGATAAACTAAATTTACGATTTGGATTAAAAGATATATTCAAAATATATGAAACTTGGTGTAAAATAAATGGAAAAAAATGTTTGAAAACACAGAAAAAATTTAAGGAGGAGTTTGAAAAAATAAATTATAAAGAAGAAAAAAGCAAAGGTATTGATGTAAATAATAAACCAGGCAAACGAGGTTATAATATTATGGTTTCATTATAATTTGACTTAAAAGTAATTTACAAATATTAATAATATGAAAGATTATATTATTAATTCTTTTATTTTACATGATAATAATACACTAATAGATATATATAAATATATAAAGTTTCGTTATGATATTTCGGTTGAAATAAATGATATAAAAACAGAATTAACTAAATTAATTAAAAATAATCTTATTTTTTTTCATAACAATAATTATAAATTATCAAATGAAGGTAATGTAATATTGAACGACCATAAGTATTATTATTCAAAAATTATAATTAATTTTTATAAAAAATACAATAAAAATTACCGAAAATACGAATTAAGAGAGATTAGACAAGAACAAAAACAATTAAGAAATTATTTAATTTCTAATAAAAAACAAATGTGTATAATTTGTGAAAAAAAATTACCATTATGTTTATTAGAAACAGCACATTTAAAACCAAGATGTATATTAAATAATAATGAAAAAAATGACAAAAATATTGTTGAATTTATGTGTAGATATTGCCACAATCTATATGATAATGGATTTTTAGCTGTTTATAACGGATTATTACAAGTTTCAACATTTATAAATCAATATGATTTACATTATAACAATAACAAAAAAATACATTATTACAATTTACAAAATGAAATATATTTTATTTTTCATTATAATTATATCTATAAAATGGGCGTTTGAAATGAGAAAAGGTGTAAAAAGAATTATTTCATACATTTCGTTTTTTTATAATACAGGATTTATCTTTGAATTACGATTATGTTAATAATTCTAAGTCCTGAAGCTTCCAGTATTCACTGCCTCCACCATGAATAGGACGTCGAATAATAAAAGGGATTCGTTTTTGTTCTAATTCTAATTGAGCAATTAAATATCCTTCAATAATATGTTCAGGAACTTTTACGAAAGGACTGGCTCCTGTATCTATTTGTTTTGCTCTCTGTCCCAAGATTCTAGCTTTTTCGTATTTTGTTAAGAACGGAATCGTTTTATGTAAATCGTCTATAATATTGTTATTTTTATCTCGAATGACATTACATAATGATGTGATTTCTTCGTCGTTATGAGCAATACATTCAGGATGGGCTTCTTGGATATAGTTTCGGTTGATTTCGTCATTGAACTTTTGTAGATATTTGTTATCATACTCGGTTTCCTCGTCATCATCTTCATAATCTTCGTCATTCATATCATTGTCAGAATCATATGATATATCATCAACAGCATTCATTTGTTGAATATTATTTTTTTTTGTACTATTCTTATTTAAATTTGTATTTTCATATACATTATCATCTTCTTCTAAATCTTGAAAGTCATCATCGTCGTCCTCACTATCTTCGTTGTCGATATCACTCATATTATTCATTATGCTATCTGAATCATCTATTACATCTACGTTATCTACATCTACATCTACATCTACATTCTCTACACCTAGACTAGTTTCATCTTCGTCTATCTCAGCATTTTCCTCTTCTTCGGACAAGTTACTGTTTTCAAAATAATCATCATCGTTCTCGTTTTCCATTGTTATTGTTATTATTATAATATAATATTATGTTTTATATCAAAATCAATTTATTTAAAAAAAAGAATAAAACCGTTATTTCTTTATATTTTGGTATTATCACATAACATAGTTTATCTCGATTTTGTTATATTTATATAATATTTCCATTTTTGTACGGAATAAATACAAATAAATTAGCTCTTTTCCCCCGTATTCCATACAGTATCACATGTAGAACATAGATAAACATACTTAATATTTACATCATCATAACGAATATAGATAATTTCGCGTTTTTCATCATGTGTATTTGTTTTACAATCAGCATATGGACATAAGATTTTATCGACTCTTGGTAAGGTTGGGTCTAACTTCGTGTACTTATTAATAATATGAGTATATTTTTGATTGTTATCATTATTTTTGGTACTAGATACGCAAGTATTTTCAAATAACAAGTTGGTATCTTCGTGTCCACACTGACGACAGTAGTAAATTAACTTATCCGCATCATCACCGATACGGATATAATACATATTTTGACACGTAGTACAGAAATGCATATTTAGATATAATATACACTATATACTATAGTTTTATATTATTTCAATTTATTTAATTTTATTTAATCTTATTTAATCTTTTCAGCTTTTTCGGATTTTTCGGACTTCATATGTTTACATATACCCAGGGTATTGCCAAAATGGATAAAGTTTGTATGTAGCTCCTTGTAATTTATCATTACATTCATATGATATAATGAGGTAGAAACAGGTATGACCCGATTATTTTGTTGTATTTTCCCATCTAAATAATCAAGAATATTGAAATAGTTTTTTGTTACATTCTCTAACATTATTGAATAAAAACAATCAAATATAGGATCATATATTCCTTCTTTTTTAGAAATCATTTTTATAATTGCGATATCAATATTTTTATATTCTATAATGCGATTATAATTATGATAATCATGATGTGTTTGTTTTACCCCTGGTTCATTCAATAAAGGTGTATCATTTAATAAACTACACAGTGTTAACAGAACTGTAGAAATCGTCTGACAAGATGTCCACTGTTCTCCCGCCCAGGTATTCAATAAAGAAATACATACTTTACCTGATGAATATAAGTTCGGATTAAATCGTATTCCATCTCCATTCGTACAATATTTTACTAATGGTGGTGTATGTGGATAATCATCTGGATACTCTAATTCAAATAGATAATTCCCGTAGGCATACGGAGTTTCAGACGGTCCCATAATGAGAGCATAACCTTTTAACATGTCTTCATCATCATGTTTGTAATAAATGCCGTTACTTGTCAGAGGACTTTTCATAATGTTTTTCACATCAGTTATTAATCGCTTTACAGTTTCCTTTTTAATCGTTACTTGTTTGCTCATGAAAATGAAATTGTCACGAGTATAATATAAACATATCCAAATATTTTTATATTGATTCATCTATTATTATTATACAACTCATATACGATGGTATGTGGACACATGTATGCGTAACACGATATTCTTTCTCTCAAAACATATGCTATAATATAAAAATTGAAATATAAAAAGTTGGCATATATCATATATATATAATAAATATGAATTATTCTCAACAACGTAATCAATATAAAAATTTGGGTGAGCTACTGTCCAAGTGTTATGCTAAGGATAGTTCTCAAAGTACTCATACCAGGATACCTAACACCGACCTGAATATAAAAGGAGGTTCATTCTCCATTACTAGTGAAAACGAAGATGAGTTTTGGTATCATTATTATACGAAGGTGTTCAAAAAAAAACAACTCGAGTATCTTACTGAACGACAACTTAAGACTGGAGGAGGTATTCTAATTGATTTTGATTTTCGTTACAGTTACGAGGTAAAAAATAGAATACACACAAAAGATGATATATTAAATATTGTGTGTTTCTATCTCGAAACACTTAAGGAGTTCTTTATATTTAGACCAGATGTGTCATTTCCTATTTATGTAATGGAGAAACCACACGTAAATCGTGTGGAAAATAAAGAATGTACAAAGGATGGTATTCATATCATTATTGGGATTCAGATGGATAATAGATTACAAGGTTTGTTACGAGAGAAGGTATTGAAAAATATTGAGAATATTGTTTCTTTGCCATTAGTCAATACATGGGAAGGAGTATTGGACAAAGGAATTAGCGAAGGAGGAACTAACTGGCAATTATATGGTTCTCGCAAGCCTGAGAATGAAGCTTACGAATTAACATATTACTATAATGTTACATATGATTCAAATGATGGTGAGTTTCAAACAGAAGAAAAGGACGCGTGTGATTTTGATGTGAGTACTTCATTACCATTGATTTCTGCTCGATATAGTGAGCATTCTATCTTCGAGTTACGTCCAGATATATCTCAAGAATTGGAGAAACAGATAAAGATGAAACGTACGCGCAGTGGGGGATTGAAAAGTTCGTCTTCAAACAGTATGAACTTCTTAACCGGTGGTCATATCGATGATAATGAAAAACAGATTGATATTCACGCAATAAAAACCCCCAAAGATCTAGAAGATATTATGAATACGATATTGAGTAATTTACAACATGATGAGCATCTGATACGTGAGGTTCACGAATACACCCAAATACTACCTGCTAAATATTATGAACCTGGTTCTCATCATTTAAATAGACAAGTCGCATTTGCATTAAAGAGTGTAGATATACGTTTGTTTTATTCTTGGATAATGCTTCGTAGTAAGGCTGATGATTTTGATTATGAAGAAATCCCAAAGCTATATTCAGACTGGATGAAATATTTCAAAAGCCATAAAACAAATGGTTCTTCTATTACTTATAAATCAATTATTTACTGGGCCCAACATGATGCGGATCATGATGAGTATGAAAAGGTTAAAATGAATACGGTGAATCATTATATTGATGAGTCACTAGAAATGCCGACCGATTATGATTTTGCAAAGGTATTGCATCATATGTTCAAAGATCGATATGTATGTTCTAGTCTCATTAACAAGACATGGTATATTTTTGAAAACCATCGATGGAGACAAGACAAAGGGTTGACTATTCGAAATAGAATCTCAGAAGAAATGTACAGTGCTTATCGTGTTCGAGTTAATATTGTACTCATGAGTATGCATGGGGTGGACCCTGGTGATGATGAATATGCCCTAGCACAGAGAAACATCAAACATATTACTGAAATATCCACCAAACTCAAGAGAACTGCTGATAAGAATAATATTTTCAAGGAAGTTCATGAGTTATTTTATGATGAAGAGTTCATCAAAAAGATGGATGAAAATAGATATCTTCTTGGATGTGCGAATGGGGTTCTTGATTTAAAAAACAAATGTTTCCGCTGTGGATATCCAAACGATTATATTACGAAGACTACCAATATTGATTATTTAGGAGAAGACTTGAGTTCACATCAATCTATCATGGACCAAATCACACTGTTTATGAATCAGATAATACCAGTTCCAAGCCTGAATAAATATGTATGGGACCATTTGGCATCTGTGTTGATAGGTGAAAATAGAAACCAGACATTCAACATATATCGTGGTAATGGTAGTAACGGAAAATCACTCTTAACGGAGTTGATGGAACTTGTACTAGGTGAATATTTTGGACATGTACCAATTACACTTGTGACTGAAAAACGTGTAAGTATTGGTGGAACTAGTTCAGAAATTATGCAGTTGAAAGGAGTTCGCTATGCTCTGATGCAAGAACCTTCGGTTGATATGAAAATCAATGAAGGTATGATGAAACAACTAACAGGTGACTCCAAATTACAAGGTAGAGCTTTGTATGCGGATACAGAAACGTTCAAGAATCAGTTTAACCTTGTTGTATGTACCAATAATTTATTTGAAGTAGGTAGTAATGATGATGGTACGTGGAGAAGAATTCGTATTGTAGAGTTTATGTCAAAGTTTGTCAATGACGATGACCCAGTTCTAGAAGAGACACCTTTCCAGTTCAAGAAAGACCCAAACTTGTCTGAAAAGCTATCTTCGTGGGCCCCGATATTCTTAAGTATGTTGGTTCATCGTGTTTATAAAACAGAAGGTATAGTTGAGAATTGTGATGAGGTAATGATGGCATCGAATAAATACAGACAAGGACAAGACCATATCTCAGCATTCCTTAGTGAAAAGGTCATCATTGCTCCTGAAAATGCATCACGCAAGGTTATTAATAAAAAGGAACTATTGGAGGAGTTCAAAACATGGTTTAATGAAAATCTTGGCGGAAATCGTAAAGCTCCCAAAGGAACACAGGTTGTCGAATATATGGATAAAAAATATGGGAAATATAAGAAGGGGACATCAACTTGGTATGGATTAACTATCACTTATCCTGACAGAGAAGATGAAGATGATATCGAAGATGCCGTAGATGAATATTAATAAAAAGTAAGTATTGTATAAATAATACAATGAAAACTATAGAAAAAATTGAAGTAAAAAATAAACATATTTTTATATAGAAAAAAATATATTTATAATATCATACGCATTTGATAACAACATAATTAACAATGGAAAGAGAAAGAGAATATGATAGTAGTAGTGATGGAAACGATAGAAAAAATATGGAAATATACAATCCTCGGGAAATATTAGGGATTTGTCCTTCCAACAAACAAAATATGGTGCCATATTCTTTTGAACAGATTATGTATATGCTAGTACGCAAACGGAAAAATAGTTATCTAACCAAAGAGAGTGTGTTGTTTAGTTTTGCTACCTTGTGGAATATATTATTAGAAAAGCAAAATTATGATTCCGATATAAAATATAAATATAAAAATGTACCTTATAATAGAGAACAATTGTTTAATTATATGGATTCAAAATATGGTCCTAGAGTTGATAATAAATGGGTGGATGTAAATATAGAATACATGTAATGTTAGCATATCTCTTTGTATTTTTGTATTTTTTATGAAAGTATATCAAAAATATTAATAATCTCTTTCTCTATCTAAAAAAACTTCCGATATAAAACTGATAATACATAGCTAATAACAATAAGAACAATGAAATACAATACACTATATACTATCGTTGTAGGGTCGGATAGATATGTATTCAACTTTGAATCAAACGCGGAATGAATAGAAGGTATATTTGTTTGCATAGGACCACCATATAATTGGTTGGTTATATAAGCATAAGATGAGTATAACACTACATTAATTAGAAAAGGATAAATTACCATGACAAATAGTACTAATCCCTTGATTATCATACTTTGGGTTGATTTGTCTATGAACATGCCTAAAATATAGGCTATGATTATGAATATATATATCCATGTAAACACATTATTCCATATATTCAATGAGTTGGTTCGCTGACTTTCATAAAATGTTTTTCTATCATTTGTTAGATTATCACTGTCGGCATTATACGAATCGCTACTATTACTTGGTGAGTTAATTAATAATAACTGATTTGTTTTTTGATTCCATACGAATAATTGATTCAATGTCTCGTTATATAAAGTATCAAAAGTATCTTTATAATTATTATAATTAGTGTTCATTGTTTGGGTATCTGCTGGGGTCATTTCTTCAATTAGGTTTGAAGTATTATTATTTGTATCATTACGACGATTCGTTTCATTCGATGAAAATGGAATATTCATTAATTTATTCATTTTAATATCCTTATTATTAATCGCTAATTCTATTTTTGTATCCTCGTTGGGGTTTTTATCAAACTCATAGTAGGAGGTATTATGTAATGTTGATTTCATAGCTGGATATACTATATTAGGTTATGTTATAATATAGTAAGATTTGTTTTTTACTACATTATAATTAAATATTTTTCCCATTGAAAAAAAAGTATTACTTCGCAAATGCTTGGACTCCTGAAGGTAATGCGGAATTAGATACGCATTTTTTATTGGCGTCTACATATGTATATCCAGAAGGGCAACAATCTTGGTCATTACAACCTTCGTTACATAAAGACATAGATGGAACCACTACAGAAAAACGAGCTCCTGAACTAGAAGTAGATCCTGAGACTTGTGATTGGGGAGGAGGTTCATACATATACTCATTGTAATACATATTACTTCTCAGGTAAGCATCATATACACGTTTTATAACATAAATAAGTCCAACCGAAACAGTAATAATCAATAATATTGAATATATTCCTTCAGGTATTATGCCTTTGTTTTTTAGAAAAATAATAACAATCGTTATAGAAAGGAAAAAAGCAACTGCTTTTAAAATAGAGGTGTGATTTGTATATTGTTGCGTATAATAATCATTAATCTCCACTAAACGATATTTATTTGCCTGTTCTTGGTTTAATTGTTTCAACACATTATTAGCTTTGACAACTTGTTTGCTTAGAATACCTAATGTACCAGTTTGAATTTTTAATGTATCCTGTGCCGCTAGAGTATTATCATTGTAATATTGTTGATTGACCTTAATATTATCATATAAATCAACCATCATTTGATTAACATCATTAATTTGTTCCACTAATTTGTCTTTTTCATCTACTGATAAATTACCAATATTTGCTTCTAATCGTGATAGTAAATTATTTTGTATTTGTTGTAAAGATGTAATATCTTCTGACAATTCCATAGTTAATGTTTGTTGTGATGTAGTCATATATAACTAGGTAGTATACATATACATTAGATAAAATATCAATAAATAATTTGATTAAAAAATATATTTTCATAAATATAAAATATATTTTTAATAAACATAAGAGCGAACATTATAAATTACTTTGACATAATAAAAATGATTATCACTGCGACAATCACTAGAAAAAACCAGATTAAATAGTGATAATTGTTATAGACAACTACATTACTTGTATCATTCAAAATACCGCTTAACTTTTTAGTTATATCGTTGTGTTCCGTATCTATATTCATATTTATATGCTCATATAAATTCAAGTTTTTATCTATTAGTTCTTTATTTATCCCACTTTGGACATTTAAGTTTACATTCATTTCTTTCAACTCCTGTATATTTGTGTTAATCGTATCCACTAAGGGTTGCATTTGAACTTGTAACTCCCTCATTTTCTGTTTTTCTGGCTCAAACTCTTTGGCTAATCCACAAGTTGTAGATGGTCCCATATTCATTCCACGTTTATATTCATTCCATTGAACACTACTAATACCTTCATAATCTTTGGGACATCCATTAGTGTTGTCTATAGTGGGTATATTATTAGCTACATTATACATAGATGACGAATATTCACGTAGGTCTCCATCTTTTCCAACATATCCTAGCTTTCCTAGCTTACTAGGATCTCCCTTGGGCAATTCTGAGGTATAATCTATTTTATACACAGCGTTTGTCCAGGAACCACCTACGTCTCGTCCTTTACTATCTTTACCCCATGGCTCAGCTAATCCGTACTGGGTTGCTTGGGACCAATCATTTCCCATAAAACATTGAGAGGTACCTTCTTTCCCATCTTGAACCGCAAAATATTTGTATCCTTTTGAACCCGCCGCCTTATTACATGTTTCCACTGAATGTGTATTTCTCTTTCCATTAGGAGGATTAATAGGCAAAGCTCTTTTTGGAGCATCAAAATAATTCCCCATATATTTTGGAGGATCATTCGGGTCAGGTATTTCATATATAGCATTTGTCATTCCACCACCCATCATTATACCATTTTTATCTACGTAAGATGTAGCTAGAGTACAAGGAGGAGCACTTTGATCTAATACAATAGGTTTTCCCCACGATTGACCTGGAGGTGACATTGTTTTGTCACCAGCACCAACTGATCTTTCGATATCATTACTAATCATACAAGCACCAACACCGGACTCTTGATTTCCACATTGAAAACCCATATATTTTGATTTATTTTCTTTCGCGTAATCAATACATCCATCAAAATCACGCCATACATTATTCCATGTCATTCTACGGAACGGTCCATCTCCAAAGATTCCTAAATAACTAGGTGAGGTCCCGGATGTTTCATAGATCGCATTAATCCATCCACCACCATACATATTCCCATCTGACTGACGTTCATTCTCTGTCGGTGGATTACCGTATAGTCCATAATTCACGTTAGATTCTCCCTCTTGAATTGCTTTGCTATAATCATCGCCTACAGAACATTGTAGGTTGGTATTATTAAATCCCTTGTCAATCATTCCAGTATTGAAATATCCACTCTGTAGTCCAAAATAATCTTTGCCATGTTCTACCGCATATGCCTTACACGAATCTATGTCATATTTCTGAGCACCATTGTCTATCATTTCCATTGCGGTACCCGATGGATTTTTATAATTGCCTAAAAAGGTAGAATCATAATCGTCATTGTCTACAACCGTTTCTACAAAAACATTTTTATGTTCCGTGGGTTGATAGTTCTTTATCTGAACTTTCATAGAATTATGGATACTTGTATATTGACCTATTAAACTGGATAATTTCATCTGAGAATCATTTATAATGGAAATACGGTCTTGTATATCCTTTACGTTTGAACCATATTTATTGGATTGTTCTATATTTTGATTGGATTGAAATATGGTATTCTCAATATTTTCAATAGGGTTGTTTGACATAGATTTACTTAACTTATATTATATTCCTATAAAAAAAGAAGGAATGTAATATTTAATAATTCGAAAATATCATAAAATATAAGAAGTTAGGGAAAACCAATAATATTTAATCCCCATAATAAAAAATACATAATTAAAATAAACCACATCATAAAAAAAATGGGATTATTCATATTCATTGTAGAAATAGTGATTGAAAAAATCATGAATACAATAAATGACATTTTCAAATAGGACATATTGGGCAATAATGTCATTTTCAATAACAACATAATTAATAAGCCTATTGAAAAATAGGTGATATATAATTGGACAGTAATACTATTATTCAAACTGGTCTTTGCTTCTACATTTTTATTTATTCCTCGGTTGATATTATTTACATACTGGTTCAAATCATTCATTTCCATTAATGTTGTAGCTTTATTTATCAAATCATTATTAGTGGTGTTCATATTTGTTCTCATTTGTATCATCTCATTCTGGTTCTTATTAATATCATTCTGAACAGTGTCATTTGTGTTCTGTAATCCAGAATAAAGTTCATTCACATTTTTAGAATAATCTTCTACCGTATTTAATTTATAATATGTATCATATTGGTCTGTAGCTCCCGGGCTTGATACATTGTTTTTAAACCAACAAGTCTTGTTGTTTTTATCCATAGAAAAACCCATACATTTGGAATCTTGGTCACATAATTTATTACATGAGTTATCTGATTGTGGAAGCCCATCTATACCATTAATTGACATGTCGTTTCCGCCAATTGCTTTATCGGTCATCACTCCATACGAACTAGTATATTTTCCAAGTGTAGAAGAGTCTAATGAATAGGACGGATTTGTGATACTCATTTATTAAAATTAGTATTGTATATAATAAATAAACATTATTAAAATAATTAATATTATTACCCAATAATATTAAGTTTCCATACAATACCAACTAATTACATATACTGTTCCTTCAGTATTTTAAATGTATCATCTACGGCATCTATTTTATGTCCAACGACGTTATCAGAATGAATAAGTAAATGGTCATTACCATCAAAATCATATTTATCGCCAAAATATATTATGTTGTCATATTTGTCTTTTGTAATGGTTTCCAATATTTGGATCTTATCATATTCTCGTGGGTAAATTGCGATTCCTACGGTACCTCCATATGTCACACTTATCTCGTTCTCGAGATTCATTTCATGTAACTTATTATGTAATATCTCTAACAATTCTTTTCTAATAATATCATTTTTATTTAACGATTTAAAATGTTTTCTCTCTTCTTCTGTTGCTTGCATTCCTATACATGATATATATATGATACCACATCGTAAATCTATAAAGTGTCCGGTTATAATATATTTTACTTTGCTAAAATAAGAGAGACATTCTTTAATAAGTATGTTTATTCGGTCATACAAATAATGAGCCCGAATATCTTTTTTATATATGGTTGTTAATTTTAGTTCATTTGTCGTAATGGATACATTTTTATCATACACACATCCACATTCGCTAAAATAATGGTCGAAATAGATTTGATTTTTCATTTGTTTCAATATTTTATCCAGTTTTCCTCCTCCACATACTGCTATTTCATATCTTTCCTTCAACTGATTTAATATTATAGCGTTCTCATCTTGTATTTCTAAGGAGGATTCAGCCAAAGTACCATCTACGTCAAATACAATAATATCTTTTTTTGTCATATATGATAATATATATTATGTATTTACTTATATTCGACCATTTATACCAATGAAGAATTAAAATGAGACAAATGTTAAAAATATATAAATATATATATAATGTATATGTTGAAACCAGATAATCCAAACCTATCACCTCCAATCCCAAACTCTGCCATTCTCATAATTTATAATATATTTTTATATTTTTATAATATTAATTTTATAATATTATAAAAATGTTAATCCTAAGTTAAATCTATTACTGGGGCGGGGGGACTTTTTTTGGTTGATTTTGGTAAAGGGTCTTTTTTACAACCAGGACAATCGTGGTCAGCTTTTTCATCGGCAAACGGCCACCAACAATCGCCACATATTATATGTGTCTTAGCACCTATTGGTCGTCTATCACAACTAATCGGTGTTAAAATGCTGTCTGTTTCTTTATCGCATATACAACATACATCCTTATTTCCTCCCTTATATTTTTTCTTGCGAATTCTTATATTTTTTCTACTTCTCATTCTTCTATATTTATTTGTTCGCTTTATTGCCCTCCTTTTACGAGTCGTTTTATTGCGACGACGGATTATACTTTTCATTTTATTAGTATAATACTATATAATAAAATGAAAAATGACACGAAATATATTGATGTTATTTTTAAGCTGAGCACATTTCACAAACTTCAGATTCGTTAGATGTATATACTGTATTTTTTGTATTGGTCATATAAAAATGGTATTGGAAACAACATTTATCTATCACGCTATTCCTTCTTAAATGATTTGTACGTAATCCACGAAAAAATAGATATACCCATCAACAGTGTGATATTTGTAAATAACACATTATTGTTCTTTTCTAAGATATCACCTAGTAAAACACCAGAAGCATTTTGTAAACTATCCAATTGAGTTTGTAATATAGCTGTTTTCTCTGCGTACACGTTATTCATAGCACGTACATTGGAAGTTTCGCTACTCAACGTCGTATCAATTGCGTCGAAGGCACTTTGGTCTGATGTGTTAGTTGGGTTGTCTATTTTTTTTTCATACGCATCTTTATATTGTGATAATGCGGTATCAAAAGTATCTTTACCTTTATTTAAAGTAGTCAGTTCTGTATTGTACGTGGTCATTGTTTTTCTTTATTGTTATATTATACATATATTTTTATACACAAATACGGTAATAATACCCGTCAATCGAGTTCTTACTAGGACGAATTATCTCACATACTTCTCCAGGACGAATCCCAATGACCTTTGCTACTGGGTCAAATCTAGATATCTCTGGAAACTCTATGTTTTCTATGAGATTGAACTTTTTCTTAACATCCAGTAGTTCGGTATTGTCTAACACTCTATGTGATGGAACAAGAACATTGTCCAGAATATTGAACTGAAGTCTTTTAATATTTTGAATAATTACTAAAATCCCTTCTTGTTCCCATATATGTTTCAACTTATTTGTGTTTGTTTCATTCATATCAGCTTTGGTAATAATCATCAGAGTATCATCTTTACTTAATACCTCTTCTACGTTGAAGAGTTCATCAATCATTTCTTCAATATTGTTAGGCCGAATTGCTTTTTCTAAATAATAGGATATATATAATTTTCTTTTCATTTTGTTGACATCCTCCTTTTCCACCAACATGTCTAATTGATCATGTTGATACATATTATTTACCTCATTCACACTAAAATTCTCATACTCTTCTACCTTGTATCCTTGTTTTTTCATTAGTTCAACTAGAGTTTTCCTGGACTTATAAATCGATGAAATAATACTACTTGAGTTTTGCGCCATGATTACTAGAAACTATTATACTTTACTACCTCATTTTATTTTTATTACATTTTCAATTTTAATTATAATTAAAAATGTTTATTTGCCTATTTTAACATCCCAATACGTCATTTCATTTGTCATATTATTTCTATTTTTATTTTAGCATTATACTGTTTAAAATCAGTACTTATATCTTCTCCATTATCACAATCGCTATCGATTTCATTGATATACTCTTCTTCTACCTCTTCTTCATCTTCTATTTTTCCCTGTTCTTCCTGTTTTTCCTGTTTTTCCTGTTTTTCCTGTTTTTCCTCTTCTTCCTCTTCTTCATACTCAACCTCAGGAATACCTTCATAAAACGACTTGACCTTCTGGTTTGTTTTGATTCGGTCAGGTTCAAAATTAGACAGATATAACCCGTCCAGATTTTTTACACGAGAAAGTGCGACATAAGTTTGACCGCACTCAAATATTCCTCTTCCGATATCTATTTCAGCCATAGAAAGCGTTGCACCTTGAATCTTATGAATTGTCATAGCCCACGCAAGACACAGTGGATATTGACCAACAGCTACACTTGGATAATCCTCTGACTGCCAGTATTTCTCAGCCATTATCATTCTATGACCATTTGAAAATAACACAATAGGAACAGGAGTCGGTGGTGTATCATTCGATGTTGTATTCGGAAAGATAAAATCAATCACTTTGCCTATAGAACCATTACAAACTCCATTATCTAGATCCAAGTTTACAGTACACATGACATTCGCTCCTTTTTTTAATTCAAGAGTTTTTACACATGGACTACTATTAGCAAGGGAGTCTATTTCATAAATTGTTTTTTGCGTGTTCAAGTTCTTACGACATCTAGACAACACTGAAGCAGGAATCTCTTTTTCAGTACCATCCATATATATTCTACAGTTTGTCTTACTCACAAACTGATAAGTATAACTTTCCCCTTCTAACTGACGAAACATTTCTCTATTCACAGCATCTACCTTATTCTTAGTAGGATACAACTTTGTAGGAATTATGCCTTGATACTTATCATGGTCAAATGTGCGGTTAAGATACGTTTTAAGTACCTCCACATCTTCGGAAACAATCGTACCCATTCGGATGTTTCCTAGTATTCTTCGAAATACATTATCGTCTTGACGGAATATTGTCTTCAATACGATATGATTATCCAACGGAAAGGTGTTCAACCATTCATCAGATTCAAAACAAAATGAATCTTCGCCTTCTAGGAAATTACTAGTAGTTACAGGAGGTAGTTGAAAGAAATCGCCCACAAACACGACTTGTAGTCCTCCAAATGGTTTGTTATAACATTTACGCACACGTCTTCCTACAATATCCAATATTTCGAATATTCGTTTCGACATCATACTTACTTCATCTACAATCAAAACATCTGTATTTCTCCAAGAGTTTCTAGCCGCATGATTATAAATGACACTACCTACTATATCGTCGACATCTCCTTTACCTAGTCTAATACCGCTCCAAGAATGAATCGTTTTTGCGTTACATTCTAGAAGAAGAGACGCGCATCCGGTTAATGCACATACTTGTATTTTTCGTCCGTGTAGTTTTGCGCAACGAACAAGGTACTGAATCAGTAATGTCTTGCCTGTTCCACCTTCCCCTGTGACAAAAAGATTATCGCGATTTTCGAATTGTTGTAATGCACACTCTTGTTCAATTGACAATTGTTGAGTCGTTTTGATTTTTGTCAAATGATTACTACTACTAAGGATATCCTCACCCGAGCTTGTTTTTTCTTTTTTCTTTTGACTAGAAACATGATTTTCTTTCTTCTGTTCGTGTTTTTCTATTTTCTTCTCTTCTCGTTTTTTTTGCGAATATGCTTTTTTTTCTATAGTATCATTGATTTGAAACTCGTTGAGTTTTGTTTTTTGTATAACCTCACTCATCGGAACATCTTGATTTATCATTTTATACGCAATTTCCCGCATACGAGATGTAATGCCACCATAGGTTCTATCGTGAATATCCGCAATATCTGAAATACTTATTTCCGTTTCTAATTCTTGTAATAATTGTAATTCTTCTGCATCGCTCCATTTTTGTCCTTTGGCACTAGGCTTAGGTTGTGATTGTATATGTGTTGGTTCTATAGTCATCAAGTCATTCATTTCTGAGTCTATTGGTATCTCGTGTCCATTTCCAAAGAATCTTCGGATATCAGTCATTTTGAATTAAATAAATTATTATCTTATCTATGTATATTGTATTGAATTATAATGTATTTATAATTCAATTTATTCCTAATAAGTCCGTTCATTTCATTTATTGATGAACATTTTATTTTCTATAAGTGTATAATCTATGGATGCACACTATTCACAACATCATTATACATTATAAAGTGATAGATACTGTCTTCTTTCCCTCGGAATTGCTAGTGCTATCTTCTCCACCATTTGACTCATCATTGTTGTCTTCATTGGTGTCTTCTTTCTCTTCTTCTACATCTAATATTGAGATAGGTGTTTTTACAGCAACAGGTGTTTCGGTATCCTTACCTGAATTACTCTGTTTTTCAGCAACCATTTCCATTAGCTTCATCTTTTCAATATCATTCAATGAATCGTACTGGTTTCTTAAATCCTCGTTTTGAATATTTATTCCTTGACCTTGTCCTGAAGGGGGAGGAGGCATTGGAGGAGTGAAATGAGTAAAACTACTATTACCAGAACTCTCCATGGATGATTGTGGTCCTTGTCTTGAAGGCGGAGGAAGCATGGGAGGTGTTACAAAAGAGGAACCATCGGATGACAAACTAGACATATTATTAATTGGAGGTGCCATTAGTGGTGTATGTCTGGATGATGATGACGACGGATATTGTAGATTCCCGTACACATCGTTATTCTCTTGACTCTGTTCATTCACGCTACTACTATTCATATCAGGATGATAACTATCGAACGATGAACTCGTTTCCATACTTATCTCCTCCTCTGGTTCTAGTTCCTTTTCAGTTTCAATATAAGAAGGGATGGTAGAATCCTTTTGTTTTGCAGTATATTGTTTTACTGAAGGTTCTGACTGTTGTAATTTCTTATTAATATCTCTACGATACTCATTCAATACTGAAGATAGTTCACCATCGTCCTTCAACAGTTTATTCACATTGTTCGAATATGAAATATTCATTAGTTGGTCCACATTATCCTCAGTAATAATACGCATTTGAATATTCATCGTCTGTAATTCTTGAATTAATAGTTTCAAAGAATAAGGAATACGAACAATACTAAAAGAACGTCCAAAACGACTCAGGTTCTCAATATTCATAGTCCCCTCTACATTTGTATTAAATCTCAACGGACCATCCACAAATGGACTCAAAAATAAGTTCAAATCCTTATTGTATACAGCAATAGTTCCTGTTTTGTTACAAATAGCCATATGATATTCATCACCTCTTGTCATAAATGATTCAGTTAAAAAGTGTGAAGCACCATGTGCCAATATACCATCACGCTCCATTTCTCCTATACGCAATCCACCATCATTGGCTCTTCCTTGAACAGTTTGTCGTGTTAATGCGTCCATTCTTCCACGACCTCTATGATTAATCTTATCTTTTACCATATGTTTCAATCGCATATAATAGGTAGGTCCCATATAGATGTCGGAATATAGTTGTTCGCCTGACATTCCATTATATAACACCTGATTTCCGCTAGAATGAAATCCTGCGTTCACCAACATGTTACCATATACTTTTGTATTCGCTCCCTTCGTAGCAAACGCAGTTCCTTCACCATATCCTCCATATGCAGCACAAGCCTTCCCAAATAAGCTTTCCATCAATTGACCAATTGTCATACGTGATGGAATCGCATGCGGATTAATAATGATGTCAGGACGTGTGCCGTCAGATGTAAATGGCATATTTTCCTCAGGAATTATGAGTCCAATGGTTCCTTTTTGACCAGCACGAGATGCCATCTTATCTCCAATCGCAGGAATACGTTGTTCACGTACACGAATTTTCGCAATGCGTGTTCCTTCTTCTCCTTCGGTTATAAACGACTTGTCTACAACACCCAGTTGACCTTTCTTTGTAAAAACCGAAGAATCCGCAACATAATCATTGTCCAAAGTATCGTATGTGGTTTTTCCTATGATGACGGTCTTATCCGTAATCGGAGTTTCTTCTTTAACTAACCCATGTTTGTCTAATTCACTGTAATCATGACCTGGTTTGAGACCACGAATATTATGAACACCATTAATTTCAGCAAAGGTAGAAGAAACCGAAGAACCTGAAATATTTCCACTTTCTTCACGTGCTTCATAAGTTGTAAAGTACGTTGTATTAAATAATCCTCTCTTGACAGAACCCTCATTAATTAAAATAGCGTCTTCTACATTATACCCAGTATATGACATAATCGCTACTATAGTATTGACACCATACGGCATTTCTTCATTATTTATATATTCTAAATATTTTGACTTAATTAGTGGTATTTGTCCATAATTTAACACAACTCCCATTTTATCCATTCTCATCTGATAATTTGAACTATATAAAGAAACTGCTTGCTTACTCTGACCACAAGAAAAAACATTACGTGGAAATGGATTATCTTCGGGATAAATTACTTGGTTACCCATAACTCCGAATAAAAGAGAAGGGTCTATTTCTAGATGAGTATAGTAGTTGCTTTTCTTAAGCTCTTCTAATTTACTCGCAATTAATGAACTTTCTTCTTCAAATGGATCTATATAATCTACGACTGCTTGGTTTTTTTCAAACTCACTATCAATGAGTTCATCGCCTTGTTTGAACTGAGGATACAAAGAATATATACTATGAATCTTATTGCCTTTAATGGAATATAATGATTCACTCGATTTTTTAGTAAAGCCGGATACAATCTCTTCCCAAGTAAAGTCGTCTTTTAATATACGTTCTTTAATTTCCTCGCGATGAAAACTAGGCTTACCATTCTCAATATAATAAATAGGTCGGGTTAATCTGCCTGAATCAGTATAGATATGTAATTCATTTGCTTCGTATAAAAAGGAAACACTCAAAAAAGGAGGAAGCACTCCATTACGACGAAATGTCTTTATCATACGCAGTGATTCTAATGGCTTATCCATTGAACCTACCCATTTACCATTGACAAAAACTTTGGTTAAATAATACAACTCACGAGAATTACATTCTTGTAATAATTTCAATGTTGTCTTTGCTCTTAACCAGATAATAATGGGTTCAGAAGAGGTACCACTGGTAACAATTGTACTGATCGCCATATGTTTATGAAGACCAATATTTCCACCATCGGGTGTATCTACTGGATCTATATACCCCCATTGACTCGAATGAAGTAACCGAGGACCTACCACCTTTGCGCTCGCATCTAATGGTAGATTCATTTTTCTGAGCTGAGAAATAAAAGAGTTCCACGAAAGGCGATTCAAATCTTGAACCACACCTATTTTTTTGGTATGCGCCTGAGATCCCCAATTGCCTTTGAATGCCTTTTTAAATCCAGACTCTACTACTCGTTCCTTGAAATAATCGTTGTAATTGTTTTCAATCAAGTTGATGAAGTTTGTTTTGTATTCACCTCTGTGATAGTAAAACTCCTTGTCTATTTTTTGAGCAATTGATTTGTGTTGAATTAAAAAATATTCACGAAATAAATCGTAAATAAGAGAACCAGACAGTTCGATTCGTTTGAAACGAAAATGGTCACGATCTGTTGGTTTATCAATCTTTTTAACTACACGAAGCATTCGATTTGTCATGTATCCAATAAAATAAGCCTTGTCTAACAAGTTTGTTGTGCCAACGTGAGGTAACAAAAAGTTCATTAAAATATCTAACACACCACTAACGGTTCGTCTTTTTGTGAAGGTAGCAATAAACTCAATTGCGGTTTTCTGATTGAACACGGATAATGCGTCATGAACAGAGGGAACAAACACATCTATCAAATACTCGTTTTTCTCTAAATCTAACAAACAGTATTCTATTATTTTTTTATCAGATACTACACCTAATGCACGCATCACAATAAATAATGGTATCGGTTTGCGCACATTCGGGATTTGAACAACGACCTGGTTGTTTGATAATTTTGAAGAAGGAGCAACAATCATAATCGCTGTTTTTCGAACGGGTTTGGACGCATCTTCAGAAACAGACCTAATTTCGGCACTATAACTATACATTTCGCCTTCAGATTGGTCGTCTGGAACACTGTCCTTTGTATTTTTTTTCACATAAAGCATATTATCCGCAAACTTCTCTTGGGATATAATAGCTTTTTCCTTGCCATCAATAATAAAATATCCTCCATAATCATTCCTACATTCTCCCATATTGAAACGGACTTCTCGAGGAAGATTATTCAATACACATAGTTTGGATTGAACCATAATAGGAAAACGCCCTAAATATATTTGTTCTAGAGTTAAACTATGTTCTTTTCTCACATCGCCTTCATAGTATATCATATCTACATGTACATCATAATGAATGGTAGTACCATATGTCATATTTCGTAATCTAGCCTCATTTGGATACATATAATGACTGTTATTATCATCGTATATCACAGGTTTTCCTATATATATTTTACTTCCGTCTTTACCTCCTAAATATAAAAGACACTCGTTTCTATTTTCAACTTCAGTGGTATCTCCTTCTTCGATAGGTTCAATGAATCGCACAGGATTGTTTTCATGAAATATTTGGTATATATGTTTCTCAAAAAAAGCATCATATGAATCCAAATGATGAGACACTAAATTATACGGATTATCTTTAAAATATTTACCTATAAGTTTCCATGAAATATCCTCCATTTGTGTATTTCTATATATTTATAGTCTTATTTTTTTATAATGTTATTCATATTAATATAATATTCATATGAATACTATATTAATTAATCATTTATGAATCACTCTTTTGTTACATATTCATATTATAATTATTATTCCCTTCCGTAACGCGTCCATTATTCAACATAAATAATGCGATGATCATGAAAATAAGAATAATCGGAAGAAGAACTAAAAACCACGCGATACCAGAATGACTGTCTTTACACATTAAGTTCAATACCCAAGTCCAAAATAAAACATACACTGTTTTGAAGGCAAAAATAAGACCTTTGTCTTCCACCCAAGTGGTATAAGTGCCTAAACGATATATATTTTTATCGTCCATATTTTGGACGCCTGAAAGAACTAATCCTAAAATAGATAGACTCAGGTACAACATGGCGGGGGTACATAGCTTTCTGAAATCGTTTACGATACTCATTTATATATATTATATAAAAAAAAGAATCAGGAGTCTTACAATTATAGTAATGTCGGGGATTTTGATAAAGCAGGCTGGTCATAAGGTAAAGGAGAAGGACCCGGTGTATCGCCATTCAAACTTCCATACGCACTAGTGACTCCATATTTTAGATTATCTCCAATATTTAATACAACTGAAGGCATCAATGAAGTCAATCCAGAACCACCACGTATTTTTCTATATTTTCTTTTTGTTTGATGGATATGTCTTCGATGTTTTCTACCTCTACCTCTACCTTTACCTTTACCTCCACCATCTTGTGTAGAAATATCTTCATAATTACGTGTAGATACCATAGCAGTTTGAGGGTCAACAATGTATTTATTCAAAGAAAAATGGTTGGTAACCCCTTGTATACCTTGCTGTCCAGGTAAATTATCAGGAGTCCATGGTGTGCCAACCAACGGGGGTACTTGAGCAGGAACATATCCGCCTTTTTGTGGTTTCCCACCAGAAAATAAACAACTACATCCTCCTCTTTTTGACTTTCTTCTATTCGTTTTCTTAGAATGTTTCTTAGAATGTTTCTTCATTTTATTTGATTTGGTTCCACATGACTTTCTGGAAAACCGAACCCTCTTAATTCTTTTTTTTGAACTAGGCATTATATATATAACTAAAGAAATTAATCAATATCAACATGAGTTAACATATGTCTACGACAACATACTTTATTCAATCCAAGTTCGTCCATTACATAACCTTCGGGGGTTTTCTCGGAGAACTCTTTTGTCAAATATAGAACCTTATCTACGTCCATGTCTTTTGCCATCTTACGCTTACGAACTTCTTCTGAATAATAACGATACTTATCTGCTAAAACCATACCACACGTAAAACATTTAATAGGAATAATCATTATGACTTATAATATAATATGATGTAATATTTAAATTATTTCAATATCAATTTATTTCTATGGCTTCTAGAAATTACAAAAAATAAGTGTAAATAAATTGATTAATTTTGAAACAATCATAACAGATTATCAAACAATATTTACGATGTTTAAACTTACCAATGATATCATTGCTCAATTACCAGAAGACTTTTATAATGTGACTGGATTTATCCAAGAAGATTTTGAACTAAATACTACATATATACCTTCCTTACTTGATTTACAAAGAATATTCAAACAAGAATATTTTCACCCCCATCATAATTCTAATTATGTTCATGTGTTAGAATATTATATGGAAGAGGCCAAAAAAGAAAAAAACAATGATAAACAATATTATTATTTAGGGGGGCAACTTAAAATTACATTCGATACAAAAATAACCACGGAACTTTTAAGAGAGGTAGTTACTATACATAACCAAAGACTGATAGATTATGGAGGACCCACTAATAGCTTTGAAGCAATGTCCATTCAATCACATATACATAGGTTTGAAATATTAAACCAGATGATTTCAGAGTACTACGTCATAACTATTTCTGAATATTCTTATGCGCCTGGTAAACAAGGTTTCTTAGATTCACTATGTCATTGGAATACAAGACATACATCACAATTATAAAATTATAAAACCGAAATCATTATACCCTTGTTTGTTTTGACTCGTTTTATTTTTTTGTTTGTTCGATGTAATTCATTATGACATTTCTCACACAATGTCATCAAGTTCGCCAAATGATTCTTGTGAAATACCTCTTTTCTTTCTGATTCCAATATAAACCCATCGCTATCCGCATCTTTCTGGTATTGCATATGATGAACATCAGAACCCACTTCTTTATTACACATTTCACACATCCCCATAATTTTTTTACTATTGAAATGTGAACCAGTGAGAGAAAGAATACTCTGATTTTCCGGATGATATTTATTGCGAATCTCATGCGCCAAATCTAAAAAATCCCGTGGAAGATTCAATGATTTACATACTTCTAATCCGTACATATTTTCACCAGCACCATTTTTTAACTTTCTATCATATACCAACACATCTCTTTCTTGATCATATACTACTGTCATATGCTTCAAATGTACTTTTTCCATTTCTTCAATCTCATCATAATGAACGATTTCATGTAAATGCGTAGCAAAAATGAATGTACATTTTCTCTCGTATAATTGTTTAATACCCGCAACAAATATACTGACCGCCGAAATACTTTCTGTTCCGGAACATAATTCATCCCCTAGTACCAGACTATATTTATCAGCCATTTTCAGTATGGTCCGAAGTTCCGACATTTCCACCGCAAAGGTAGATAATCCTTTGAAAATATTATCGTTTCCTATAATGCGTGTAAAAATCTGGCGATAAGGATGATAATGAAAAGACAAACAGGGTACATACATTCCTGCCTGAGCCATAATTACGGAAATACCAATCGCCCGTATAAAACTGGTTTTTCCCACGGCGTTGGTCCCATACAACAATATACCCTTAGACTTCTCATCGAGAGAAATATCATTGGACACATATATTTCATCTTGTTGTAGATGTTCAATCAAACAATGCCGAAGACCTTCTACTTGAACAAATGAATGGTCGGACTCTTCTTGAATGGTTGGTTTACAATAATGATATTTTTTGGCTATATATGCTTTGGTAAAAATCATATCTATCAAAGTAATATATTCCACTATCTTATCTAAGGATTCATGAAATTGTATCATTTCTGTCAAAAAATCTTGGAAACATCTCGTAATGTCGTCTTTCAAACTGTTTTTTATGATACTGATATTTTTACATATTTCTTCAATTTCCTCTGTATAAATAGCATCATTTTGCGTAGTATGACTACTACATATGACGTTCTCTTTATCGATGTTGAAAAGGAACGTTTTCTTCTCATTTGTAAGTGATGATGTATAAGATAAAGAAACTGTGTTTTGTTGATTCTTTCCGTTTGTATATTTACTATTGAGTGATTTCTTTGGATCAAGAGCTTGTTTTAATAATACAGACCTTCGTTTTGTTGTGAGTAATCGTACATTATTTTTTTCCGTTTCATGTATCTTTACATATTCAGTTGTCTTGCTATTTTTTTCATATTTGGAAATTATTTCATTGAACATGTTTTTAATCGCCTCCAGTTTATCCATAGAATCGAATAATAGCTCGGTTTTATTATCTAATTCTGGATTTACGCCTTGAACAAAAAAATTATCATCGAACCCTTGAAGAGTATGTATTTCCTTACACTTGTTCAGTTGTAAGCGCGCCTCAATAAATACGATTATCTCTTGACATAACATACTAATTTGGTTGTCTCCTTGTTTTTTGTCAATATATTGAGTAATTTCGATATTATGTTGAAACATGGAACGAACCTCTTTTATTATTTTTAACCCTTCATATATTTGATAAATGGAACTAGGAGGGAGTTTTTTTAATACGATTTGTCTATACAGCTTAGAAATATCCTTCAGTTGACTTAATTTTGGTTTCAAAGGTTCATACAAATTATAATTAGACAACAAATAATCGGTCATACAATACTCGTCGTTTAGATTTTCGATTTTGGTAGTAGGGTTCAATAGGTCATGAGAGAAACGCCGACGTCCCATTGGGGTAACACAATGATTCAAAAAATGGAGGACCGATGACAAACGACCCTTGTATGAGTCGTCATCAATCATATTTAATTGTTTTAGACTATGGTTTGCTAGTGATAAACGTTCGGAACAATTTTCAACAACAGGAAGGTATATTTTATGTACCAAGTTAGGATTGTGTTGGTAAACGAAATCCAAAAGATAACAAAATGATTGGCATGCAATCGAATACTGATAAAATATGTCAAAATTGGGGTCGGTGTAAAATTGTTGTAATATATTTAATTGATATGTTTGTTTTTGGCAATTGATCGCCTTTTGAACATTGTTATTTTGTTTTTGGGTCTGTTCAATATTATTATTCGAATCCGACAACAATATTACTTTATGTATCGCCGAACATTGGATACTACAATATTGAATAATGCTATCCAATTCGGTATCAGGTAAGTTTCCTAATAAAATCAACTCACTTGGTTGATAAATAGAGAGAAATCTTTCTAGGTCATCAAATGTGGTCGGATTTTTCAAATATTGTTCGTGATACTCGTAAATGGTTGTTTTGCCTGTATAAATATCGATGTTTGATATTCCAATATGAATCGTTTTCTCACCATTGCGTGCAACTTTTCCGTCAAGCGTATATTCATTTACATATAACCATACACAAACCGTATTATTTGATATGTTAGTAGTGGTTTCTTGAGATAAATATGTCCCTGGAGAATAAATACCTGATAAACTCCGGGTCGTATTTTTCATTTGTTCGTCTTGAGTAAATACAGCAATTGTATATCCGACCTCTTGCATACGTTTTACATATTTATCGAGCATATAATGAGAGAAACCTGCCATTATTACTCCATCGGCATCTACACATATTTTTTTGTCGGCAATATTTAGATCACAAACAGAAGAAAACTCTACAATATTACTTCCTTTGATTTCTCCGGTTGATTTCTCGCGTAATCCGTATACCTCATAGAAGGCCCCAACTTGCATGAATACGATTGTATTCTCGCCATATATATTTTTATATTCAATAGTCTTATCAAAATAATCTCGTATAAGAGACATTGTTTTTTTACTATGTTACTAGTAGTCGTAATAATAATAATAATAAGAACTCTTTATTATTATTGTTATATCTATTTAGATGACACTTAATCCATTTTGATAAATATTTTTCTCGGTTTATTTATCATATCCGAGAGAATCATTGCTTTTATACTTCTATAATTAGTACCAGGCAACAAAAAAGTATAATGGTTTAGTTGTTTTAACACATATAATGATAATGACGCGTACCAAGGTAAAGAAGACTTTGCTATCGCATCTTCAACAATATAATCCTGATCTTTTTTACTGTATAATACAATTTCAATCGGGCCACAGTTTTCATTCATTTCATACATCATTTTGTATCCATATAATATCTTATTATCGCGTTTTTGTTTCCATATGATTTGTTTAAACGATGATTGTTCTACACGCAAGTAATTACAAACTTTCATTATCATTGTTTTCATATTTTCGGTAAAAATACAAATATCGATATCACTTATTCCTTGTATGAAGTCGGATCGTTGTACACTACCGTAAAAAAAAATTGGACTATCTATATGTCTACTTAAGTTGTTCATGAATGAGCGTTGACTGTAAGTTAATTTATTGTTTGTATATTCCATATTTACCGATATTCAATTATATATAAACATATACTATATTTTTTGATAAATGGAATAATATGGTATTATACAATAATATTACACATCCGTTTCAGATATAAAATTATGAAGCAACAAATCCTGACTTTTATTGTGTATATCCCCGGTAAACATCACGGACTCATAAGTTTTTCGTAAAATGTTATGAGGCGCGGTTGAACCTACTTTTAATAATCCATGTTTCTTCAAATAGGTTTTAATTTCATTTATACTTTTCTTTTTCATTTCTCTCTCAGCATCAATGACGCGTTTTCGTGTCCTATTATCTTTCAATAATATAGATACTTTTCTATATATTGTTGATTTTCCCAATGTATATTTTCTATGAATCGTTTTCTTGGTAATTTTTTTTCTGAACTTCTTCTTCTTTTCTTCATTCGGATTCGGATTCGGATTCGGATTCGGATCCGATATTGTATTGGTAATAATTGGAATAACACTATTATTATCTATTGTTGAACCAGAAACTACTGAACTATTGGATACATTAGGAGTAGTCTTCATGGTTGTTGGTAAAATATATATTTGGTTATCGGGTTTATTTTTGTCTAATACCAGGGAGTCTGTTCGCTGTTCTCTCTGGGTTCTATTTCTCAAGAGTTGTAGTTTACGTTCACGATCGTTAGAGTTATTATTTAATACATCTAAATATTTCTGAGGAATTGTGTTATTCGCATTTGTTTTCTGTGAATCAGGGGTTTCTTGTATGGACCCCATATTTCGTCGTGTATTATTCCATTGTTTATATGTGGGACGGCTTCCGTTTTTTAGACATCCATATGGTGGCGCAGGAGGAAGTGTGATTTTCATGGGAGGACGGTTCTGTGTGGAAATATTATGTTCAATAATATTATTTGATACAACACTAAGAGGATTGTTTTTTAAACTATCCGGAAGCTGTAATTCTACCTGTGGACGAGAATGTGAGTGTGTCTCAATGCTACTAAGATTTCGCAACGTTTTGTTTTTGTTCTTATTTTTTTGATGTTGATTATCCTGTTTGCGTACATTAATTTGTCTCTCTTTGGAAAGTTCGCTTAAATAATCAATGGAATCACGAAACTCATTTTCAAAATTATCGTCATCTTTTGCTTTATTATTGCCTTTTTTGGTATTGGTCGTATTAATATTATTTTCACTCGTATTACCTCCACGATAAGCTTTAATTTTATCCAAGAACTTTTTCTTTAATATATTTTTTTTTATAACCTGTTTTTCTATATTCATATTACGTTTCTTTTCCGTTTTTTTAGATTTCTTTAATCCAAACAATTCCGGATTTATTTTGATTGTTTTATTTTGAGGCATAATATATAAAAATAATAAAATAATTCGATATAAACATAGTAGTTTTGTATATATCAAAATAAATTGAAAGAATTACTATTTCTGAAGTGTGTTCATATAATATTTACGTTTGAAAAAGCATTGATGAAAGAATCAACAAAACTATCTGTGAAAAGGATGAATAAAGAGATGAAACAATCTCAATCTACCAGTTTGAAACAGAATACTTGTATTAGCGAGGGTGAGAGCGAGGGCGAGAATAAGTGTGAGAACTCATATATTGAAGAACCTTGGACTATTATTGAATCTTATTTCAAAGGACAACATTTGGAGCGTTTAGTTAGACACCAAATAGAATCTTATAATAATTTTGTAGAATGTCAAATCGATAGAACAATCGAAATGTTTAATCCTACACGCATTGTTTCTGAACAAGATTATGACCCTAAATCAGGGCAATATGCCCTTGAGATATTTGTTCATTTTGAAAACTTTCATATGTATAGACCTCAAATCCAGGAAAATAACGGTGCTACCAAGTTGATGTTTCCACACGAAGCAAGACTACGTAATTTTACCTACGCATCTACCATGACAATGGACTTGAATATAAAATATGTTATTCGAACAGGTGAATCTCTGGAAGAATGTCAAACGATACATAAGTCTATCCCTAAGATTCATATAGGTAAATTACCAATCATGTTAAAATCAAATATTTGTGTACTAAATCAATATAAACATATAGATAGTAATCAATCCGGCGAGTGTAATTTTGATGCTGGAGGATACTTTATTATAAATGGATCAGAAAAAACAGTATTAGGACAAGAAAGAGCAGCAGAAAACAAGGTATATTGTTATAATATTTCAAAAAACAGCACTAAATATACGTGGCAGGCAGAAATTAAGTCAATTCCAGATTTCAAATGTATTTCACCCAAGCAGATTAATATGATGGTCTCTTCCAAAAACAACGGATTCGGAAATCCGCTTTACATTCAACTTCCTAGGATTAAACAACCAGTTTCACTATTTATTGTATTTCGTGCCTTGGGTATTATTTCAGACAAAGAAATATGTGAATACATTTTATTGAATATAGAAGAAAAACAACAACTAGAATTATTACAAGGACTTCAAGCTTCAATCATTGATGCAAATGGTTATACTACACAAGAAGATGCCATCGAACACTTGATTTCTAACGCAATGTATACCCCAATTAATGTCGATAGAGAAACAGGTATGCGTAAGAAGAGAGCATTCACCTTAGAGATTTTGAACAATGATTTATTTCCTCATTGCAGTAATCTAGAACAACGTATCTATTATTTGGGATATATGACAAATCGACTGCTACAAGCCAATTTCGGATGGATTAAATCAGACGACCGCGATTCTTATTTGAATAAGCGCATTGACCTAGTTGGGACTCTTTTGAATAACTTATTTCGCAATTATTTCAACAAGCTAGTAAAAGATATGGAGAAACAAGTAATCAGGGAGGTGAACAATGGTTCCTGGAAATCTACTGATAACTACGAAAATATAATTAATCAAACAAACATTTATAAAATTATCAAATCCACCACTATTGAGAATGGTCTTAAACGTGCGCTGTCTACAGGTGATTTCGGTATCAAGCACATGAATAGTAATAAGGTTGGGGTAGCACAAGTATTAAACCGACTCACATATATATCCAGTTTAAGTCATGCTCGTCGTATTTCGACTCCCACTGATAAAAGTGGTAAGTTGATCCCGCCACGCAAACTACATAATACTTCGTGGGGATTTTTGTGTCCTGCCGAGACTCCAGAAGGTCAATCTGTCGGTATAGTCAAAAATATTAGTTATATGGCTCATATTACTATTCCGTCGAATAGTACGCCTATTAGAGAATATGTCAACGCGTGTATTCAAAACATAGAAGACATGAAACCACATGATTTATGGGGGAAAACCAAAGTATTTGTAAATGGTTCATGGCTTGGTATAACTGACGACCCGGAAAAGTTATTTCATATTTTGAAAGAAAAGAAATATAAGGGTATTATCAATATTTATACTTCTATTATATTTAATTTCAAAACAAATGAAATTAGAATATGTAATGATGCCGGCAGATTAACTCGTCCATTGTTGCGCGTAAATAACAATAAATTAATTATATCACCTTCAATCATTAACAAACTAAGAAAAAACGAAATCGGGTGGGACGATTTAGTAACTAATTGTATTCTAGATGACTCGGTAATTGAATATATTGACCCCGATGAACAAGAATTAGGAATGATTTCTATGAAACCCAATGACCTGATACAAAAAGACACAGACCAAACTTTTCGTTATACGCATTCTGAAATACATCCTAGCACCATATTTGGAATATTGGGTTCATGTATTCCTTTTCCAGAGCATAATCAATCACCTCGTAATACTTATCAGTGTGCTATGGGTAAGCAAGCAATGGGCGTATATGTTACGAACTTCCAACAACGAATGGATAAAACAGCCTATGTATTGAATTATCCTTTACGTCCTCTTGTTGATACCCGCATTATGAATATGATTGAACTGATGAAAATCCCTTCTGGTTCTAATGTTGTAGTAGCAATTATGACTCATACTGGATATAATCAAGAAGATTCGTTGTTGTTCAACAAAGGTTCTGTTGACCGTGGATTATTTCAAGCGACTATCTACCATACCGAAAAAGATGAAGACAAACAAAAAATCAATGGTGATGAAGAAATTAGATGTAAACCCGACTTGCTCAAGACCAAGGGAGTGAAAATAGCCAATTATAATAAGGTAAATAGCAAAGGTCTGATTCCTGAAAATACCCTGGTTGAAAACCGTGATATTATTATTTCAAAGGTTGTTCCTATTAAAGAAAATAGAAATGACCCGACGAAGGTTATCAAGTATGAAGACCATAGTAAGATTTTTAGAACAAATGAAGAAACATACATAGATAAAAACTATTTGGACCGCAATGGAGATGGATATACCTTTGCGAAAGTTCGACTTCGAAACGTTAGAAAACCTATCATTGGGGATAAGTTCAGTAGTCGGCATGGACAAAAAGGAACTATTGGATTTATTATTCCGGAAGAAGATATGCCTTTTACTAGTTCTGGAGTCAAGCCTGATATTATAATCAACCCTCATGCGATTCCATCTCGTATGACAATAGGACAACTCAAAGAAACATTACTAGGAAAGGTGTTGGTTGAATTAGGATTATTTGGCGATGGAACTAGTTTTGGAGACCTGGATGTGAAAACAATCTGTAAAGAATTACAAAAGGTAGGATATGAATCCAATGGCAATGAGATAATGTACAATGCGATGACTGGTGAGCAATTAGATTCCTCCATCTTTATTGGACCTGTATTTTATCAAAGATTGAAACATATGGTTGCGGACAAACAACATAGTCGTTCTATTGGACCCATGGTGAATCTGACTAGACAGCCTGCTGAAGGTAGAAGTCGTGATGGTGGTCTGAGATTTGGTGAAATGGAAAGAGATTGTATGGTATCTCATGGAGCATCACGATTTACCAAAAGTAGATTGTATGATGTCTCAGATAAGTACCAAGTTCATGTTTGTAAAAAGTGTGGTATGATTGCTTCATATAATGATAAGTTACATATTCATCATTGTAGAACGTGTGATAATCGGACAGACTTTTCATATGTAGAGATTCCGTACGCATGTAAACTATTATTCCAGGAACTGATTACAATGAACGTAGCTCCTCGTATTATCACGGAATCATAATGTATATATTTGAAGATGTAAGTTTGTATTTTTTTGTAAATATTCAAATCTAGTAATCCAACAAAATATAATATATTTAATATCATTATATAATATATTATGGTTTCTGTTACTCCCGCATTGAAACTTTTTTTAAAATACGTAATACAAAATAGAATACCACTTCGGATGATAAATAAAGAAAGTAATCAGGTTATTATACCTAGTATAATAATTACAAAATATGATGAAATTAATGACAAATTAGAGTATAAATATGACAAAGAAGTATCAAAGGATCAGATACCCGAATATGTTATTGGTGAATTACTATTGGATTCCAAGCTCCCCTATAATTTTGCTTTTCAAACTGACCAAGCTATAATGAACTACAAGAGTCATATGGAGAGTTATGATTATATTTCTATTAAAAAAAAAATGGAGAGAGAGGAACAGAAGGCGAAACAACAAAGAAATAACCCAATGATTAAAAGTGCTGGTGGTGGAAAATCCATCCATATAAAACCCAAATATTGCTGTAAAACATATAAGAAAAACAACAAATGTACTCGCAAAACTGATGGGAAAACATTTTCGCTACCTCGTCGTTTTACACGCAATCAATGTTTATCAACGCCTAGAAAGAGTATGGGATTTACGATGCGTTCCTCTTGCGCTCCCTATAAGAATTGTAAGATGCGTAACACGCGTAAAATGCGTAAAATGAAAGGCGGAGAAAAAAAAAAGATGTCGACAAAACGAATCGCAACCGCGGTTTTAGCCCCTAACAAACATAAAGTATCGGGTATTGTTTCATTTACAGAAAAAATAAAGGGAGATAAGAAAGATTGTTTAAGTATTCATTACGAAATACGGGGATTGAAAGATGGGAAACACGGGTTTCATATTCATCAAAAAGGAGATTTAACAGATGGTTGTCATAGTGCGTGTGCGCATTTTAATCCAGGCAATCATAAACATGGCGGTCTTTGTTCAAAAATAAGACACCTAGGAGATTTAGGAAATATAACATCCATCAAACAAGTAGCAAAAGGAACAATTCGGGCTTCTGGTCTTTCGTTAGACCCACGCAAAAAAAACTCTATTATTGGACGAATGATAATTGTTCACGATAAAGAAGATGATTTAGGTAAAGGAGGAGACAAAGAAAGCACGATAACCGGAAATGCGGGTGAACGTGTTGCATGTGGGGTAATAGGTATTGCGTAATCTTAGATGGCCTCGCATAATTAGAGAATTACATATTTTTTTCTTTAATTATACAAATGGCAACTAGGAGAAGACATTCAACTAAAGGAACCCGTTCCAAGACACACAAGGGACGTAGAAATTACACCACTAAGAAGGGAGATAAGGTATTTCACCGCAAAGGACATAATGTTCACAAGAAAAGAAAACCTTATACAAAGCGTGCTAAGAGGGGTGGAGGGCCGGCGGGATCCGCCACACGAGGGTGTCTAAATCCGAAGTATAATATGTGGAATCCATTAAGTAATGAGCCACAATATATCCAGATACCAACCGTTCTCCCTTGTCCTAAGATATATTAATTTCTAACTTAATATATTTATACAAATATTCATATAAATATGTTCTCACAAATCATTATACTTTAAAAAGGAAAATAAATGATAAAATTTAAACAATGTTTTTATTGTGATAGTAATAAACATAATGTAGAAAAATGTATAGAAGGGGAAGAAGTGAGCAGAACAATTATGTATTGTGGAGAAAATAAACCCAATTTCGAAAAAATGAATAAAAAACTGTTGAAAACACTGATAGTTACATCATTTCACAGTATATCGAATGGTATATCAAATACTAATAATCATCTTAACGAGATTATAGTTGATAGCGTCTTATATAAAAGCGAGTCCTTTCCAAAGAAAAAACATAAGGAACTGGTTGTTCTATGTTCCGATATATGGTATTATTTATATCATCAACGCAATATATATGATTCGTGTCCAATTTGTTACGAAGAAATGAACCAATATATGCCTATTAGTATGACCAAATGTAATCACAAAATATGTACGAGTTGTTTTGTTAAAACAATCCAGTTCCAAACTATGAAGTCAGAGGGAGGAAATATTCCATCATGTCCGATGTGTAGACAGAATATTTATTGATCATGAACTATATATAAACGAAAATAAGTATTTAAATACAATATTACTAATTTATTAGTAGTGGTGTAATATCATTACTCCAAATCCGTAATGTAGTTCATGGATGGTGAAAAATAATCTCTCATAACAACAAAATAAAAAATTAATATCACATAACAACAACAATTATAAAAAACAATCATCATTATCACCAAAGGATATGTACTACATTACATAGGGTTCCTGTGACCGTTTAGGTAAATGTGTCCTACTAGTTATTTGGCTGAAATAATATCGTAAAATAACGTCTTCATTTCTAAAAGTTCTTATGTAAATTATTGTATATAAATACCTAAAATCATCAAGATAAAACTAAAATAAAAATGAAACCACGTATAGATAGAAAAATCTTTCTATTCAAAAAAAGAACAATTAGAAGTAAAGGGAATATTTAAAGAAAAGAATTATAATTAATATATTTTGAACATTTTGTTCATTTGCAGTATGAGTTGATCACTCATTTATGTGGTATATAAAGTATGATATATTTTTGATAAATATTATGCGATTAAGTATATGTAAGACGTAGATACTTAAAACTATAACTACGTCTTGGTATGAAGGTAAATGGACGCATTTTCAAATCATATCGTTATATTTATTATGAAATATTTTGCGCACAAAGTATTTCATAATATTCATCAAATGTTTATGAAGGTTGTCTATAGACATAGTCTTTATCGTCTTCATTGTCTTCATTGTCTTCATCGTCTTCCTCATTGTCCTCATTGTCCTTGTTAATCAAATTATCTTCTTCTCCTATATTATCACTAACAGTACTATCAACCACCGCCTCACTGGTAGCATTTTTCTTATTATAATAACTAGGAAATCGTGACCTAGTAGTCATGTCAATCTGTTCTGGTTTTAAATGATATTCCCATTTATAAGGCTCCAGATTTTTATAATCATTTATTATAGTTTCAATATTATTACATTTGATATTACACGCATTCATATTCATATTTTTTGGGTCGTCATCCTGGTCATCCTGGTCACACGAACCATCAATATGTTGAATTAATTTATTAATACGTTTGTTATTTTGTGTAATGTCTTTGGTATTATCTCCTACACATTTGTTAGCCTTCTTTGGGTCTGGGTCATTCGGAATAATTTTAATATATCCTTCACCTAGTTGTTTTTTCATAAGTTTCTTATGCTTTAAAATCATATATGGTTTTAGAGTATCAGCACGTTTTCCTAAGTCTCTAACCACAGGTTGATTCGCAAAATAGGGGTCCTTAGCGTCAGTTTCTATTTTATAAAAAGGTCTCCTAACAGTCCCCGATAACCCTCTCCCATAATCACTCCATGTTTGCTTTTCAGGTTTTATGTATGTAGATGGTTTACGCCAGTTATTTAATTGAGGACTACCTCCTTTCCGTCGTCTGGTTTTCTGATTTTGTTTTGATGATATACCTCTTTTACGATTGTTGTGTTTCTTTTTACTATTTATCTTGTGATATTTGTTGTTATAGGATTGTCGTCTAGTTTTATTTTGTTTTTTCTTATTGTGTCGTCTATTTTTTTTCGTGTCATTTTTTTTTAGTTTTTTTGTCATAATGAAAAGTATATTATTCTTATTATATCGATAGAAAATATATGTTATTGTCACATTATTAATACATTAATCTTTATTATTAAGGAAACTATTTTGTTTGTACAATATATATGGTTCACCCAAACACACGAATTAGCCCCCTTGGAGGTGGAATACACGGATTTATCCCTAAAGCATTAATCACCACCAACAATAATAATAACTTTGCAAAAACCCGGTTTCTCTTAAAAAATGGATGGAATACAAACAACGCAAAGAAGGTAAATAATCATCAATCTGCTACCACCCCCTTTCGTGCGATTAACAACGCTGGCGATTTATTGAGTCGTCAAAACTATTCTTGTGGAGGACCTACTCAGTCATTTCAGAGTCGTCCTGGCATGCATGGATTGAAAAATGCCTTTGGTCACATCAGTTCTAGATGTGATAACTCGGGGGCAGAAGCGGCATCATGTAATGTAAAGTATGTATATGATAGTTCTGATGTTATCCGATACAAGAAACAAAAGGCGATCAACAAAAATTACAATGATTTAAGTTATGGAGGGAACCAATACTCGGGCGCTCAAAGCGCTATCCGCGCCATCAGAAGATATTAAGAAAAATCTCGGGTTATCAATAAATTATGATATTATTTTCATATTATATTATAGTATAATACGAATGACAACAATAGCATATCATCAATATAGTAACATTCCAAATATGGGTGGCAGTTACGCTAGTGCTCCCGTTATAGGTCCTTTAAGCACAAATAAAACACCTCTACAAATGGGTGTTCACAACCGCGGTATTTTGTCTGGAAAGCACCCTAATCCTCCACAATATTATCCTTCTGATGGGGCTGGAACATTTTCGAATGGTCGTCATCAATACAGACGTACCACCCAGTATAGAGAAGGAAGAACTTATAACTTCGGGAGGGGCATACAGCAGATGTCTTCGGATAAACCTGCCGGAACCTATTATTCGGGAGACCTTCAGAAGCGTTTTAAAGTGTCTCAATTAGTAAAATATGTTCCTCCAGCAGACAGTAGTCTGTATATTTCTCACAAGAAAAGTAATGCAATTGGTAAAAGTTCTTTAAAACAAGGATTGCCTGATAGCACGCCTTTAGGCTATAAAAGTTATAATCAGAATGATGTTAAAAACGCATTGAGATGTGTTCGCGGTGGTGGAAGTGTGGCACCTGCAAAAAAAGGAGCGATTGCCAACCTTTATAAATCAATATCCCCTTTACGTCCTACTTATACTGATCCTCTATTCAATACGTATAACTATGTTGAGCCTACCAAAAAAGCGGTCACTGATAAGAAGAATATATTTTCCTTTTCTAGTGGATATCCACAAAGTGGAACAGGATACACTCGTATAAATACAACTGCGATTGCAGCACCGTGTCATTATGAAACCTACACTAATGCAATTAATGCGATTAATCATTCTACAAGTTTGGTTGAATTAGAGAAGATTGTATCATGTGTTAATGATAATACAATTGGTGACTACGAAGCCTTTTTTGCTGCGTTGAATGATAAAATACAAACTTATTCGTAGTCAATCTTTCTGTTTGAAACCAAATACTTTAGAAACTATGATATTATATTATTATTATATCATTATTATTTATATTAATGATATTTACAACAGCTAGTATGTTAAATAGATGCGGAACAGTATCAACATCAGGGGTAGGAGTAACGAATCATCGAATAAAGAAAAGACGTGCCAGTCATAAGATGTATACAACTCTGAGAGATTTAACTAATTTAAATCCTCGTAAGGGTCCTATTTCAGAAACATTCAATATTAATAATAGTGACAGTTGGTATGTTTCATATCCGGATGATTCATTAAATAACTTTACCGTAACTTTAAACAATGGAGTTTGGTATGATGGATCAGGTATGTATACACTTAAAAATATACCAAATGGGAGCGTATATGATATTTTTTTCTATTTTCCACCAACACAGGATATAAAACAAACTATACAATCTATCGATGATAGAACTAATTCAATTACATGGGTTTTAAATGTTGAGCTACCGGGCTACAGCACAATTGTTTGGACGCGTCTATAGATAATATAATTTACAAATAGCATATTATTATATTATATTTTATATTATAATTTCTCGTTATAATATAAATGCGTTGTAATAAAAAAGGTGGAAAAAAAATGAAAGGCGGAGATATGACCAAGTCTTTGAATGTTCCTAACTTAAATATTGATGGTAATGGTGAGAAGAACCCTAACTCTATGAATATTAATACACAAAATAAACTACCGGGAGAACCAAAAGGAGCCTCTGTAGTAGGACCAAAAGAAGAAGACCCAGAGGAAAAAGAAGAACCAGAGGAGGAAGAACCTGAGGAGGAAGAACCTGAGGAGGAAGAACCTGAGGAGGAAGAACCTGAGAAGGAAGAACCTGAGAAGGAAGAAGAAGACGAAGACGAAGAACAAGAATCTAATCCTGAAACAAAAACAAAAGAAGATTGCGATTGTTCAAAACATGTATTAGGTTATAAAATTCCTTTTTTAGGAGGAGGTAGAGTAGACGGTTATTCTTTTCAACATGACTTATCTCAAAAGGCGGGCATAGTGGGTGGTCGCAAGAGAAAAACAAGTAGAAAGATGAAAAAGAGAAAACCTAAACATCTGAAAAAGACATCGAAAAGATCACACAAGAAAAAAACCCACAAGAAAAGAAAAATGATGAAAAAGAAGAAACGTACGAAGAAACGCTAACTTCTCTCTTGGTTGTATAATTTCATAATCAAAATGTATAATTAATAATATTTCTGTTATACATTTTGTAATTGTGTATGTGTATACGTACACTTATTTTGGTTCGAATATAAAATCATCGTGAATATTTTTAATTAAGGTATAGTTCAAAGATAGAATATAGTTTATAATTTCATTTTGTGTTGTTGTCATATTTTCATTTTTTCTTTTATTATCATCCCAGATTTCTATAATTATAATGGGTCGGTTTTTTTTTATTTTCTCTTCAGCACCCAATAAAAAATCATGTTCACTCCCTTCAATATCAACCAACATTATATCAAAATTATCTATTTTTATATTATCCAGTTTGTTCATTTGATTTTTTATTTTTTTATCGGTTAAACAACTAGAACGAATATTATGTTGAATATCGTTTTCAGTAAACACATGCATACCACCTGAGTTATTTTTTACTCTATTTACGTTTTCCACCGGACATATTTTATTTTTACTCATAAAATATACATCTTCTATACTATTACCTAACGCTAATCTAAAAGTCTGTATATTTGAAATATTATTTAGTTTAATATTTTGACGTAAATGTACATAAGTAGATGGATATGCCTCAACAGCAGTAACTTTATTGATATGTAAAGAAATAGGTAAGATTACTGTTCCAATATGACTACCTATATTTAAAAAGTGAGACAGGTTTCTTGTTGAAATATATGATTTAATTAAACTGAAAATTTCGTTATTCCACTGATGTCCACTTTGTACTTTTTGTTGAATTTCATCGTTGACGTTATGTATAATGTACTTTACACCATTGACCAATGGTGATACAATTATATTGTTACGTGTTGTCTTCATTATATGATATATATATATCATGAGAATATATATATATATATTTTACGAATGCATTTTTTTATTTCATAAAATAGGGTAACTCGAAGAATAAGTTATCATATCATCCTAATTCGTTTTCTCAATAATTCGATATACAATATATAATATCAAAATGGCAATACATACAAAATATAAACGAACCAAATAGTCTTTAGGAATAAGAGGAGTGGAAGAACCCATAATATTGTGTGAGTCTAATATATTTGATGGTGTTATACTAGACGTAAAGCCTTCTGTCATATTATTTATATCTGCAGTAGCTACATAATGACTTTCTTGACCACGTTGATTCTCATTATTAATCGTTTCTAAAGTTACATTTTGACATTCTGGATGTTCACCCATTACGAACCCTTGTAATATAGAATAAGGATTTAATTTACCCATATTTTCCATTGTTCCTGGAATGAGTCCTTCAAATGAAGTGAAATCGACACCCATTGCGGATGATATAAAAGGAACTTTACCTGTGGGAACATTATCTATGTATACATATCTATCTTTCAAATCTCCGGTATCTTTGTCTTTACATTTACCTGCCGTTTTCATAAAATATTTATTTCCTAAAGGTTGTCCGGTTGTAGACGCTCCTTTTCCAGAGACAAGTACTTCTACATATTGAATAATACCATCAACGTCTCTAGCTAATGTTTCTAGATTTCCATCAGCAGACATACCAATTTCAGATGGTTTTTTGATATTTTTCCAATAAGGATAGGACGGTCCAAGTAATTTGGCTTCTACTCCACCGGCATCTTTTGAAGCAGCATCAAATATATTCATATGTTTAGATATATATTAATACAAGATAATATTACAGAAAGAAGGGGCGAATGAAAAAAGAGATAAATCGACTAGATAATATCAATTATTTTTTTCCAGTCCCGGTCCCAGTAATATTATGAGGGGTGGTTCCAGCAAACTGTGTTGCAGCACTTTTTTGGGCCATCGACATTTTAAAGATTTGTTCCGACATTTTTTTTATGCTAGCAGTATTTTCCTTTACTTGAGGAGGTAGGTCCTCCAAAGTTGTTATTTTTGATTCTAATACCTGGATATTACCAGCATTTTTATTTGCGAGTGCTGGTATATTTCCAGCGGAATATGGTTGATATGAATTGGTGCTTGACATCCCTTCTTTTACACATGGATTCCAAAAAGAATACAAAATAAGATACAAGAAAAATACGATTAATAATATTGATAACATTAGTATAATATATTTAGATTATTTTTCATAGGAGAATAAAATAATCTCATTTTTATAATGTTTTATGTTATAATATTTTATGTTATAATATTATATATACTATTACTATAGCAACTATGTCATCAGCATTCTTTCCACTCGGCATGAACTCATATAACAATAGGTCCAATCCTCACAATTTTCGTCCTACAAAAGGAACAGGTGTTTACCAAAATCCATCATCAATTACTGCAGGTAATATTCGTCCTATTACCAATAATGATTTAACTAACTTTACAACTTATAAGCATGGGTCAGCGCGCCCGATGAAACATTATAGAAAGGGTATAGTATCCAATATTCCTACGGTTATTTTGGATCCTTGTTGTCCTGATTTTGATATAGTCATTAATCAAAATCGGGCTAGTAAAAATCAAAGAACTAAAGGTTTATTGGGACAATTGATGGACCAACCTGGACGTAATTTTGTACAAAATAATATTCCTAATTAGTATTATTCGTGAATAAAATAGGCGTACAAAATATTGACAATATATTATTATTTAGTTAAAAATAATGTATCGTAATATATATATAATCAATATGTCTAGTGAATATCAATATCCCATATGTGCTACTAGTTCTGGCATCATTGCCATTTCTGGATACTCGCCTACACCGAACTTAACAATGGATCCTTTGCCTGTAAGTCAAAGCCATACATTATGTTGTAATGAACAACGCAAGGCACTTCGTCGTGTTCGTCCTGCTAGTACTATTATCAATAAAGATTATTATACCACCCATCAACAATATAGACAAAATCGTTGCCAAACATACAAACAACGAGCCTTCAACTTTTATTCAGGTGGAGGTAATCCAAATGCTCTTGCTGGCACTCCCACAACATTGTCAAATACATATGTCGCTAATTGTTACCCTACGAAATGTCAAAGTAATTGTTCCAAAGTTATTTATAAACCCAGTAATCCTCAATTCGCCAAAGAAGGAGGAGTATCAAGTAGCACTCGTACATTGAAATTGGGCCTTACCACTGTTGAAAAAAATGTATTCTTCAATAATTTATTGAAAGGAAGTGGAAATAGATATGAGAATCGTGGAGGAAAACCATTTGTGCCTTTTATTCACAAATCGAAGTCTGTACCATGTGCCCCTCTTATTTCACGAACATTTTATAAAAAACCTACTGGAGGAACTGGTGTTCATAAGTCTTGTAGTTGAACAGTATAACAAAACAATACTACTATCACAAAATAAAAAACATCTGATTAGATATTTTTTATTTTTTTCTTGATTTTTTTTTGTATATTAATTCAGTGTCAAAATTAAAATCATTTTGTCATAACTTGATTATAAGGAATATTATTATGTTGACACCATTGTGTTGATTTAGTAATGCTCATTTTTTTATAATTTTCTATTCTTTCAAATATATTCTTTGATTTACAAATATTAATCATTTCGTCATATTTATCCAATGTTTGATACGCGGTAATAATATTAATCTCCTCTAATTTGTTCAATAATAATTTGGGCAAACTATTGTTTAATAATGAAGTAATATGATTTTCTTGAAAATTATCTACAATATCATCACAAAATATAACTTGTTCTATACTAGTTATCATATCATCTTTCTCTATAGAGCTTATGCGATTATTATATTTTTCACATACGATAAAACGCTCTTCTTGAGATGAAATATGAGGCTTACAAATATATACTTTCTCATATAAACTGGTTAATATATACACAACGTCCAAAAATGGTTTATAATACAGATTATTTAATTTTAAAATGAACCTACCACCTTCTTCCTGATAAACTAATATGTAACGCAAATACAATGCGAGTAGTTTGATTTGCTTTTGTGTGTCAATACTGTGGATATTATTTAAATAATCCAAGTCGAAATACAATAAATTATACTTTATATTGTGTTTCGTATATTCATTAGGTATAGGTATATTATATATACTTTTATCTTTGTTTGTAATACTTGTGCTTAATTGAGTAGATGAAATATAATGAATATTGTCATTGTAAGAGTTGCGTGTATGTTTGATATAACTATAAAAAGAACGACTATCATCATTGATACATAATATGTTAATATTAGAATAATAATTATATAGTTGAGATAACATATTGTTAATTTCTATCAAGTTGTATATTAACAATGATGTGCTATTTAATTGGCTTACACAATTCACATTGTCATCGTCATTATTATTCTCATGTATATGTTGTTTATAATCAGAATATATTTCAGTAATATTATCATTTTCATCTACATTTTGCTCATGTATATTTCTATAAATAAAATCATATGGATTAACTAGTGAAAAAATGTAATTGATATTATAAATAGCCATATCAATCTTCATTTTCTCTATTTGTTGGTAAATATCATTCAAACTCATTACTACACTATGTGATATATAAGGTAATAAATAAGAATCATAAATGTGAGTAGAATAATTTGGTTTTATCAATGGGATATTATATTTTTTTGGTAATAATGTGTAATAGTTCATTACGTGTATTGATTATTATACATTATTATTTCTAAGTCTTTTACACCTTTTCTCATTTCAAACGCCGTTTAATCATTTGAAAATAATACTTTACTTTCTAATATAGGGTCATGCACATAAAAACATTTTGGTATTACACGAATTCCATAATTACCATTTATTATTTTTATATTTATTATTTTTAATGGTTCTGTTATATTATTTTTACATAATTCCTTTATTTCACTATTTGGAACATATCCAATAATTTTATCATTATTCATAATAGAAATCGCAAATGGGTCATATTTATTATCTACTTCGTGTTTCATAAGTAATTCAGTATCATATGTTATATTAGAACAATTTTCTTTATAAAAACTAATACCTGAAATTAAAAATGATTTTTCAGGGAAAATAATTTTATTGCCATAATATTGTTGTGTGAAATGACCATAAATAGACATTTAATATATTATAAATAACATATTAAATCTTTAAGTTAATCGACGTTTGAAATGTTAAAAGGTGTAATTCTCCACTAGAATTATTTTCTTCTTTAGTCTTTTAGTTTTAGTTTTTGTTTTAGTTTTAGTTTCCTTTTCTTTTTCCTTTTCTTTTTCCTTTTCTTTTTCCTTTTCTTTTTCCTTTTCTTTTTCCTTTTCCTTTTCCTCATCATCCTCATCCTCCTCCTCATCATCACTATACGGAATATCATTTATAACTGATTCGTCGGCATCTAGTTCTTCAATAGAGTCAATTAACGATTTTTCAGTATCCACATGACTAACCTTCTTAAAGACAAAGTACCTATTCAAAAAGGATATCTTCTTTTCATAAGAGGACATTTTATTTGCGTCTCCATATTCATTTTTCATTTTATGATTTCGCTTAATCTCGTCTTCCATAATTGTATACAACTCGCTAAACATACCACTACCATTAGGTAATCCAATTAATTGCGCTTCATCACGTTCAACAATCTGAAAGCCATAATTTTCCATAATACGTACAAGATAGTCAAAATTAACTAAAAACTCTGGAAACGCCTTATTAATTGTTTCCTGAAATACATTTATCTCATATCCTAGACTTGTGATATCATCCTCAAAAACATCTTGGGAATATTCTTTTCCAATTTCCCATATTTTGGTATCTCCTTGGTAGATGCTTACCGTTTCACCAAGATTCTTATTCTTCAACATATTGAATACAGATTTACCATCATAACAAGTACCTACGAAATATCCCCCTAACTTTGTACATTCAGCCACGTTTCTGATAAAGTTTTGAAAGGTAGTTTTATTTTCAAAGAAGTAATGAATGGCAAACTGACACGAAGATACATTAAATCCATCTTCTCCTTTTCCATAATATTTAACTACCCCTTTTCCTAATTTATCTGAATCACGAGGACCGTTTCCAAATATTGCTTTGGTTATTTCACTAGATTTATCGTTTATCATTGCTTGTCCACTACGAATATTTGCACTACTATTTCCATGAACAAAGACCGAATAGGGAACATCTTTGAATTTCTTTGAATAATTCAAAAACCGAGCACACGCACCATCCATTCGATTTTCAATATTATCTTTAGATACATCGATTCCGAATACAAATGATAGTTTGGATGATATCCATTTGGATATATCCCCCCCTTTTCCACAAGCGTAATCGATTAATGTATGACCTCGTTGGGAAACACTTGTAATCAACAACTTTTTTACATACAAGTTATGAAAGTTACGCATCGCTTGTGTTTTCGTATTCTTTGTCAAACGATTATAATAAATGTCACTATCAGCTAATTGATCAGGTATATTACTTCCAGTTTTCAACATGATATCAGTAATTGGATTATGAATAGAATGCCAGTTACTATTCGCCACATGATATGCATTTCCATAATTCTTTACACCTCGCCGAAGTTCCGCAGTTTTATCATATCTGACTCTTAGTGGAATCCATCTCCATCCTGGTTTATTATTTATTTCATAACGAAACTCTACAATCATCTGGTCTCCAAACACTTCGTCCTCTTCTGTAAACATCTGTTCGACTCCTCCATCATCTCTTTTTAATACCACATTTGCAATACCTGCTTCATTATCACTCGGATTAGTTGGATAAAATTGTACTGGTTGATATTCTTCTTCCTTGTCTAAATTATCATTTCCATATTTCTTAATCTTACCATCGAGTATATCTTGACAAGGATTTATATAACCATGGTCGAGTTGATTAAATCCACAACGTAATATCAATGTTTTATACTGGTCGATTTGATTGACTGAATGTGTGTTTAAACCCTCTTGGAACAAACTTTTAACTTCTTCTTTTTTATTTACATCTGTCTTAACAGAACACAAGAAGTCAACCGTATTGTATTGTGGCGGTTTCCATTTGAAAGAATGTTCCCAGGTTATTTTACGCAATGGTCCAGATTTTCCAATTTCATCCGCACCGACACCCATACTTGCCGGCGTAAATATCAATCCATCTGTAGTATATTCAAACAAACCATCTTTTTCCTTTGTTAAAATTAGATTACAACCATCGAATATATTATCTCTTGAAGAAGTGGGATAAAACTGCTTTACATCAATACGGATGGGACAGATTTGATTATCATTCACAATTGATTTGGGATGTAAGTTACCTACTACTTGTTTTAATATAGGTAAACGAAACTTATCTGTCTTCTCTAATTCTTCTTTCGTTTGTGGTAAGAAACCTAACATCCTAACGTCTTTTTTATTCACATAATATACATCAAAACAAGCAAATAGGTTGATAAAAGAACCGTACTTATCATGTAAAATTAATTCTCCATCGAGTAAAGTATGAAACATGTCTTGACTGGTTGTTTTTGCTCCGGTAAAGATCACATCCATACTCGAGTTAATCAAATATATTTTTCCATTTGGTGAGATATACATAAGATGTCTTTCTCCATCAGCCTTATCAGTAACTGTATATTTATTACGTATGTTGGGAATATTTGCATTATCGTTTACAGGAGCAATATTTTGAATTTGTAAAGTATATGATGACGGACCTACAAAATTACTAGGTATGAAACTTCTGTGTTTATGTTGGTAGTCTTTACCGTGTAATAACTTCATATAATCCATCGTTGTATCATGTAACTCATTGTAAGAGACTGGATAATTACTTCCTTGTAACCCCATTAGAATATACTTAACCGCTTTTCGTATTTGGTTAGCTAAATCCTTCGCGGTTTCAATAGATGTTCCGGGACCAATCCTTGAATTATCTACCTCTAACTCTATTTCATAGGTATCAGGTTTATTAAATACACCTGACTCTTCCGTTGTATACGACAACAATAACTTACGGTCGGTTGACATTCCAGAACTTTTTACAATACTAATATCAACATTTATGGGCAACTCTGGATGAACGAAAGTGACGCGATTTAAGTAACGATATGATTTTTTTGATTTGTCCCAGTTTTCTACCGTATCGCGTATAATACCGTTGTGTTCACTCATTTTCATTTCTGTGTTATAAGTAATTCTAAAGTTAAAGTCATTGAAATTAACTGGTCGAACCTGTTGGTCACCTTGTTTATATCCTTGTTTTTTGTAAAACTCTACACCATTTGAAGAATTATAGCTCGACATTAATTTCTTAATATCATTATGTTTACAATATTCTTGAATACCGCGAAATCCGTTTATTTCTGTTCTTATGTTAGAAATCATAAACTTACCCGCTGTCGGATTCAGATATTCATTTTGAATACGCATCATATAGTTTCCTTCTTCATTCTTACTATAAAAACCTAATGATTTTAACTTTCCTATCACATTATCATAATCGATTTTTGATATACGTTTGATACCTTTTGTTCCAAACTTTACTTCCAGCTCATGATTTAAATTAGAGTCTTTTAGAAATGGATTATTTTCCCAATACATATCAATCATTTTGTCCATCTGTTGTTTTGGTGGTTTATTATCATTTTGATTACGAGAAAATGATAAGTTCTTATCTGGTTTATCGGTCATACTTCTAATATATTATAATATACTATTTTTATATAATATCATATTAATCAATTTTTAAATGACTATTTGATAGATTTCTTATTTGCTATTGTTTTTCTATTATCATCAGTTATAGTATCCTGAAACTGTATCAGCTCAGTGCGCATAATAAAATCTCATACAAGTCTTTTTTGTTTTGTTTTGTTAAATCATTTGTTTTATCTAAGTCTAGTTGTTTACATATATCTATCAATTCGGAAACTTTATAAGAACTAATTGCCTTTATTGGTTTATCTACACTTTCCCATGAAAAATATTTATTCTTATAGGCATCCAGCTGGTCATCAGTAGTATCGTTTTCAATTACATAATGTTTTTTTGGAGCATCTTTTTGATGAACCACATTTATTTTATTAGCATCATTCAGTATCAATGGAAAACATTTACGATTATGAATAAATAGTACGTTTATATTAAACGCCACACATAACGCTATAAATGTTTTCATTCCAATAACCTGTTTGTTTGCCAATTCGTCTTCAACATGTTCGGTTATATTACGTATTTTATATGTCTTCAATGCTACTTTTTGTTCTCGAATCTTCTCAATATAATTAAACTTCAGGTTCTTTTCATTGACAAATGACCGAACTCCAGGCATCTCATATTTTTCTACTCCTTCATACAACATAAAAAAACACCAAAATAACGAATCCTTTTCGTTAGGCTGGTAAAATCTCGGTTGTTGATAGTTATCAACGTTATTAATAATTTTATTTTTATTTATATATGTATTTTTAGTAGCAGTAGCAGTATTATTATTAGTCAACGATTCATCTTTGCGACTGTTATTCGTAATTAATGTTCCCGACAACATATAATCTTGTAACTTTACAATTACATCATTATAATTTATAGAACTCATATTCTATTGTTAGTATTATTCTTATTATATTACGTCATCTACTCTTTATTATCTTTTGTAAAATATGTATTCTTACAGTCCTCTTGTTGCTTCTCTAGTTCATTCAATGTATTTTCTTGGGTGTTTACATAATTCATATATGTCTGTAATTTATGAATGACTGTTGATTCAACCTCTGTAAGATTAACATGTATACCATATTTATTTTCATTTATCATATTATTATTATGTGTATTCAGAATGCGAAGAAGTTCTATTTGGTTAAACTTATTCATATTTTCTATTTGATCGCGGATATTATTCAATTCGGACGTGCTATATTCGATTATTTCTGATGGCTCTTCATATTGAATTTCTCCTTCCATACTCATATAAAAAATATATTGTGATGTGTTTATATGTTTTTACAAATTATTATAAGACAGACTCTATATAAATCAAAATCATATATCTATCCTAATACTAACTTAGGTTTAGCATTCGTTTTTCTTACAACCTCTCCACTTCTTTCTTCTATTAAACTAGCGATTATGGATATATATTTATCATTTAATTCAAATCGTTGACCAATGATGCGTATAGATATTTCGTCACCCTCTTTCACTTTTGAAAATGCCGAACTCATATAATGATGATCGCGAGTAATAAATATGACAACAGGACTCGGATTTTCATTACTAATTTCTGCTCTAATTCCTGCTTTCGTTATATTCTTTGCAGTACATTTTAATAACATTCCTTCGACTGGACAACATATACTACATTCAAAGGCTACATCAAATATAATATTGATATCTTTGATTTTTCCACTTGAATAAGTTATCAACTTTGAGGATTCTGGTTTCACATAACCTTCAACAACACATTTTCCTTCGTAATTTTTATTAATATATGTTTCCAATAGTTGATTTATATTTTTTCCTACGTTAATCATAGGAACACAAATTGTACGATGAAGAAGTGCCCTACTAAATAAAATATTGTTATTAATAGGTGGTCTTGATTTGTAAGATTTATCCATATTATATACTATATATATATCGCTTTATTTTGTTTTCCATATTAGTTTTTACATTTTTCAATTTTTATATACTCGTTAGAAATGAAGGATAAATGGGTTCTCACAATCACTCATGTAATTCTTTTTGTAGTAATATTGATTTTTCATAATTGAAAAACCATAATTTATCGTCCTTCTTTATCATATTATTATATCTAAATAACCATTCCTCTAAGGCACATAATTGTTGTTCTACCATACCCTTTGTATTTTCTTTGTTAAACTTATCATGTCCTATCAAAATATTCAATATATGGATCTTATCTGATTTTGACGTATCTCGACATCGTTTGCCTGTACTTTTACCTACCAACTTAAATCGCACCTTGAAATCCATATTATTAATTTTTATATTGTAATTGAAATATCCATTCACTTTACTAATTTCATATTTTCTTAAATCTTCTAAATATTTGGTAGTTTCCTTTTCAACATCTTTGACATCTTCAGGTAACGCGTTTATCCATTCTTTATTCTTTAATATTTTTATATTTAACTTCGTACCATTAATCATAATCATCGCAGTCTCTCGTGATGTTTTAATTATATTTGTATCCAGATATTCTTTTACTTTATATTCAATAGAATTAGGATTCATATCACTAATATTGTATATATAATTCATGAGTTTTAACTTTTCACTAAACACTAACATATCTACTAAATGTTCTATTAATAACACTAGCACGACATCCTTGTTCAGTAATTTGTCAGAAATAGATTTACGCATAATATAACCACAATGAATATACCAGTTTTCTTCTCCTCTCGAAACATCATACGAACGTGTTTGGTCAATAATGTTTTTGACCGTGTCATATTTCATTTGAATATCCTCCATAATTTCCAGTTCACCAATCTCATTTTGTTCTGTTGGTTTCATGATAGTTTCCTTACCAAGTTCCTTGCTAGATTCTTTGCCAGATTCTTCGACCTTTGTTTTCATTTTCATTTTTAATTTCAACATATTATGTTTGTAATCTAATGGTACGCTTCTCTCAAATAATGGAATATTTTTGTCATCTAAAACGGTAGGCTGGAACAAGTAATATTCTTCTATGTTTACTAGATTTCCAGAACGTCCATATTTATCAATCAATATTTTGCTTTTATCATTAATTAGATGTGTTAGAGTAGCATATATTTGTGAGATAGGATAAGCTCGTGGAGTATTTATTTCATGTAGTAATTCTGTTTTTTTATAGAAAAAACGGTCTTGAAATAAACTCTTCACTTTTTGATACAATCTTTCGGCATTTACATTGACAAACGATTCTGTATATGTGTATTCATTTACTTCATCTGAAATAATATCCTTATCTGGCATACACTTAAAATCACATTTCATGTAATCACAAGAAGAAGAATTATCCACATCACCGACTTTGAAATCTTTCAATATCTCACCCGAAGAGAGAACTTGTTTTACCTTTATGGAAGTTCCTTCTTCTATTTTTTCTTGTGTAAAATTAGTTTGGTCATGATTCAATAGACAATCTACTGCAGTTTGTTTTAATAAACGAGTAACCCTACCTATTTGGATTGCCTTGAATGTCGCTAATCTATATACATAGTTATCAGCTGTTTCTATATTTGAGTTATTTCTCAATAAACTGCCGTATAGATATAATTGAACATTACGTTTTTCAAAGGGTAATAGTTTGTGACTACCGTTTCGAACACCTCTGCCTATAATTTGTTCAATTCGATTCATATTATACCATGGGTCTAATATATGTATTTGTCTTATGAACTTGAAATCAATTCCTTCTGAACCAGCACGAGATATCAGTATCACTTTAATTTTATCTCCATTTTTATTATTATCATCAGTCACTGCTTTTACTTCATAATCATTGTCTGGAGATAATCGAGGGTCACCAGTTATCATAATATATTTTGCGCTATGAACCTTCTCTCCCTTTTCAATCGGTTGCATGGTTTTTGAACTCACTGGTTGAGAAGGTGGCGTTTTAAACAAACTTGATGCATTCTTTCCATAACGAGAAAATCCCATTTCTTCCAAAGCCAACGCTAATGGAATAATTCCACTATCAATATATTGACAATAAATTAGAATAACACCTTCAGAGACCACTTTTTTGGTTGAATATATACTATCACACACGTTTTTAATCTTTGCGCTATAAGTACCAACTTTGTCTTGAGAAAAAAAACGATTATGTACTTGTGAATCTTTCACCCAATTTGTGTATTCAAAGTTTCCTTTCATAGGAGGTGTCTTTGTATCTGTAAAGGCCATTACTTGTTTTAATCCCGTTCGTCCTATAAAATCGTATTTTGTATCTGTTATCATTACATTTTCATTCTTTTTAGATTTATCATTTGTATCATCATTCATTTCTATATATCTATCCAAGTCTTCGGACGGATATACTATAGTTAATGCCTCTAAAGGTTTTTGTAGTAAGGTAAATCCAAAAGAGTTCAACTCTTCGAATCCAGATAAACCTTGTTCCTCTTTTTGATTATGAAAATTATTAATTATCATTTGATACCCTTTTTCTTGATACGGGCCTACAAAAGTTTCATATATAGATGTTTTCAAAACGTCATTCATGACCTCGTCTACATTAATTTTTTTCCCATTTAATTGTGTTGTAGGATACTCAATATTATCAAAGGTATTTCCAGGCGAAAATATATTCGGATATATACGGAATGGAAATGTATAAGGGTTTTCACCTCTTACAAAAGATACATATCCGGTAGCTTTTCTCAATAAAAGTTCTTCTCCTTCATTTTCTTGTCCTTTTCCTTTTTTGAAACTTCCATCTTTCTCAAATACATCTCTAGTGTTTAGTATTCCACGTCCATCATTCATATTCATCAAGTTTAATAACCAAATTACTTCTTTATAACTATTATACATTGGAGTAGCTGATAATAATAATAAACGGACATTTTGGGTATATAAAACTACCTTTGTCAACATAGGAGCTAATTTATTATCTTCATTCAAATTATGAACTTCGTCGATTACAATTAAACGTCCGTCAAACTCGTATTTCATATTTCGTTTTTGGACCATCTCTTTCTCTTCTTCTGAATCGAACTCTCCACGAACTTGTAATACTTTTTCAACATAATTAGCAAACTCATTGTATCCCACAAACATATAAGAGTTATTAATGATATTGTTAATTTGTTGGATTACCTTTTCTCTGGTTATACCCTTCATGTTCATTGGGTTAATCTCATTTAATAATTTATTTCCAATACATCCAGTAATTACCCATTGTCCATCTACCTTATTTAACTTTCGCTTATCAAACAATTGTAATCGGAAATTATCTTGAACATTGGGCGATGCAACAATTAATGTTCGTTTCTCAATTCCCATTTGATTTAAATAATCACGCTGTTCTTCACAAACACCTATCGCAGAACAGGTTTTTCCTGTTCCTAGTCCGTGATACAATAAAAGACTGTTATAAGGAGTATTATATGATAAAAAGTTTTTTACAAATAATTGATGAGGAGCTAATTCAAAGCTAGCATTGTTCATTATATTAGATTGCTCTTTGATTTCCATTATTCTCCCATCATACTTTGTATCATAAAACTCTTTTTTCTCTGCGATTTTTATTATAAACTTAGGGTCGTCTAATTGCGGATATAAAATATCTTTATTCATAATTTTATTTACTTCATTCATACTCTCTCTATCTCCATTTGATTCAGATTCTTCGAGTTCTTGAATTTGTTGTCGTTCAATAATCTCTTTTTTTAATTTGAAATTATTACATTCCTTACTTATTTTATCGCTATCACAATTATTTTTCATATATTCATCTTTTAATACATCTCCAATCATTTTTTCATTTGTTTCATTTTCATCACTATCACTATTACTTATTTCTGAACGATTATCCATTACTTTATATCTATATTATATTATGAGTATTATGAATATAATGTATATTCCTCTAATACTTTATTAATATGTTGTATTATTCTTTTTTTTTCTAAATTATCATCTCGAATTGACTCTAGACAATTATGAATATTTTTCCATTCTAATTTACTAACTTCTGATTCCTGGTAATTATCCAATAAATTATTTTCTTTTTCAGTGGTTTCAATAAAACCTAAATAATATTTGTGTTTATATGCTCTATGATTCGAACCAATAAATAATTCTTCAAATGGAACCAGATTATTTATAATATTTAATCGAGAACTAGGTATCCCAGTCTCTTCAGAAAACTCGCGCATGGCACATACCAGCTCCTTTTCGCGTAAATTACGTCTGCCCTTTGGAAACTCCCATTCCTGTTCTGTCCACTGTGTATTACTATCGTCTAATAAAGTATCTAATGTGTAGTGATTTGTACCAATATTCATACCACTTTTTATAATATGAAACTTTTTTTGTGAAACCATTTCTTCATTCTTGTATTGATTGGTATATTCCCTTCCCCATAACATTTTCCAACACTCTTCAAAACTATGAGTTCTCAAGCGTTGCTTTTCATCTAGAGACATTCCATCAATACACTGTTTAATTCGGTCAATATTATATAACGAATATTTGCCACGAATAAAATCAATATATCCGAATGAATCTTTTCTTCTTATCATCAAATATTCATACTTATTCTCTTTTTTATTTTCGTGTATGGCTATAATACCATAGCTGATTATAGGCAACTTACACTGATGAAATAAATGCCCCAACTTCTCACAGTTGGTACATATATTTTGTTCCGACTTATTTTTATTCATATCTTGTCTGCTCTTATTCATACATTGTTTTATTTTATTCATAATTGTATATAATAAATAATTATGTTTAAACAAGTATCTTTTAATGTTTAATTACTATAATTAGTAAGAATGAAATTAGACCCTACCATATGGGGACCACATTACTGGTTCTTCATCCACACAATTGCGTTCACATACCCGACAACACCTAACTCAGTCACGAAAAAAAAATATTATGACCTCATACAAAATATGCCGTTATTTATACCCACACAATCTGCCTCGAAAACGTTTGAAAGTTTTTTAAACTTGTATCCAGTAACTCCTTATTTAGACTCCAAAGATGCATTTATTAGATGGACTCATTTCATTCATAATAAAATAAATGAAAAACTTGAAAAACCATGTATTTCTCTTAGCTCTTTTTATAAAACGTATTACGATGAATATAAACCTACTAACATAAAAATGAGGGAATATTACAAAACGATTAGCAGGTTAATTTACGTGGCTATTTTATTATTTTTGATAATTATCATATACATTTTGTATAACAAATAAAATATAACAAGTATATATAGTAAAAAATATGACTACTCAAAATAATCAATCTATGCTCATTGGAGGTAAAGTAATTGATGCAGGTGGTTTTGGATGTGTATTGTATCCTTCCATACCATGTAATAATAGCAACAAGGTTAACAAAAAATATGTCACGAAACTTATGTTAAAAGAATATGCTGAAGAAGAATATGATAAAATTAATAAAATTCATCGTATACTAGAGAATATACATAATTATCAAAAATATTTCTTAATTAATAATATTTATTTATGTACTCCCTCACATTTATCAAAAGATGACCTGGTATTGTTTGACAAAAAATGTAAACCTCTTGTAAAAAATAAAATTAACCGAAATAATATTAATCAACATCTAGACAAATTATATGCGCTGAATATGCCTTATGGCGGAACTAGTCTAGATAGCATATTAGAACATGGAGCATTATTTAGTGACATTTATTTATTGAATATTCATTTAATTCAATTATATCAGTATGGAATCATTCCTATGAATAATAAACATGTATGTCATGGCGATTTAAAAGCCTCTAATATTTTAATATTATCAGAATCGCAAAAAGACCCTATCGTTCGTATGATTGATTGGGGTATGGCGTTTACTAAAAGTAATACAAGTCATTATAATAAATATACCAGTTCTTTTAACTTCAATATTATTTTTTCAGTTTTACTCATGCGCGACGATTTCGTTAAGAAATATAATTCACTACTTGACTCTAATAATACCACAGCCATTCAAATATATGAGATTATCTTTGCTCGGATAAACAAAGAAGAAAGTGGGTTGAAGCTATTAAATATGATATTTAAAATATTATTCAAAGACACTTCATACTATGAGAAAGTATTATCTACTATTCCTGACAAAATGAAAAAACATAAATATCAGTATATTGTACCTTTTCTCCTTCATTATAATTATCAAATATTGAAACAGTTTACATACAATCAAAGATTCGATGCTAATAAATATTTTACGGAGGTCATGATTTATAACCTTGATGTTTGGGGATTTATTAGTTGTTATTCCTATCTTGTTTTGTCTTATTACAACAAAGTACCAGTTGAATCGTATGATTTAAAAATAATCAACGCAGTTCGTCAACTATATATGGATATCCTTTATTATCCTACTACTAAAATAAATCATAATGTTATTATCAATCATTTAACAGATATTACAAATATATATAAGGAATATTCCTATAACAAAAATGATGTTCTATATGATCATGCTAACAAGTCTTCATTACCACTCTCTAAAACCATTGTTAATACCCTCAATACAACGTATACACATAAGAAACACACTTCTAACTCTACAATAAAGCAAAGACATAATAGACATAGACATAGACATACGATTACACTTAAAAAAAAGAACTAAATAAATTACTAACAAACATTATTATCTAATTTTATATAAATACTATATTATATGAAATTAGAAATTCTTATATTTGGAGTGACCGGATTTTTTATATTCAATACTTATCACGATGGAAAATATAGCAAACTTTTTTATAAAAATAAAAAATACTTACAAATCGTATTTTTTTCATTTATTGGACTATCGTTATATTTGATGGCAAAACGCAATCCAAAACAATGTAAAAGTATGCTACTCAACGCAAATAATATAATTAAGTATATGCCAATTGATAAAACATCTATAGACATGATATCGCCTATTTTAGACTTTACAAATAATAATAATAACGAATCACAGACAAACTTTATGCAAGAGTTTAATCAAGAAAATACACAAATCAACAACCAATACGAGAGAAAAATCCTACAATCGGGAGGGGTTTCGAACGGTAAAAAAGGCACTAAACGTTCAGTAAGTGAAACAAAAAAGAAATATGTCGCATCGCAACAGGGATGGAAATGTGGGGAATGTAAAGAGAAGTTGAACGCATGGTTTGAAGTTGACCATTGTGTACGATTAGAACATGGAGGTGGGAATAATGTTGAAAATCTGGTGGCATTATGTCGTGAGTGTCATGGTTGTAAAACTGCTATGGAAAATATGTAATTTTCAATGTATACATATTTTATATAATTTTTTATTTATTATGATATAATATAAATAAAGAATCAAAAAATAACATGAACTCTACTTTATCTTCTGATAAAAAAGAATCATATCCTTTATTGCGGTCAAGCTTTTTTATAAATATGAAAGAGACATTTGTATTGTTTTTATACATAATTATCCTTATACTCATATTTACATTAGGAAATAAAAAAGCAATCGACCATTATGCGATAGGTATTCTACTTGCACTAGTTCCTATAGGAATATTTTTATTTTATTCATCACTAAAAACTATTAATACTGGAATACATTTATCATTTAATATGAATCTTATGAAATATAGTATCATTTTTTTCTGTCTCCTTTTGTTTGTAGCTATATTTTACTTCAGTAATCCAGGAAATTATGTAGAACAATATTCAGGACCGTATATGTTGTTTACCTGGCTACTTATCTTATTCGGGTTCATTTTTTTACTCACATTTGTAAACTTTCCAACCACAAGTGAAAATGGAATAGAAAATACAGGGATATTTCGCGGATTTACATTATTTTCAATAATAAATGTGGTTCTTTTTATTGGTTTTATTATCGCAGTTACATACTATTTAAGCACAATCCCTACAAACACTAGTGACTTTACTAGTATAGCAGTATTGTCATCCCTTCTAGTCGTTGTCTGGTTAATATTTACAATTATGGGTTTAGGTGTTCCTAATACAAACCAGTTGAACGCAGAAGAATCTCAACAATCCACCTTTTCAAAATATTTTCTAAATGCGTTGTTTCTTGTTACCGGATTGACTACTGTAGGCCTTTTAATAGTATGGATCATCAATAGTACAATAATGGGTGGTAGTTCAAGTTCTACATGGAGACTAGTTTTGAATATTTGTGTTGTTTTAGCAGCATTTGGAATATTTTTTAAACTATTATCCAGTACTACGTATTACAATAAATCTCCACTTCTGAGACTCATTTTAGATTCGGTATTTTATATTCCATGTTTGGTTGTCAATCTTGTTGACCTAATCGTTCAATATATTTTGGGACCTATTTATCATTATCTTATGGCACCTATATTCAAATATGGTTCCAAATATGGACCTCAAGGATTAAAAGCAGCAAAAGGTGTAGGAACAAATCTTTATAATACTAACAGGAGTTATTATATCATTTTGTTAACTACAATCTGTTTATATTTATTGAAATATATCGTATTACCTTATACAAATAAGAAAAAAGCACAAAGTAGTGGAACCCTCATCGTAAACAAACCAATTGCACTTAATGTGGAAAATACGTTGGGTGGATACAAGGAATTAAATAATATTCCAGATGTCATACCCAGTGTTCCTTCTACTTCATCAAAACCTTTCCCTTATAATTACCAGTTCGCCTTGTCATTTTGGTTACTTTTTGATGGAGTTTCCAATCAAAATGCCCCTAACAATATAAATGATACAACTGTGCTGAATGTTTTTGATATTATCAAACTAGATTATAATTCTAAACTGAATACCTTGAAGTTTAACGTATTGAACAATAAGAATAGTACTGACTTCATTTATCTTTATGGGTTGGAAAATATTACACAACAAAAATGGAATAATATCATATTGAATTATAACAATGGAACATTAGATATCTTTTATAATGGAGTATTGGTTAACAGTGCTAATAGTATTGTTCCACAAATGTCTTATGAAAATATCACCAGTGGAAGCGGAGTAAATGGGATTGACGGAGGTATTTGTAATGTGAACTTTTTTAATAAAATATTAACCAACACACAAATATATGATATTTATAATAGCAACAAACTAGCCAACCCTCCAGTAATTCCATATATGAATTATACAATTATTCCAGTTGAAAAAAGAACACAACAATCAACCATCACTAACGATGTGAACGCCTCTTCCAATATTAATATTAATTTACCACTGAGCTTTACAGACGAACCGACCGATATTACAGTTGCTGATGGTGAAATATTAGCTACTCCCGACAATACGTTTGATACAGATTATTTATCGTTGAAATGGTTCTTTACCAATAATGGCAATACAACAGGAGGATTAGAATGAGTAATTTGATAAATATAAATATAATATGTCATATACTTTGGATATCAATCATAATATTTTATATAGGTAATATATAAATATTATGGGTGTTGAGACTATTATAGCAATTATCGCAATTATATTACTTATTAACTATATTATCAGCTATATTTTTAAAACAAAATATCTTGCGGGTTATAACAAGGCCACCAACACCACTACAATTGACGCGGCCTCATTGAATGATAACACATCCATATCAAACCCTGTCAATTATTCTATGTCTTTATGGATGTATGTAAATGATTGGACATATCGGTACGGAGAAGAAAAAATAATTGCTGCTAGAGGATTTCCGATTAATAATACTATTCTTTTACCCTCTCCTTCTTTAACTTTAGGGAGTATTGAAAATCAGATGATTATTCGAAGTAGTTATTATTTACCAGATGGACCACCTCCATCTAGCGCTACTGGCGCAAATACTACATCTAACTCGCCTATCACCCCTGTTATGTGCGGGGTTGGTTGTAATCCCATTGATGAAAGTGACCAGAAATTATTACAAACATTGGGAATTAATATGAATAATTTAGGACAATCAGAAAATGTTATCTCTAATATACCATTACAAAAATGGATAAACGTTATCGTATCTGTATATGGACGCAGTATGGATGTATATCTAGATGGTAAAATGGTAAATACATTTGTTATGCCCGGTATCTCTGCGGTCAATAAACAAGCAGGATTATCAATCACCCCTTTTGGTGGATTTTCTGGATACACCACACGAATGCTATATCTACCCAATAGCGTGAACCCTCAACAAGCATGGAATATTTTTAGTGAAGGATACGGAAGCACTCCTGGGTTAGTAAATACAAAAGTTAGCGTATCTTTCTCAGAAAATGGTGTTAGTAATGGCACCCTGACATTTTAATTCATCTTCATAAAAATAATTATGCGGTAAATTATTATTTTATACAGATAATATATAAAATAATAATTATATGAAGACTTTTACCATTATATTACTTATTGTAATCATTTTAATTATTTATTTCATTTATCAATACATTCAATCCAGTCGTACATTAACAAATATTATGGATGCTAAAAATGAGTTCACTATCTTAGCAAAAGACCTCGTCACTACAAAAACGTCTACCACTAATAGTTATTCTATATGGATGTATATTGATGACTGGACATATAGAAATGGAGAAAAAAAAATAGTATTCTTACGAGGCAAACTAGATACTAACAATGACCCTATCGATCCTTGTCCATCTGTACATTTAGGAGAATATGACAATGATTTATATGTTCAAATGACTTATAATGATAGTATCACATCCAGTGTCAAGATTCACCATTGTTCTGTATCCAATATTCCTATTCAGAAATGGGTGAATGTAACTACCGTTGTAAGTGGGAGAACTGTTGATATTTACCTCGATGGAAAACTAGTGAATACTTGTCTTCTTCCTGGTTCAGTTCACATTGATAATACGACAGATGCGTATATTACTCCCGCCGGAGGATTTTCAGGATATACCAGTAAGTTCCAATATTATGATTACGCATTAACTTCCAAAGAAGTATGGGATGTTTATACTAGTGGTTATGGTGGTAGCTCCTATATTACAAGTCTATTGAATACGAAAGTTAATATTTCTATTTCGAATAATGGTGTCGTAGAAAGTGCATATACTATTTAATGTTTACTTTGAAAACCTATATTTTTATTTGTTTATATATTATATACAAATAAAATGAATACAATAGACAGTTCAATCGAAAAAACAACTAGTTCATTAGCAGGTAAGGCTCGCGGTAGCGGTATTACTGACTTTATGAACTCGAATAGTATCATTGCCCGAGTGTCCTTTATTTTATTGATTGTGTTTATATTCATTATATTAAGTCAAATCATTACCAATATAATTTCTTGGTATTATCAAACAGGTTCCTCTCCTCATTTACTTGATGGTATGATTAATGCCACTCACAGTATGGTCATTTCTCAAGACCCGAATAACGCAAATGCGATTCCCATTACAAAATCAAACAATCAGCAGGATGGTTTAGAGTTTACATGGTCAACATGGTTATTTGTTAATGATGTCGCACCTAATAGTACATATCGTCACGTATTTCACAAAGGGAACTATACAATGAATGCTTCGGGGTTGAATGCTCCTAATAATGGACCGGGACTATATTTGACACCAGATACCAATAATCTTGCGGTTGTCATGAGTACTTACGACAATTCGCAAGAAGAAATTATTGTAGAAGATATTCCGTTGAACAAATGGTTCAATGTGATTATCCGTGTTACAAACCAAACGTTGGACATATATATCAATGGAGTTGTTACTAAAAGTTTAGTATTAAGAGGTGTTCCTAAACAGAACTATGGCGATGTCTTCATTGCCTCCAATGGAGGCTTTGTCGGTTATATCTCTAATCTGTGGTATTTTGATTATGCGACCAATGCTAGAGAAATATACAATTTAGTACAAAATGGTCCAGATACCACACTCGCAGGTTCTTCAGCCGTATCTGATACCAACAGCAATTATTTATCTATGAAATGGTACTTCTCGGGACAAGGTGACATGTATAACCCTTAAGTTACCACCGTCTATATAATTCGATATCGTATATCGGTTCGTTGGATTCTTTTGATATCATATCTTCTCGTCTACTGGAGATATGATAATATGTTATGAATGATGAATTATATTTTGTAATGTATAATTACCTGCGTTTATGATGTCTCTTTGTTTTTTTTGATTTTGTTCCCTTTCTTTTACGCATTGTTTTCCTTAATTTCTTTGTTTTCTTCTTACTGCCTCCCCTTTTGGCGGAGGGTCCTTTTTTCACTATAGGTTTTGACTTAGACGTCCACCGTGGATTTTTTATAGCTTCACCACCTGGTCCACCTTGAACCTTTACGTAGTGACTGCCTGATTTAATACCAGGATTTTTTGGGGTCTTATTAGTAGCACGACTACTCATAATACCGATTCTATATTATATAGAGCTAATTTTATTTTTTTACTACAAAAAATTAAAAATAAAAATTATTTATTGAGGTTTTTCTAATATATACAAGTAATTATATTCATATCCCGATTTAATCATATCAATTTTGCCTTGAACGATGAAACCCACATTCTTTGCCATTGTTAATATATCATCTTCAGAATCCATATATAAAATATGTTCATTTTTACGGAATGTATGGTCAGTATCTTTATTTTTAAACCTTTCGACAAACTTTGCGTTTTTCCCGTCCATCTCAAAATTACTAATGTATTTAAAATCGTCAAACGTAACTTTGCTGTGGGTGATACGTTCATCCGCATAGCGTTGAGGAGTTAACATCACTAACGGATTTGCTGGAGGAATTATGGGGTCAAACATAGAAGGGTCAACTACATGAATAACAAGAGACCCGCCAGGTAAGAGCCAATTAAAACAATTTCCAAAGAATTGTTGTTTATCCTTCATATAATACAAGGTAAAATACAAACATAATATCTGGGTAAAACTATGTGGTTGGAATGCGAGAGTATTCATTGCGTCTCCAAGAATGTATTCATGATCAGGATAGGATTTATTAGCTTGTTCAATCATAGACGGCGAGTTATCTAAACCTACCGCATTGTATCCCATTTGATGTAGCATATCCACGTGGTGTCCAGTACCCGAACCAATATCTAGGATACGACTAGCTTCATCAGGTTCCACTGAGTTTACTATCCTACCAATTTCATAGTCGTTTTTTGCTTGATTGAACACCAGAAAGTCATAAATATTGGCATAAAAATTGTCATAGATTTCATCTCCTGTTTTGTATTCAAATGTCTCGGAATCAATGAACCCTTCTAACTCTGGATTCTTTTTAAAAAAGGAAGCAATAAGAAGAATAAGGATGATTATAAACAATAATTTACACCATATCGAAGGCTTTTTTAAGTTATATGTAATCATATTTAAGGAGTGTTGAATAATCGAAGAAGATTTAGTCATAATATAATGATTGTCTATATGTATTAATGTTATTTTTTTTATTATAATATAATTTATGAATGTGGAAATAAAAGATACGCGAGTGGAGCAAGATTTTCGAAGTTCCAGCTTTTCAGGATATAAAAAATGTGATGTGAAACGTGAACTGCTAAAGAGTTTATCTCTATCTAAAATAGAACCGGCGTGTTATTGGTCGGCTGAACTGATATGTTCCGGTCATTTCACTGATCTATGGGAAAATATCATATTGTTTTATAGTAAAAATATTCACATAGGTAACCCTAAACTAGCTATTTATATAGAATTAAAAATACGACAATTCAAGGAAATCGTTCATACAGGATATACAAACAATGAATTATTGATGCGAAACAATGAAAATATCCGAGATTTATTTGCCGAATTAATTTGTATTTTGTGTGTTTCGTCAAAAAAACATAGTTATGATTCAATTCAAATTACCAAAGACGCATATGATTTGACTAACTCAAAAAACTTATTAAAGGCTCCTTCCATCGAATATGGACGCAAATGGATACAGGAAGGCGACCCCAAAGGAATTATCATATCTATCAATGAATTATCATACCATTTATCGAAAGAAGGAGGAAACACCTTGAAAGCTTGTTATTGGGTAGAATGGATTATAGAATATTCCAACATTTGTCATAAAAAGAAAGAGGATTGTTTGATAGTCGCTCGTAATACGATTCCAGTAAGTGAAAAAGACCAATGTAATTTGGTTTGGTTGATATGGGATGTCTTTAAAGGTGAAGCAAAAACACGTTCTAAAATGATGGAACGAATCGTTGATAGTTTATTACATATTTTTACCTTGCGATATACAAGTGCGTGTAACAAGAGAAGACGATATATCATGTATTTACTGTGTTCGATGTTTTGCGACCATGTCGATTTAGAGCAAAATATAGTCAGCGACCCCGATAAAAAAATGATCGCAAATATTACAAAAAAAATAGAAAATATTTATAAACAGATCAAGTCAAATGAACATATTGATTTGTCTTTAGTGGACTCGACACCGAGAACAGAAGAAGAGAAGACAATAAAAAAAATAGAGATATTCAATGATTTCGGAGGAAAATATATACCTAGAGTGTAAAAATAATATAATCTATATCTATAATATAACATATAAACTACCATGCCCTCAACTCGTATTCGTAAAAAAGAAAAAAAAAATGTAAATAAAACTCGTAAAAATCACAAGTCATTGAAACATTTTCAACAGCAAGTGACCATTAAGTTTTTAGAAATGTTAAATACTATAAAGTTATATCATTGGAAAACTCATAGTTTTGCTACTCACGAAGCAACCGATGATTTGTATGCCAAGTTGAACGATCATATAGATACCTTTATGGAAGTTCTATTGGGAAAACATGGTGACCGTATTCATTTGAAACATGTAAAAAACATCAAGCTGAAAGATTTTAATTCTATAGATGAACTCAAGAGTGAATGTATGAGTTTCAAAACCTATCTGGTAAATATGGACAATAATAAATCATTACACACCATGTCAAATAGTGATTTGTACAATATCCGTGATGAAATATTGGCAGATATGAATAAATTTATGTATTTACTAACATTCAAATAAGTAGTCAAAATAATTAAGGTTATAATAAGAAAAATAATATATTTCTTTTTATTATAGATGAACACAAACAGTAACTCTTATACTCCAGAAAACTTATTATCCTCTGCATACAAAGAAACCGCAAGTATTCCATCTTCGTTAGGAAATCTTTATTCAGGCTCTACATTGGAAACACCGTCAAGTCCAGCTAGCTGGTATTCAAATATTTCATGGTTATGGATTGTCGTCGTCATTTTGCTACTCGCATTGATCGGTGTAAATATTTTTGTTTATTTAGCAAAAGGAACAGATAGTCTCAAAGATTTTTTAAGCCCCACACTGAAAAATATATTCGGAACATCCAGTTATGTAGCTGGAGAGATAACTAAAGACCTAGGTTCTGTTACTGCAGGTGTAGCAAATACAGGTGGAGAGGTTGTAAAACAAATAACGGATACATCAGGTGGGGCTTTACAAAATGTAGGGAAAAAAGTATCTTCTCCCTCCAGTAATATATACGATAGTGCATCACATTCAAGTAGTCATCAAGGTGATGCTGAATATTATGAAAGTCCTCAATGTAAAAAAGGGTGTCCTACCGATCCCATGTCCGATGATTCTGAAAGTGCGATTCAGGCAAGTAAGACAAGTATCAAGGGGGGATGGTGTTATATAGGTGAGGATAATGGAGATCGTAGTTGTATTAGTGTCAATGCGAATGATACATGTATGTCCGGGGATATTTTCCCAACCCGAGATGTGTGTATTAATCCGAATCTGCGTAAATAAATTATTCTAAGGATTGACAGGGGTTACACCATTAGCACTCGCAACAAACTTCGCATTGGTAGGCCACTTCTCAGACCCGGCTAAATAAGTGCGTCGTTGTTTTGGGTAGCTAGTAGGTAGCGATTTATCATAACAAAGTCCAATCAGAGGACCAGGAATATCAGAATCCGTAGATGGATAACAAATACGATTTTTGCGAGTACTAATAACGTCACCTGTACAGAAGTCCTCGGTCACTGAACAAACCAGCGTTCCACCATCAGGTATGGTGGTTTCTGTGGGTGTCGGTATAGTGATTACAGGCGGAAAGAATGGATTTGTCAGCGGAGGTTGAGGTTGAACAGGTTGAGGAGGAATCACCGGGATTTTTTTAGGCACGTTTCCCCCTGTATAATTAGGTGGAACCAAACTATTATAGAATGGTGTGAATGGATTACATGCGACAGGTGTAGATCGAGGAACATTGGTAGTAACAAGAGAACCATAATTGGTCAAACGTAAACTATTAACATTGAAGTTAGTGGAACTTTCTGATTGTGAAGCATATGCCTTTTTACCATTCCATTTACCTGTGGCTATTTTAGAATATATTTGATTTCTTGTCAAATTAGAACTATTTTTTTTATATTGTAGAATGTTTCCTTTTCGGAGTGACGCTATTGCGTAATCACTTCCATTGACTAAATTATTGAGATCATTGTCAAAACGATACCATTGTTTAGTAGGATTGGGGTTATACTTAGGTCCAAAACACGACATAATATATTATCATAATATTATATATTTTATTCTATAATTATATAATATAGACAACAAATGGATAAAATGAATGAGGCGTTTGAGAAGGACCCTCCACTCGACGTTAATAAAAAAGCGAAAACCATATTAACATACGCAATCGCAAATGAAGATTTCATAAATAATGCCAAAAGGAATGAAATGAATGAAAGGAATGAAATGGATAAGGCGTTTGAGAATGACAGTAAGATCAAACTTTCCAAAAAAGATGAAAACAATCTCAAGGGTGGTACTCGGAATAAATGTACAAAACAAACAACAAAGAAATACAATAAGCGTTTGTCTCCTCCTTATCCCGCCAATGAATGTAAGGGCATGAAAAAAAAAGGCAATAATGGTAAGTTTTGGGTATCTACCCCTGATAAAAACAAAGTTTATAAATGGACTCCTATGAACAGTATTAAAGAAAAGAAAACAAAAACAAATAAGAAAACAACCAAAACCCGCAAAAAAAAAGGAGGATATAATTTTATCAGTAACCAACAAAATACATCAAATATAGAAAAGGTTCATTGTAGTCTTACTGACCAACAACAAAATGATATCCAGAATATATTTATCGAATATACAACAAAAGAACACAAAAAATACATAGATTATTTAGTCTTAGAATTAATATTTAGAACATATGATTGGGATAAAAGTAAGTTACCCTTACCCGGAGGAGATATTAAATTTGATTATAAAGAACTCAAACAATTTCTTATTGACAATGATATATATAAAATAAACACAGACCAAGTTATAACTCCTACAGAAACACCGCGTTTGTATGATATACTTAAAGCTATTGAACAACACTATCCGAATATATATAAATATTATACTCCATTAAAAAATGATAGCAATAAAAATATTTATAATAAATGTAACAAATTAAATCAATTACGCGACCAATGGGAAAATACTAAAAAAGAAATGAATACAACATATAAGAATGATTATAAACAACATACCTTCAAAAAAGGTGTATTCTCTAATAAAACACGATACATATCTTTTTTAATAGACAAATATTGTCATGATATATACCCTTTACAAGAAGGTGATTATATACCCAATGAGATTCCCGAAGTTTGTCACTAGTTTGATGAGTATGTAAGAAATGACCCAAAACATGTCACCAATATGGAAAAAAATAATATTACAATATAGTATAACAAAATGTCGAGCAATGAGAATAAGAAGAAGTATAAGAGATTTCTGGATGAAGATCCAACACAAAAAGAACTAAATATACTTGAAGCTTCCATAAAGTACGAACGTCAAATACAAGAAGCACAAAAGAAACTAGAAATGAAGGAAATGGAACAGGCGTTTCGTGCGGACTATGAGAAAAAGAATATGATCAAACTTTCCAAAAAAGATGAAAACAATCTCAAGAGAACGGTAACGGGTGGTAGTCGAAAAAAATGTGTAAAACAAACAACAAAGAAATACAATAAGCGTTTGTCTCCTCCTTATCCCGCCAATGAATGTAAGGGCATGAAAAAAAAAGGCAATAATGGTAAGTTTTGGGTATCTAAACCTGATAAAAATAAAGTGTATAAATGGGTTCCTATGACCAGTATTACAGAAAAGAAATCTAAAACCAAAAAAAACAGGAAGACGTTTTTGGAACTATACAATTTTAGCACTAGATAATCTCATAGTGAATAGTTTAGAGGATATGAACATCATCAAATATATTTAAAAGAATCGTGTTATGATTATCAAATGGTAGATAATAATAACATTCACAACATAACTGATTCATCAGTTTCTATTGAAAATAAATGGTTTTCTAAAGGGTTTCCTTCCATTCCAGCATGGGGATGGAACAAGGCAGAACCAAAACAATCCCTTTATGACATTGACATGGCACATACAGCCAATACTTTTATGTTGAATCTAATTGAGTTCGTCCATTGGGCTCCAATTATTCCAGCGTTTCTAATGGCTCAATCGATACTCAATAATAGCAATAAATGGACTGTTTATTTTGATAATGACCAACAAAGAACACTTTTATTTCTTCTATCTCCAATAGTCGCCTTTTTTGGCGGTCTTCCAGGGATCATGATGCATACATACGAAGGTTGGCAAGTTGCCCCGTTTGATAGTCCATTACGAGGAGAACTAGAGAATACGAATGTGGTTGTTTCAGATAAAAACAACCAGTGGCTAAGAATTGTTGCTTACTTTTTCATTTTCAATATGCAGTATATTGGATTACAAGCTTTCTCCTATGCCGTATTGGGACCTAATTACTTTTCGGGTTACTTGAAAGTGTTATCCGTTTTGGGCTTCTTTATTGGGTATCTAGGCACTCAAGAATATAAGGCTACGTTTTATTTTCAATGGGGCAATACGACTGGTGGCTCTACATTTCCATTAGCTTGGACCACTCTAATACCATTTATGATGTCGGCATCGTTGAATCTTTACGCATTTTCACACTTAGGTACCTTCGTATATCCGGGTCCATTGAGTATATTTAAGTCCTTAGCTCCACCAATCCTAATAGCATTGGGAGGCGCTATTGAAGGACTATTTGCCGAAACGATTTTTGACCAGAAAATACACGCATTTGCAGTGATTCTTTTCAACACAGGATTTTGGCTTCAGTTGAATATGATTCATAATGCGGGTAATATGCTTTCTCATTCGTGTAGTAATAACGAATTATGATTATGCAAAATGTATTATAGTTTTCTCATAAAAAAATGCTAATGAAAAAACGCCGAAAACGCCGAATTATATGTGTATAATAAATGAAACCATATATGCGTTCGTTTGTTATTTATTATTTTCATATTTGTGACGCAAATAATAAATGCTAATCAATGCTAATGAAAAAACGCCAAAAAACGCCGAGTTATGTATGTATAATAATTGAAACCATATATGCGTTCATTTGTTAATTATTATTTTCATATTTGTGACACAAATAATAAATGCTAATCAATGCTAATGAAAAAACGCCAAAAAATCATAAAAAATGTTTTGGGCAAAGTATTTTCAGCAAATCAAAAATGGACATTTTACACCCTTGAACATTTCAAACGCCGACTTAATCTAAATATTTTTAGATGTTCTTTTCCTTGTTGAGGAGCGTTTCCCTTTTTTTTTAATTGTTTTTGTTTTTCTATCAAATAATTTTTGTATATTGGGAAACTTTTTATTATGCTTTTTATATAGTTCTTTAATTTGTTTCAAATTATATTTACTTACTAAAATAAACGGTTTAACCGTTTTATCTTTATTTTCAACTAAATAAAAATGTAATTTCATGTAATATAATATACATAATTCTCTTGATATAATATGATTTATTGGAAATTTTTCTGTTATAATTTTTTTTAATATTGATGTATCAGGTAGATTATTTATTATTTCTGAATTTTCATTTGATACAGCAAATGTTTTTTTAATATCATCAAAAGTATATTCTTTCATATTTTTTATTTTTGTACTAGCATATGTTGGAATATTATGTTTATCACTTAAAACTATTCTAATTGGAAATACTTTTTCCAATTCTACTTTTTTTGAATTATTTATATATAATTCAGGTTTATCTATTATGTAACGAATAAAAACATCATTTTTAAATAATGAATAGGGTTCCATAGCCATAGAAAAATAATGACCTTTACATTTATAAAAACAACCAATTGTATCAAAAAATCTACCTAAAATGATTTGTTTTTTATTTTCAAAGAAAAACTCATCAGGTTTACAAGAATTAAAATCATTTTCACATTTAATATTTAATTCTTTAATTTTTTTAGATTTAATTCTTTCAAAATGTTCTTTTTCAGGATTAATATTATTTAATAATAATGATAATTCACTAAAATATATTTTATTGCAATCTTTTGGATTAAAATCAAAACTGTAATTATTCATATATATATATATGTATGTAATTATATTGGTCACACAAATAATAAATGCTAATGAAAAAACGCCAAAAAAACATAAAAAATGTTTTGGGCAAAGTATTTTCATCAAATCAAAAATGGACATTTTAAAATGTCCATTTTCTATTTCCCAATTTACTTTTGCGTAAAGAAAAAGTGAAAAAAGGGTTCAGAGCATAATGCTCACAATTCCATTTTTGGATTTTTGAAACGAGAGCATAAGGGAAAAATAGATTTTTGCTGATATTTGTTGGCGTTTTTTTCGTCATTCAAAAAATAGAAAAATGAATGACATAAAAACGCCAAAAAACGCCAAAAATAATACAAAAATATTATGTTACTATATATGCTATAATAATATGATATATATATTCGTTTTTGACACGTACATATCAAATGATGACAATGAATGACAAAAAAACGCCGAAAAAAAACATAAAAAATGTTTTGGGCAAAGTATTTTCAGCAAATCAAAATTGGACATTTTAAAATGTCCATTTTCTATTTCCCAATTTACTTTTGCGTAAAGAAAAAAGTGAAAAAAGGGTTCAGAGCATAATGCT